TATAAACCCATTTATCTAAGAGACGCACTACGTTCAAGATCGCACCTTCGCTTTTAAACTGACAGCAGCCGCATCCTTGGACCCAGCACCACAAAAATCAATCGGTTTCGCCATCCAATTCGTCGAAGATATTCTCGGCCATTGAAATGCGTGACCGACCTCATTACACTGCGCACTACTGTTGGGTGAGCCTCTAATAGCTTGCGCGGGCACCAAACATAATCGTAGTCGTAGCCGAACAGCCCATCGATTAATTGGCCACGCCATTTATCCGACATTACGGCATCCTCTTATCAATTTCTGCCTGAACTGCTTTTAGATCCATACCTCGCCCTGCGGCTTCCTTGCGAATGATAGTTTCGAGCACGGCAGTATTGTCAATACCGTCCTCTTCAGAGATACGATCGAGTAGTTCGTCCGCCAATGGAGACAGACGGAAGCTACGTGGGACTTTAGGCTTCACCGGAATTCCTCGTTTGTATGGTGACATGCCCATATTGTAGCGTTATGTATTATGATGGGCATACACTGTATATACAATATATTGACATGGTATCACATCCCTGTTATAATGTCAACACAACTAGGGACGCAGACTCGTGACGCATCACCCTGCGAGGCATTCGTACGGAGGCCGTTTCGGCGGCGCGAATGCATATTGCCCTGAGCCCATCTGGGCAAGGTCGGATAGAGTACTCCATCGGTTCCGGCGGCGTCGGGGATGGGTTGCGCTGGTATCCAGGGCCGTGTAAATGCGGATAAGCGGCGAGGACCAGGCCGGAGGCGGTAGGCCGGCGACGGAGCCCTGTCGATCGTTGGCAGGGCTCCAGATTTCACTCTGGCGCGTCTCTAATCCGCCTATGAACGGAGCCCAACCATGCCGAAACCGAAAAACGCACAGGTAACGAACTTAGGCGGATCACTTGCGACCGCGTTAAATCGACTATCTGCTGAAAGTCGTGTATTCATCACAGAGGACGGCGAGCCGGTGTACGAAAACATGCTAACGGCGTGCGGATTTACGCACGTTGTTAGCACTGCGCACGAAACCACGAACGGACGCGTCATTGTCGGCGTGTTTAACGACGAACAAACTGCCCGTGATTTCACATGCTTGGAGCAATTCGACGGTATTACACTGATCCACGAACTGAAAAACGTATGGTTGTCCATCGGAAGATTTTAACGGGTCGTGGCGGAATTGGCAGACGCGCCGGTGCAGCCGGCGTCGCAGGGCGAAGGCGTACGACGTAGCCCATAGGCCGGGCTGATCCCCCGGCTGAGACACGTGCAGGTTCGAATCCTGCCGACCCGATATCGGAGGTATTGAATATGCTCGACTTAGAAAATATGAGCGGCGCGCAGATAATGTCTCACGCGGCAAAGGTCGTCCTCGACGAACACGAGGAGATTTCCGGGACGTCAGGCGAGTGGCCGTGGCGGCGCGAGATCGGCTTCTATCAGGACGCCGACCAGGAAGTGCTTGTCGAATTCGGACAGGATGGCGGGATAGGCATGCGGGTGGTCTGCGAAGGCGACAGCGGGGCTGTCGAGATCAGTGCGGATGACGCGCGACTGATCGCCGCAAAACTCGTCGACGCGGCCGACATCTTGGACGAGTATCGCGCGTCATTTTTATCTGGCTTCGCCCCGGAAACGCCACCCCGACCGAGCGCGCGTCCTGTGGTTGGCTGCGTCGTCCAGATTATCCATGACGATTACATTGCCTCACGCCCGGAAGATTTGCACCGGCAGGGCTATGTGATAGCTATTGGTGAAGATCTAGTGACCGTCGGATTGTGGCCGACTGTTGGCACGAACCTAGGTGAGAGGCTAGTCGAGTTGTCAAAGTCGTGTGTGAAGGTGATTGCCTGATGCCGTTTTTCGAAGATAATCTGCCCAGGCAGCACCCGCGAACCCAAATCGTCGGCACTGCGCAGTCAGAGATTAATGGGCACCTTCACGCAGTGCGATCAGCGCACAAGCTGACGACAACTGAGTATCTGCAGATCCTCACTGAAGAAGTTCAGGTTACGCTGAAATACTGCCTTCGGGCGGAGCGCCATCCTGATGATACTTCGCAGCCTGCCGACGTAGAATGATGCCTATGAAACTTGCATGCCCAAAACAGAGAATGCGTTCCCTTAATCTTTTGGAACTCCTCGACACACCGGAAGGCAAAGACGAGTTCTATGATCCCGTATTCGGACCAGTTTTCGGGAGCGAGGTCCCGTATGGCACTCTCTTCACTTACCTATTCCGCCGCTTCGGTTACCCAAACTTCGGATGGGATGATCTCAAAGACATAGGTCGTTGGGTTCTTACGACGCCTGATAAGAATGTGGTCCTCAGTATAAGGCCGCATCCGTCATCTGGAGTTTGGGCGCAATTCTCAATCCTCGCCGCCGAAGAGATTACCGATGCAATATATGGGCTCAACCGCCATCGTCAGCGTCCGACTCGATGGGAAGATCTTCCTGAACCGTTTCTTGGAGCATGCGCGGCAGCAACTAAGGCGGCGAAAGAGTTGCGGCGCCCAGTACGAGTTCGCGACCAGTCAATCAATCCGTGGGGGCTTATTGATGAACGGACCTACCGGGGCATGTATTCGACGACATGGGCCAAGTCTGCGGGCTATCCGAGTGGTGCCCTCGGCAATATCGACCCTAAGTTAATGGGCGATATACACCACGCAGTGTATGTTCTTGGGAAAGGCAATCTGAAGCGCGGAATGCAGCGGCTGCTGGAAAAGTCTGGAGTTCAGCGTGAGCCTTGAAGACCATCCGCCCTGCATGACCAGCGGCGGTCAGCTTTGCCGCCCCGAAGAATGTGACCGATGGGGAATTCAATGCGTTCGTGAACCAGTCGAACTCCGCACCACCGCCACTCACGTCGACGACTGGCTCGACGAGCCGCCCGTCGACGAAGCCGAGCGTAAGGCCAAAGAATGGCTGGAACGCTTCCGGTCGACGTATCCCGACGGTCTGTCCATCAAAGAGATGTCGGCGTGGCTGCAGGAGAAAGACGCATGGCTCGCCCAGCACTCACTCTTCTGCACGTACAAGGGGCGAACGTACCGTGTTGTCGGCGCGAGTCGGTTGGGCGACGTGTGGCTCAACCGCAATTTCGACAAACGCACGGGTTATTCCAGTGGCTATGAGCATCGCGTCGACGTGACGGAGTGCTCGAATTGGGAGAGGCGATGAGCGATTACGACAGAATGGCGAAGGCGTTGAAGCGCATCGTCGAGGACGGGAGTTGCGATTGCCGTCCGGTTACTTTTCAGTGCGCGTGGTGCGATGCTATGAACGCGCTACCCCGTGAGACGCTTGAAGGAATGGACCACTGGGACAGCGACAGCCAACGGAAGATCGCCTATTGGCTTCTTGACCCGCGTTGCGTTTAGGGCATATGAGCCAACTTAGTCTTGACCTCAACGTGTTGGAGTTTCCGGCCCCTATTCCCGCAAAGTGCCCAAAGTGCGGGTTTAACTGGGTTGGGCGCGATGCCATCGTCGCGCCGTCTTTAACAGGTTGCGCTTACTTCTGGTGCGACGCCCCATTGCGTACTCATCGCGGAGAGAAAGACTTTGCCGTTGAGGACCGACACGCAGAAACGCGGCAAGGCAAGGCGCTAGAACGGCACTTCAATGTGACAAGGCAACGATGGTGGTGGTGGGGGTAAAGGATGAATGATCGGCAACTAGAACTAGCCGGGGCCAAGGTCGGCGAAAAGCTTGGCGCGGCCGAGGTCGATGTTTCCAATGCGTTCTTTTTAGGGTTCTTGGCCGGATTTACGGCGAGCACCAGGCGCGAGAACGGCGAGAGCATCTTTATATCGACCGCGAATAACGGCGAGGTCGAAGCATTGCTCAAGCACAAGTTTGACGTTTGGTACAAAGCCTACAAGGCGCGCAAGCTGTAATTGAGGCTAGAATATACGAAGTGCTCTCGGCATGCCCTGCGGCCCGGTGTGAACCGACTGAGTGAAAGATCAGTAGGAGTGCGGATAGGGCCGCCCACAATGTCAAGTTCGAAGGCGACGGCGTTATGCGCCCGAAGTTGTAGCGAACATTCCGCAAAGCCAGCCCACAATCGCGGGCTGGCTTTACTATTTACCCACCCACCAACGCCTTCCCCAGACACGCGTAGCACTCCGCCCCGTCGGACGGACGGCCGCACGATCGGCACAGTCGGCGGTTCATGACCACGACGACCGCCTTCGCCATCATCTTCGGCTCTTTCCCGATCGGCAACTCCGGCCGCTCCCGTAGCGGGCCGCCGGGGCGATTACCGGCCACCTTGTTAATGTTCCAATGGTGCGTGATGCCCTTATATTGGCTCGTCAGTCGTACCGAACTCGACGGCGCATGAGTAGGCCGATTCGGGCCAACCTTCGATGACGCGTTCGCCGCTTGACGCGACAGTAGCTCGTAAGGATTATCTCCCAACGAATGCCCGCGCGACTTCAACAAGTTACCAAGATCTGCGGCGGAACTGTCCGGTGAGTGATGGTCCATCGTATGCGTGAACGTGTCGCCACTCCGGCTGAACGAGTGATTTTTGAAGCCGAGGTTCGAGAGGTGAGCTCCGAACGGATCGTCGGTACTCTTTGACACGGGATGCCCCATCTTGGACAGCATATCGGCGACGGGCTTCGCCGACGGCACTGGTCCCGCGTTTGAGCCGCCGGCCGACGCCGACACTGGCGCGTCCATCTTCGCTGCGGTGAACGTATGCATCTGCCCGTCCTTGTGCGCCTGGAACTGGTAGACGTGCTTCGTCTTGTCCCCTTGCGTAATCCGGTTCCGCTTCACCTCGCTCACGGTGTGCCCGGTCGACGCGAGGTGCGTGCGCATCTTCTCCATGGCCGCCTGCGGGTTCGCGTGCGAGAGTAGATGCGAGAAGTGGCCGTACTCGCCTCCCGGCCCCTTCTCGGTCCGGTGGGCGACCTGGTGCCACGTGAACTTGTGCGACTGCATGGCCCCGGTGATCGGCGAATGGATCTCGTGTATCGGCGCTTGCGCGGACGTCTTACCGGCCGTGACGCCGGGCGCCGTCGATGGGATAGTCTTCGCGGACTTCTTGCCGGCCGCGCGGAGCCCGTTGATGATGATGGAGGCGACGGACTTCTCGACCCCAGTATCCTCCGGCGCGTAGTCCTCCGGTTTGATCCGCTTCAACCGTTCCTTCGCCGACTTGAGAATATCGCGTATGGCCGATCGGTCCTCCGCCGTAAGTGGCTTGCCCTTGAGCATCCCACTCGACAGGATCGATTCCGCGCCGGCTATCTGCTTACGAAGCGTTGACGGCGAATCGATCGTGCGCCCCTGCTCGTTGATGCGGCCAGATTCATACAGCTCGAGCCGCCTTTTGAGCTCAGGAAGTTCCTTTGTCAGGGCGACGATGTTGACGGCGGTGTCAATCGTTCGGTCAAGTTGCCGATTCAGCTTCTTGCTGTACGATGCGGACACCCCACTACGGCCGGTGACGAACGTTCCAGGCAGTGCGCCGTTGCGATCCTGCTGTCCGTTGAGGCGGTCAAGTTGCGCCTGTTTGCGCTCGATCTGGTCGCGCAGGTCCTGGAGGTGCTTTCGGTCAAGATACCGGCCCGTCGCGGCAACAGGGCGAGTACCGTACTTCTCGCGCAGGTAAGCGTCTTCGTCGGACTGTGGCTCCGACGGCGTCGCGACAGCTTCTGGTTCCTTGTCGAAGTCTATCGACAGGTTGCCTACCCCCGGCACTTTAGACGGATGCGGCATCTTCTTAATGGCCGCGGCATGATGGCCGATCTTCTCCCAGCACTCCGGGCCGACGCCACGGCGCCGGCTCACATCGTCGCGCAGCTTGCGTCCGCAGATACGACAGCGTGTATGGTCCGTCGGATTGTCCTTACCCGAGAAGAGATCGCCGGTCGACGCATCGCGCGCGTCAACGGCCTTGCGGATGCCGAGGATCACGATGGCTTGGGCGATACCATGGTACTTCGGCCTCTTGTCGCCGGGCTTGTCCGTCGCCTTCGACAACCCCGCAACGACAATGGCCTTCGACATGGGCATGGTAGCCTCCCTCGGCTTGTCGATAATGACCTTGCGAGTACTCACGCCGGTCTGACGCTCCGCCTGGGCGCCCGTAAACGATCCGTCCGGTAGTTTCTCGCTTCGGCCGCCGTGGGACATCAGCCAGTCGCGGAATTCCTCATCCTTCTTGCTGGAACCACCAAACGGACCTTCGCTCATGACGGCGACCATTCGGCCACCCGGCTTGAGCAAGTTGTAAGCGTGCCTTACATGTTCGACATCCTGCCGGTTCTCAAACGGCGGGTTCATGACGATGCGATCGTATTGCTCGCCGTGGTCGAGGAAATCGTGTCCGACCAGCTTATGGCCTTTGGCGGTCAGAATGTCGCGCAGGTCCTGGACCGGCTCGACGGTCGATAGATCCGCATCGGGGTGTTCGTCCCGAACGACGTCGGCGATATTGCCCTTGCCGCCGTTCGGCTCGAGAACTTGCATCCCGGGTCGAATGTCGGCGTCGCGAACGATGTCGCGCGCGAGCTCGCGCGGAGTCGGGAAGTAGCCGGGAATCCTCCGGCCAATCAGCGCGCGCTCCTTCTCCTTGATCGGGTCCGGCTTCGACCGATCCGAACGTAGCGGCAGGAACTCACGCAAGGCCGCGCGGAGCGACGGAAGATCTTTAATACCCATCCGATGCAGCCGGTCATAATCGGCCATGCGATCTTTAAGGTACGCGCCAGGGCTGTGCGCACGGCCGCCCTTCAACGCTTCGGCGGCCTCCTGCAGTGTGCGGATGTGCTCAGAGTTCTTCACATACCCATCACCGATCGGCATCGCCTGTAGTCGCGCCGCCAGCCGCTTCTTACCCGACTTCTGAGCGAGTTCGGCCGCGGCATCACGGATATAAGAGCCGTGGATATACGGATAGGGATAGTCAGTGTGATCGACGTCCGACGCGGTAGTAGGAATATCGCCAGCATCGACGTTATAGGCCAACTCTCCGGCTTTCTGCCGTGCCTTGACGTGAGCCCAGTGCGCGCGGCTGAGCGCGGTATTCAGGGCTTCGACCTGAGCTTTCGACGTCAGTCCGTTCAGGTGCTTCACTTCGCCGGTTTCGATCGCGTCGGCGACGTTCTGCAGCGTGTTCGCCATGGCGAGCTCACGGCGCGCCGCTTCTTCGGCATAGCCGGCCTCACGCGCCCGTTTCGCCGTGTTGGTCGCCCGTTCACGCCCCAGGTTCTCTTCCGCCCTCTCGCGCATGCGATCGGCAACGGTGCGTAGTTTATCCGCGGTCGGGTTTCGCTTCGCTTCCACAGGAGCCGGGGCCGATTCCGCCGCCGGTTCCGCTTCCGGCTTGTCGGCGCCCGCGATTTCCTGCCCGGCAAACTTGTCGGCGGCCTCTTTCGACTTGAAGGTGAAACCGTGATTGTCCTTCGAACCATAGGACGAGTAGTAGCCGCCCAGTTCCTTTGCTTTGGCGTTCAGTTCGTTGTACTTGTCTCGGTCGACGCGCGCCGGCAGTTGGGCAATCCAGATCGGGTAGCCGTGCTTCGTGTGGACAGATTCCTTGACCGTGATCCCGGCACCAGCCACCGCCGCAGACGACGCGTTGCCGGTCGCCTTTGGCTTTGACGGTAAGCCCCCGAGCCCCCGATTGTGCTCCGCCTGCAGATCGTCCCATCGCACGCGCTGTTCCGGCGTCAGCTTCGATTCGCCGCGATAATGGATGAACGTCTGGAATTCGTCGTACGTCTGCGGGTCGGTCAGCGCACGCTTCCGCGCGGCGATCCGCTCCGCTCGATCCTCAGCAAACTTCTTGATATCGGCGTCGGTGACGCCGGCGATGACCTTGCGCGCGGCACTCGTGAAGGTGTCCTTCCCGAATAACTGGTACGAGATCGTTCGCCCAAGAGCGAGCCGCTGCAGACCATCATGGTAGGCATGGTCGACCAGGGAGGACTTCTTCTTATCGTGGACGTAGCCGCCAATCATCTTCAGAAGATCGTCAACCTTGTGCTTGCCGAGATCGGCCTTAATTGCGCCTTCATCGGTGATATAGGCGTCAGCATGCTGCTGGAGCTCATCGGACGACGCTTCGCCAGCAAAGAGTCGCTTGATGAAGTCGTTGTGCTGATCGAATGTCAGCGGGCCGCTAACCTGGGGGGTTTCCGGCTTTGCCTGGGGGGTTGTTTCACTTCCCTGGGGAGTTCCGCTCTTCGGCGCGAACTGGCCGCCTTTGATCGTCTTGCCCGTCTTCGGGTTGACCTGGGTCTGCCCGGCGGCGGCGTGAGGGTGCGCGGTATAGTCGTGGCCGCCACCATGCTCCATCGGGAACACAAGGCGCTTCCCGCCAATCTCGCGAAGCTGAGGCCCGCGATTGTCGGTATGGTTGATCAGCTCGAACTTGTCGCCGGTCGCGTGATCGGTGACGTGCGAGCCAATTGGGGTGTCATGGGATAGTGGGGTATGGCCAGACGCCAACGCGGCGTCGACCTTGCTTTTTGTGCGGTCGGCAACGGATACGGCAGCGGGTTTCTGCTTCGGGGCCGGCGGAGGCGACTGAGGGGGCGCTTCGCCGAACATGTCCAGCGTGGCGCCCTTGTCGCGGCGATCGACGGCCTTTTGCAGTCCGGTGACGTGAATGAGCATATCCCCTCTCCCCTACCCCCGTGTGGAAGTAGCCAGAGAGAGGGATAGCGGTATCAGATGGACGGCTGCAGTTCGTCCCCGAACAACCCATTCGCGTCCAATCCAGGATCGAGGCCCAACCGGTCGACGTCCGCCGTCGGGTCGGCGTCGTGCGAGCCAGGCACGTACGAGCCGTCGGCGATCGGCGCGTAGGTCGTCGCCGCCTTAGAGAGTTTCGCCATCATTGTTTCTTCATGATGCTTTCTAATGGCTTCGAATTGCTCATGCGGAATTCGCTCAACATCGGCCAGATGTCCGTAATCGTGCTTATCGCCTCCGAGACCACGATCTTGCACGAGATCGTTATTCGTCTTCAGTCGGAACCTGCGAATATAAGGACTTCCGTTTTTGACGGCAAGTTGATGAATTCGGATGACATCGTTTCCCCGTCGCGCAACATCACGGCTCTTCATACCGAGAAAGTGATGAGTGCGACCTTCGTGCTCGATCGGCATGTGATACCAATGGTTGATTTTGTACGGATTGCCTGCCGCGCGACCGAACGCATCCCGGATCTTTTCGTGAATCGGTTTTTCAGGTTCGTCGAAGCTCATCGCACTTGTCGACGAGTCGTGCTTGTCGACAGCCTTCAACATTGGTGATAGGTCCGGCTGATGCTTGCGATCCGCCGGCATCTGCCGCAGCGACTCCGCGGTCATGTGCTGGACGCTCCGGCACTCCTTCTGCTGCCCGTTGTGGTGCAGCGTATACCGCACCGGCGCGCCGTCCGTGATATGTCGCTCCGCGAACGACGTAGCCGCCTCCGCTTGCGGCCGGGTGATCGGCGGATGTCCGTGGACATGGGCACCCTCGCCGCCCTTGTGCGACACCAGCAGCATGGCTCCGGAGTGCTTCATCAGCGTTTCCGTCGGATGATCACCATGCGGGATACCATGCGCCTGCAGGATACCGCGGGCCGCCTCCTCGTGGTTGCCGCCGTGTATCGGCTTCGACATCTTGCCGCTCGGATAGAGCCAGAACGACCGGCCAGCGGTCGGGCCGCCGTCGTGCTCACCGTGCCGGCGCTGCAGGGTCGACAGGACATGGTTGCCGCCACCAAGTTCCATGGCCTTTGTGTGGCGATCAGCGACATCGACGCCCTTGTGCAGGTTGACAATGACGATGGGCAGTGGTAGAATAGAATTGCGGGAACCCCCGTTAAGCTCGTGCGTTATCGGCCTAGCCGACCGCCCTGCCCTGTGGTTCCCGTTCTCATTTTCAACCCCTACCGCTTTTTTCAGCCGATTACCATCCATCCCGATAAGGATATGGTGGTAATACCAGTGCCCGTTTGGATCCTGCCGAACAATCATCTGGACATGGTGAAGAGTGCCGGGTGTACCCACGCGCACGGCAGCGCTGAACGAATGGATGCGTACGTTATGTCGACCGCGTTTGTCCGGCATTTCTCCCCTGTACTCAGCATTCTCAAGCAATTTCGGAAGCGCATACAATGACTGTAATACAGTCAGGTTCAGCGGGCCGAACGTCGTCATATGGTTGATACCGGAGCGTGCAATTGTGATCGAATGCCCGGTCTCCCTGTTCACGTAGGACTTACCCTGGAGGCTCGATCGCATGTAGTTGTGCATCGCTACCCGCATCGTATTGATGTCAGTCGATGCCGAGACCTCATCGCCCTGAATGTGGACCACTGGGGATTTGAGCGACAAGAACGACTGTGGCGCGAACTGCCCCCCTTTGATCGTCTTGCCTGTCTTTGGATTCGTGTACTCCTCGCCAGCAGGCACGCGCATCTGTTTGACGGCCTTCGAAAGGCCGACGATGATGATCGGGCGAGGTATAATCTCTTTACTCGGCGTAGCCGGTACGTGGGGTGCTGATTCGACAGTCATTCCCTGTACTTTCGGAGCCGGCACTGAGTGAGCCCGGTTGCCCCGTGTACCACCGTCGAATACTGGTGGAGTGGGTGTGGGCTCGCTCAGGCTCTTCCTCAGCCACTTTTCCGGCACCTTCTTACCGCCGCGCTCTTTCCCGCACGAATTGCACTTCCCGCTGTATCCGTCCTCTTCGTGGACGGCACCGCAATGCGGACAAACTTCGCCTTCGTCGAACTTGGCCGACTTGCCTAGTCCGACGACAATAATTGGCTTGACGAGCTCGCCGGAATTCTTGCGCACCCGCCTCGCACGATCATCCCATAGGTCAATCATGGTGTGATCTTTTTCGTGTGTCACAGGAAGTTCAACGCCAAGGTGATTTTTTGACCACGCCTGAATCTTTCGACGCTGGTTCCCGCCTGGATCATCGGACACACGAGCTGTGAAGATCTTAACGCCCTCTCCATCTCGAAGCCAACGCTTGATACGAGCAACCATCTTAGGGACAGGCGCGCCGATCTCTCCGTCCTTCCATCCGTCGTAATGAGCTAAGGTTCCATCGAGGTCTACTCCATGCCAGCCAACGTCGACAGCCTTCGATAGTTTCGCCGACTCCCACTCATCGCAGATGTAGTGATCGTTGATGACGCCTTTCACGAGCGTGCAGCAACCGGTCTCGAAATCGGGCGGATGTAGTCGGAACATGGAGCAGTTACCGCAGCAGTGCTTACCGATATTGTCCGACTTGCGGTAATGGACACTCTCCTTCGACAATGTCGGTTTGGCGTCGACCGCCTTGCACAAACCCTCATGCATCGTCAATGCAAACGGTTGATTCTGATCACCTTCCCGCAACCAGAACCTGAACCTCGGCAACGACACCGGCGTGATCGCGCCAATGCGGTCCCAACCCGGGGAGTAATTGCTCAGGTAGATGTCACGGGCTTCTGCCTTCGTGAGAGCGCCGAGGACGACTTTATGCTCGTCGAAGGTGCGATTCTCATTCGTCTGATCGACGACGTAGGCGAGTTCCGCTTCAGGGTGTGGGCCGATGATGACGTCGACGTGATCGCCGTCGGCACCTTCGGTGCGGTTGATATAACCGTAGGGGTACTTGAGTTGGACCGACCAGTCTTTGCCGTTCCGATCCTTGCCGCGGCGGCATGCGCCCGCTGGTGTCTCGATCGAGATCGTCAGGCCGTGCAGACGGACCTTGCCCTTGCGGTAGTTTCCGGCCTTGGTCTGGGCTTCGGTTGGCATGCGATTGGTGCGGCGGGCGGCGGCTTGCGTGCGCAGCCACTCCTCCGACATTAGAGCCTTCGACAGTCCGGTGATGATCACGGCTTTGAACATCGTCATCTGTCCGGACGGCGTGATGCCATACTTCGGGCGAGCTGGCGTCGCAGCCTTTGCGGGCCTTCCGCCCCGCGGGTCTCCGCCGCGCTTTGCGACCAATCCCGAGATGACGGCGCCGGCCCCGCCACCGAATCGACGCAGGTTCTTCCGGTCGTCCTCTTCGGACGCCGCCGGAGCGGTCCCGAATTCGTGATCGACTTCCGGTTCTTCCTTCTGTTCGTCGAAACGCTCAGTTCGCTTGCGCTTGACGTGCTCGATGATCTGATCATTCGAGAGCCCTGACGGGACGTGCGCCCACTTGAGATACGACTCTGGCGATTGTCGCATCCCGTGAGTGTACGTCAGTCCCTTGATTATGATTAACATGTTGCCGTCCTGCCCCCAGGCCAGCAGATCTACCTTGCTCCATGCATTAGGCTAAGAACCGCCCGCGCCGCCTCAGCGTCGTCCAGCCACGGGAACTGTTCTTTGATCCAGTAAATCATTTGCTTCGTTACTATCGGACGGATCCCACGGACCCATGTATCGATTTGCTCTTCCGCATTCGGCGGCCGTTCAGTAACGTAAAGTGCTTTTTCTTCCATGTAGCCCTCCAAACAGCCACTCGCATCGAATGGACGAAACCGGAACCTACATTCCGACCAATCCCTGGATCTGCCCCCAGAGCGATGCGTGCGAGGTGTGGTTAATCGCCTCGCGCTGGAAGCGGGCCTCGGCCTCCGGCTGGTTGCAATCGGTCCACTCGTGCAGCCGCTTCGGAATGCGCCGGTCGCCGTTCTCCGGAATGTGCCCGCAGTCCACGCACTCCATAACGAAGGCGGACGGAAGACCCGGCTTCTTCCCGGGCTCCGTCCGCAGAAACATCGTGTGCTCACCGATAACGGCGGATTTGAGGATTTTATCCATTAGGGAAGCGGGAACAAGCTTGCCGGGAACGCTGGCAGTAACAGTCCGTTGCTCCAGTACGTTGGGTGCACCCCGTCTTTCGTCAGCGTCTCAGTAACCCTGTAGCTGTCGCCTGCGTTGACGGTCAGTGACGTCCCCAAAGAGATCGTCGTCGCTGTGTTCCCTGTAATGGTAGCAACCTGCCCCGCCGACACCCCGCTCGTAACGACAAAGATCTGGTTGGTGAGAACGTTAGACACATAAGACGATCCCGTATCCGTGATCGTCGAGCCGGTTGAGGAACTTGTTACCGTCGAGGTCGCCGTAGTCGCCAAACTCGCCTTCCAAATTCCTGAGCCAGTGGACGTTTCAACATACGGACACCAGTCGATGACGCCGTACAAATATGGGCACGGGACCGCACCCGTCGTGCCGATGGCACACGCCAGGTACGAACCGTCCGACTGTAGTAGGCACGGCGCCGCGGCGCGCAGCCACGTGTTAAGCGAAACGCGATTAGTGTTAGTGGCGTCCGTCGTCTGGTTGGCCGTTGTCAGATACCCATCCGTCGAAGTCGATTTCGGCAGGATCGTCGTTTGATAGACTTTGAGGCCGCGATCAGAACCGCGCTTCCAGACGGTAATCAGGTCGGCTTGCAATTGGGCATAGCTGTACCCGGCAACGCTATTTTGGATGTTGGTCAGGTCGTTGCGGCCTAAATCGCAAATCGCAAATTGGCAGCTCTCCGCAGCCTGGAGCGACCATTCAACATTCTGAACAGTTGCCGCGAACGTGTGGGCGAGGTATCCAGACCTCGATGTGTTGACGATACCTGCCACTGTTCGGAGCGCCCGAGAGGGAGCCTCGGTATCACCAATAACCAGGCCGTTGTCGGCGAAGATCGAGTCGCCCCACAGCGCTACTCCAGGGATGTCATGGTTGACCGCTCGACCGGCGATTACGTAGGGCTCAAACACATAACCCTGCGAGCTGCTGATCGTCCCAGACGTCGTCTGGTCCGTCGTAGAGGTTCCGATTGTAGAACCCTCGCTGATACCGTTCATTCGCCGGTTATATAGGATCTTTTCGGTTCCGCCATTGTTGTTGCCGCCGGTGTTGGGAGTGCGAACCCACGACCGAATCCAGAAACATTTCTGCAATGTAAATGTCGAGCCGTTCGCCGGCGCAGCGGGCGGAATTGAGCTGGTCAGAAGCGTGATCTGTTTCGTACCCGTGTTGTACGAAAAAACGTACGACACCCAACCCGACCACGTCCCACTTGTCCAAATCACCCTGTCGCCGTTAGCTGGAACGAGCAACCCCGTTGTCGGGCACGTGGTCACAAAGACCTGCGACGTTGCCGAGTTGTCGTTGACTGAATATGACGCCTGTCCAGGTATCGAAACCTCTAGCGGGCAGGACACCGACCGCTGCCCTGGATTAAGAGTCAGGTCACGGCCACTCTGGTAGTAAATCGGCCAATACGTCCCAGATGGGTACTCGATGGCACGCCGGACCGTCACATAGTTGGGGATAAGGATATCCTCGATCGACGTTGGATCTACCTGATAGCCCAACTCTACGAGTGACAGGGTGTTGATGGCGGCAGGAGCCCAGTACGCCGCGCGTGACGAGAGGCCCGTCTCCGTGCCGCTTGTCGACGACGACGCGATATTGAAACAGGCCGTCGAGCCAGCCACCTGCACCCCGCCTGCGGAATACGCGTTCCGATCGAGTGTAGATTGGAGGCCTGGAATCGCCGATATACTCGTAGGAGGTGTATAGGACTGTGCCCAGCAAGGCGAAATAAGCGCGAGCGCAATCGCGCATAGTACAGCAAGTCTCAGTTTCACTTCCCAGCCTCCAGGATAAAGAGATAGCGTACGCCGCGCCCAGTTTGAATGGCAGCTCCGACGTTGGTTTCGACGATAGAGTACATCCGAACCGGAATCGGCCCGAACGACTCGCCAGACGCGATGTAGATCGGATTGACGGGCTCGTCCGGCACGGGCTGGTGGACTTCGTTCCCATTCTTACCGGCGACACCGCGCACGGCGTTAATCTGCACGGTGGCGGCCTGCCCGCTCGAATTGACGATGAGCACCGACGCGGCGAACGCCTGATTACCGGCCGTGTCTTTGACCGTAATCGTCTTACTGGTAGTCGCGTTCAGGAACCCCTGCCCGTCGACGACCGCGTCCGAGTACATCGGCGCTCGATTGCTCGACGCCTGCGACACCAGCATGTTCGCTCCACCGTAAGCCATGGTTCAATCCTCGCTTTTGATCGGCACGCGGCAAACCAGAAACACCGCGATCACTGTAATCACCACGCCGGCGATGGCCGACAGGAACAGATAGCCAACGAACGTTTGCGCATCCATCGTAACGACGTAGCCGTCCATTCGTCAGCCCTTCACATACTCATCTTCCAAGTGGCAGCCACACGCATAGCCGAGACAGTCCAGCCGGCCAGAGTTCGGCAAGATGCCCTTCTTGGCAAAGTCGGCCATGTCCTTGACCTTGATCGGCCCTTTAGCGGCCATGTCGAGGCACGTGTGGCAATGTTCTTTTTCCGGGCTCATAACCCATCGAATCCGCCGATTCGACGACATGTCGCCAAGGACGAACCCGAGCCAGAAGAGTTCGCGTGCTGCCTTCGCGTAGTAGTCCGCGCGCTTCTCATAGGACATCACTCCGTTACCATCCGCCATGTCCTTCAGGAAGCCGCGCAGATACGTAAACTCGTCGAGGCGCACACCCTTGATGGCGACCGCGTCGTCCCCGTTGACGCTGGTCAGATTTCCGGCGTGCCGCTTGCCGAGCGCGAAGGCGCGGGTGTACGTCTCACGTATCCGCGCCTTCATACGGGCCTCGACCGTCGACGGCGGGATAACCTCGACCTTGCCGAGCACGCCAGCCGGCAGTTTTGATAGCCCTACCTGCTGTTCGTAGACGCGGCGCAGGAACTGGATATCGTCGCCGAAAGAGGCGATGAGGTCAGGTAGGTCGCGCAGCGCCTTCGCCTTCTCGGCGTTCCAGACGGCGGACGTGATGAACTGCCCACCGCGATAGGCGCGATCGGCGGAGGAGAGGCCACCGCGGGGAGCACGACGAAGGATGATTTTGGTCGGTGCGTTAGTCGGCATTAATCAGCCTCGGCACGCAGAATTCACGGTTCATCGAACCTGCACCCTCCCGACGAAGTGGACCGGCACGAGCGTGCCGTCGATCACCTTCACCCACAAATCGTATTCGCCGGCGGCCAGTCCGGACACGGGCACGAGCAGCGAATAGAACGTCGCGCCATTCTTCGTCCACGTCGACCATGCCGCCGCCGACCAGGCCGAAGGGGCAACCCCGGCCGCAGGCAGCGAGTAATCGGCCGTGAGCCCGGTCGGGACAACGGCCACGCCAGCAAGGGACGCGACCACCGGAACCGCGATATTCTCAGCAGTCGCCGCCTCAACGGCTATCTCGGAAGCGGGACCGAACTGGTAGGTGTCGGCGATAGAGCTCATACGAGAAGCGCCTCCTCCTCGCAATCATCCGGCCGCTCATAAGCAGAATGCGAAAAATAGAACCGGATTAAACTAGGTGCAAGTCGCCCTTCAGCCACCGCACGCGCGTCATCGATGTCGAATCCGTGCATGGCATCACGGTTGTAGCCGCAACCCTGAATATACGCAACGTTCGGGCCGACCGGTCGACCGTAGTCCGGAAATCCAGAGCACATGTGCGGTCGGCAATCGTGGATGGCGCACACACCAACCTTCGCGCCGCCGTCGCCGTCAAAGTAGACCAGGTTTGGGCACGGCCCATACAGATGGCTATTATGCCTCTCGTCGTTCATGACGGACATACCGAGGTATCGCCCGCGAAGCATCCTCGCAACCCGCGCGTTGTCACTGAGCGGATTGATTTCAATCTGACGTTCCAACTCTTCCGGCGATAAATTGAGCGGAATGAGTTCACAGCAACCACCGCAGTTGTGACACTTAGACGAGTGTTCGGTTACAACGTTAAGCGGAATCATCAGGCGAGGCACCCCACGAGAACGGCGCAAACGCCGAACGTCTCACCGGCTTGCGGATGCCCCATCAGGATACACGCGCAGGAACACACAGCGAGAACACAAACGACCGACCACTTATTCAGCTTCATCGTTTCAGCACCCCTTTAATCACGACCGATCTGAAGGTCACAGCTTTTGCGATCGGCATCGCACCACCCGGTTTCGGCGACTTCGGCATCATGCCCGGCGGAACGCCTTGCGCTTGAGCACCACCCATCGCCTGACCGGCCCCCTGATCGCCGTTGCCTTCCTCGCCGTCGCCCCCACCCGCGAACTGATTGGCGTTGTGCGCCATGATCGTTTGCTGGTGCAATTGGGCCTGCTGCTGCTGCTCCGCCATGTCCTGCTGCTGTTGTGCCTGCTGCATCGACTGCAGAAGCTGCACGCCAGCGGCGAACGTCATCGGCATATCCCAGGCCGGGTGGTCGGCGATCGATTCCGGGATCTGCTGATCGAGCTCGTTCCACTCCATGCGCGGAGTGGTCAACCCGAAGTTCAGCCGGTTCCCGCGCACCTCGGTATCTTGCGCCTCGTCCCAATGACCGGTGCCGACGAACTCGAACGTGTACCGGCGCGATGGCTCGATCACCCAGAGGATGTTACGATTGATTAGACCGGCGATCCACCGCAAAAGTGGCGTTAGCCCCTTGTCCTGGGACGCCTCCAAGTCGACTTCCGGCGAGCTCTCCGACAGCGGAGGCCGGAACGGCGACGCGGCCGAGAAACCTGTCTCGTCGGGATGGATCTGGTAAATGGCGTGCAGCCAAATCGCGATCGTGAACAGGAACTGCGAGTACTCCATCTCGCGGTTCGACAGGTCGAACGGCGTCCAGTTGACCGACGAGCCGGCGACGGGATTGCCGCGGATAATCGGGATCGCCCACCGCTTCGCGCCGCCCTCGAACATCTGGCGCCACATCATCGTGAACGAGTCGAATTGCTGCTGGTTCAACTGCCCAAGGATTGTTAAAACGCCTCGCGGGAGGCTGTCTTTGTCGAATCGGAAGAGGTTGTAGTTCCTCGATGAGATCCAGCCCGAAATGCAGTTGATGGCCTCTTCGAGCTCCGAGTAGCCGTAACCGTTAACCTTTATGTCCGTACGCGGCCGGGCGCGAGCGCAGAACATTTCCTCCGCCGTGTACTCCTCGAGCTTTCGGCCACCCTCGTATTCGAGCTTAACGAACTTGGCGTCACCTTTCGAGATATTCGACCGCTCATTCTCATACGGCTCCGTGATGAGCCGGTGTCCCTTCACGCCGAGAATCTGCTTCTTCGTACGGCGAATGAGGCCGGCGTCGACACAAGCGAATGTCACAATCGGGAACCGCTTCGGGTCCACCGCCGACTTCCATCGGCGTACGGCCACCCAGTCGAGGGTGAGGCGATCCCGTGTGAGTTGCTTCAGGAAGAACTCGAGACCTGGTTCCCACCCCTCGGGCATTTCGTCTTCCGGCGGGGGGCAGTACCCCGTCTCCTCGAAAAATTGCTCGAGCTCCGCGATGCGCTTCTTGTCGGCATCGGTCGCCTTATCGTCCTTACTCGTCATCCGGACGCGGAAGCCGGGCGATTTCGCATGAGCGCGATGGAACTCCGCCTTTTGAGCGAACGCTGACACCTGCCCTACGCGTGTGTTAATGATGCACGCCGCCGGCTCGCAATCGGAGGCCAGGCGGCGGAGCTCGCTGAACGTCGTGCCGGTTGGGTCGCGAACCCCGAGCGTGGAATTCCCGGCCGCCCAATAATCGATCGTCGGGTTGATAACCGCGTCCTGCTCCTGGGCTTCGAGCGCGCGCTTCTGGGCCTTGACGTATTGGAGCTCGAGCCCTTTACGAATCGCGTGCGCCTGCTGTGCGGTCGCGAACCGATCCCAGACCAGATAGCGCATCTGCTCGCGGAACGACCGGTCAGGAATGGCCGGCGTCAGATCGAGCGGCAAATCGGCCGCCGCCGCGCTGTAAATCTGGGAGAGCATTGTTGACGGGTGTTTAGGCATGACGATTAGAAGGATCGACGGTCTTGACCGGCACCACGAATTCGTGCCCGCAATTCTCGCATTCGTAGCTGTCCTGGTTGAGCCCGTGAATGGTCAGATGCGTATGCGGCGAAGCGCACTCCGGGCAGTTATGGGCGCCGTCCTGCCGCTTCGCCGGCTCACTCGGCGAGTGGGTTTCGTTCACATGTCCTCCTCGTACCGATCCGCCTTACGCTGCCCGGTAATCTCCTTGCGGGCATACCGAAGCCGCTCAATTCGCGAGTGCGTCGCGCGGTCGACTTCACGATGCGTTCGCCGCTGCGCACGCTGAGCGGTCCTCTGTTGGCGTCGATGCTCGATCCGGCGTTCGACGATCTTGGCCATCAGGTCCTCGACGTAGCACGTCTTGACCGTGATGACCGGTTCCTGCCTATGGGTATCCATGGCCGCCTTGCCGACTATCACGTACGGCGCATCGTTGTGCCAAATCTGCCAGAGAGCAATGACGCCCTCCGGCGTATCCTGGATGTGGTATAGCTTCGCGTGACGCGGCAAGTGAGTGAAGATCGGAACGCAACGCTCGCCCGACCGCATGACGGCGTGCCCGGTCCATTCGAGCCGCCGACCGAGCCACCAGGTCTTCTGGAACAGGATGTCGCCGTCGTGCGCAGGCATCGCAGCTACTCCTGGAGGTGGTCCGGTTTGTCGCCATAGCCGAGGTGATAGAGGGCGGTTTCGATGCAGCGGACGGTTTTGCGGAGGTTTTCATCCATGCCCGAGATAACCGGCGACTTCGGAAGGCCGAGATGAACGCATGCGAGCGCATCCGCCACGCAATTGACTGGGTAATTTATCTCGCCGAGAGCCGCGCGAAGCGCTTCGATCGCCTTCTGTCGTCCGTCGACCTTCGTTGGCTCTACTGTAACTGGGGGCGCGGGGTGAAGGATCCACTCTGACCATTCGTCATCCGTCAGACCCATCATCCGATAATAAACCGACCCGCAGGATTGGCATTTAACCGACTGAGTCGGCCTGAAATTGATAAACTCATTGGACAAAAATATGAAATGAGGGTGAGGCTTGCCGCAGACGCATTGTGTAGGGAGTTCGACCCACGCCGCTTCAGCAGGAATTGGGTTCGTCTTGTTCCGGCTGCGCTCTGGTGCAGGCGTAACGGTGAACGTTGCGACCTTCTCGTTATGGCCCGGACACTGCGCCAAAAGCAGATCGGCGATTAGCCCTGCGATCACCGGCGAGCATTCACACTCGACATTCCTACCAGAAGGCGCGAAAGTTACTTGTACATTTAAGTTCGTCATAGTTACCCCCAGAAGAGATTGATATCGTTGCAATGAGAAGAGACGGCCGTCCAGATAGCCACGCTCTCCGCGTCGTAACAGTCCTTGCTGCCGCCCGGCGGATGGTCGAGCTTGCTGCCATTCTTGGATTGCAGTTGTGCGTACTCTTTGTCGCGGATCGGGCTTGGTAGGAGCGTGATGAGGTCGGCGTAAAGCATGTACTTGACCAGGCGGCCACGCTTATACTGCTCCGGCTGTGAGAATGAGATTTCCGCGACGTCACCGCCCGTGCGTGACATCAGGCCCTGCGTGATGGTCGCGGTCTGCCACGGGTCGAACCGGGCAACGGCGATACCCAGCCCCACCATGAGCTCATAGCAGAGGTCCTGCACGCCAGGGAAGTAGACGGGGCGCTCGACGTCGTGCGAGCGCACTTTGCGGACCGGCTTAATCCGGACGAGTAGGTCTTCGTACACATGAGGCACGTTGAACGACTTGCGCACTTCGCCGCCGGGCGTAATCAGGGCCGACTCCGCGCGATCGGACCGGCGCCACCAGTCGCGGACGGAGACAACGCCCGACGTCCAACCGCCGGCGTAATCCTGGGGCGTGCCAGCGCAGGAGCCGCAACGGATATTCTGATCGACAGGGATACGGACATCGCCCTGCAGCGAGTAGTCGCCGTACGACCGCAACGTCGGGTTCTGCAGTGCGCATCGCGGGCAGATCCATTCGAACGCGCCATCGTTGGTGTCGACATGGAAGACGGACAGGGCGAACGCGTCCCCGTCTTTGCCGGCGTCCCCGCCGAGGTAATACGCGTGACCGGGCTTGCGGACGATATTGGAGATGGAAGCCGAGATGAAGTAGGAAGTCGAACCGTCGTTCTTCTTGAACTCGACGTACTCTTCTTTGACGAGCGCGATCGGCGAGCGCGAATCGTCGACGGCAGCCGTGATGCGGTCGGGCATGTCGAAGAAGGCCTCTTCGGTCTTCATTGGCATGCACTCGTACATTGCCCGGGCATGGGCAGGATCCTTCTCGTACTGCTCTAAAACCGTGGCTGAATCGCGTTTTGTCTCGGTGTTAACGTCCCAAGTCGCGGCTTTGTCGGCAATCACGGAAGTATTGGGCCCGAGTTCCTTCATGCGCTTCACGGCCGTAGCATACGTACGCTCCATGAAGCCGCCTTCGATCCTCGGATAACTGATGACGACGCCGAGCCATCGATCATTGAAACGTGTACCAGCCGAGGCCTTTAGAACATCGTAAAGCTCATCAGCGAGCGACCGGTTCTCGGTATCTAGAAAGTCATCGGCTTCGTCCATCACCCACGCCAACACGTTCATGCCGTCAAAGCCTGAGCTTTGAGAGTGGAGGGAATAACAAACCAACCACGGCAACGGACGTTCACGGCCCTTTGTCGCCGCAGAGCGGGCAAGTTCAGCTTCGGTGTAAAAGCTGACTTCTTCCTTCCCGATGAACGGTTTGAAGGGCGCGAAGAGTTCGTGTTTGAACCACTTAGAGAGGTACTGACCGAAGAAGACTCTTTGAGCGTGCCTCGCATTGGGTGCTATGTTTACGATCGCGAGTAATGAATCTGCTGCTCTCCCGTAAAACTCTGCGGGCGTTTTCCAATTAGGCTTGTCCCACGCGATGTGAAGTATGACGTAAGTAAAGTAGGCAATAACGCGAGAGGCGATAAAATCCTTACCCGACCCTTTACCCCATTCCAATACGAACTCGGTCAACTTCTTGTCGGGCCGAATCCAGTTCCAGGGATCGAGCATCCCGCACTGGTCAAAGACCCACAACTGTCGAGGAAACAGAGCTGTCTTCGGGTCAAGGGCGATGCAGAACTCATCGAACCGCATCGGAGGCTTGCCATCGCGCCATACGCCCGATTGCTCGGCCGCCGACACTACAGCCTGCTTGATAGCCGCTGGCCGCTGCTCGACAGCCCGGTCCAGCAAGTCGAAGAGTTCCGACAAGTCGACCTTCTCCGGACCCGCCATGGCGGGTTGAGTTGTGCCGTACAGATCGATTTCCACCGGCTGTAAGTAGCCGGTGGAGGAGCACGGAATATCTATGCGGCTTCGGCAACCTCGACGAGTTGCACGAAGCGTTTGACCTGTTCGAGTGATGCGGCCTGAACTTCGATATTGATACCGTCGCCGCGGAATGACAGCAGGGCGCAGACGCCAGTGTGCACGGAGGGCAGCCTATCGACCGAAGCCGATTCCACGGGTGTGATCACCGGCTCGACCGACACAGGCGTCGGAGTGACTGCCACGACTGGCGCACGGGCGACTTCATCCTCAATGTGGCTACGCCGATGGCGAACGGTCGTCAAATGCGCGATGTACTCGTCGCGATTAGCCGCCCGCAACCCAGCGAGTTTATTGAGCACCGATCCACGGATCTGATAGACGCGTTGCTTCGAGATCTGCATCTCTTTCGCTATAAAGCCGGGTGGCACGTATGCCCCGTTGCCTGAGTAGGTCAGTTCGAGCACTCGCTGTTCCTGATCGAGCAGATATCCTTTATCATCAGGCCAGTTCACCGGCGGCGTGAAGGTCTGGTCGGTCACTGTTTGCGGTTTGTTCTCCAATCGTTTCCTCGCTTTCGGTTGTATTCGTTCGAGCTTTTCAGGTTCGGTCATTGCCGTGCGAAGTTTGCACACTGCCCGTCGTAAGAGCCTGGACACCTGCATCTGCGATATCCCAATCGCCTCGGCAATTTGGTGTTGGGTCTTCTCGTCGAAGTAGTGCAGACGCAACAACTTCTGGTCAGTCTCCGATAGCAGCGATAAGGCGTGCTGAAGGTCCGCATGCTCCACCACCCGCTTAATGCCCGGGTCGTCCGAACCGACGACATCCAGGCGCGACATACCACCTTCGCTGTCGCCTATCTCCGCGTCAAGGGATTCAACGCGCATTGTCAAGGCGACACGAATGGCGTTTCTTACCGCCCCAACGTGTATGCTAAGATGCTCGGCAATTTCTTCTTCGCTGGGATCACGCCCAAAGCGGCTTGTCAATTGGTCGGCTGCCCTCGTCACTTTATACGAAAGCTCGCGCATTGGTCGCGGCACCTTGACTGCCGCGACTTTATCCCGATAGTAACGGCGAATCTCACCGGCGATTGTGGGGAGTGCGAAGGTCGTAAACTTCAACCCGCGGCTCGGCTCGAATCGATCGATGGCGCCGATCAGCCCGATGTTGCCGACTTGCACCAGGTCGTCGAACGGCTCACCGAGAGCGATAAAGCCCTGAGCGGCCATGCGAACAAGGCCTTGGTGAGACTCAACGAGCTGATCACGGAGACGACGGTCACGCGTTCGAGCATAATTGCGGAGCATGCGGTCGCTTTCGGCGGATTTGTGGCTGAGCAACGCTTACCCCTTCGGCTTAACTTTCCGACTGCCGCACAGAAACGCGCCAGCGAATTGCCCAGTAGCCGGCGGCGGTGAAGCTGACTTATCCTCGGTGCCGAACAAGTCGCCTGTTTTGATCAACTTAGCCGCGCAACGCGGGCAGGCTCGATGCCTACTCGAATCGTAGGCGCGGCCGCACGACGCGCAGATAACAGAATAGTTAGCCATCGACGCCTCCAAGATCCAGCACGGGGTGCGCGTTCCACTCGTCGACGGCTTTCTGCTGGCACGCCGAACAGGATGCCTCGCCGGGCCGGTCACCGGTCATTCCGCATTCGACGCACGGATAGACGCTCACGTTTTCCTTCGCCCACTCGAGCACGCCATAAGTGACGCCCAGCCAGCCGTAACCGCCGGCATTGCACGGCTCGACATCGTCGCCGCAGAATACGTCCCAGTCGCGCTTGCACCAAACCCGGTTTATTTCCGTCGGCGCGCCCGTATCAATATCCCATTCCTCGATTTCGAGAATAAGATCACCCTTGCAGTACGGGCAGCACAAGACGTCACGAGGCACCATCCGCGGACTCGTATCCTCGCGACGTGTGTTTGCCGGAGTGTCGGCGAACGGATCGTCGAGTTCATCGTCGGATGACGTCTGATCGTAGGGCGGAAGGCCACGTTGACGGCGGACCGCGTACCCGAGCCACTTCGTGTTCATGTCCTGATCGAAGCTGCTGCCGCAGACGATACACGAGCGACCGCGCATGCTGAAGAAATCGCCGTGATTGCATTCAGGACAACGAAATTGGAACTCGTAACCACGCCGTCGGCAACGCAGCGCCGGACAACGAACACCTATTCGGATTCGCCAGTCGAAGAGTCGTTTCGCCCAGCGCGGCAGTTTGGGATAAGGGAGGTGTTCGCCAGCCTGGTCTTCCGCCAGCCGGTAGTAGGTCGCGTCGCGGACGGGATTGCCGCTAAAGTCGAGGCTGAAGAACTTCGTTCGGCCCGACTCGATGCACGATTCGTTCCGCAAGATGCCCAGCGCCCAGGACGATAACGAGAACTTGTGGCTCATTTCGCCAACGCTCCCTTCCGTGCAAGTTCGAGGTTGCGCTTTCGGCGACGTTCGCGCCGGGCCTCGGCAGCGGCCAAGGCGCCGGGTCGATAGGGAGACGGCGATGATGATTTGAACTCGCCGGCCTCGATCGAGCGCAGCCGCTTCAACGCCTTGGGAGTGTCGTCAGGCATCTGTTCATCAGCAGAAACAGCTCGACGATGATGCGATCCAAGACCGTCAAGCGGATACCCAGCACCGGCTAGTGCGAGCATCCCAAGAACGGCAGGGAGCGCACCACGTAATGGTGACGGACCATATCGCCCATGGTCGAGGTGACCAACGACGCTCGATTCACTTGCGATCATGATCGAATCCGCCGTCGGAACGTCGGAGCACGCCCGCAACGCCGCTTTGGCTAGGTCAGGCGAGATGCCCGGCTTAATTTTGTTTTTGCTCATAGTACAACCTCGATTTTGGAAACCCCCACCTTCAGTGGGGGGAGGAAAAATCGGCTATTGTCCACCTGACGCTCCTCTACATTTGAAAATACTTGGCGAAAAATCTTTCGTAACCTATTGACGTTTGATTTAACTTGGTGTATAATCAAAGTGTAAGAAACAAACGACGACAGGAGATTAAGAAGATGGTCAAGTATGCACAGGTTAAAGAAGCGTCCTCCGGTTTTGGTATGTACGAAACGAGTGAGTGGACTACATTCGGTACCGAGTACGGTGAATTTGAGGAAGGTCAGCCCGAAGTTGACACGGCTGATATTAACGATTGGCTTGGTTTCGAAGCCGAACACGGCATGCACCTTGCGGTCGATAACTCGATTGACGGTTTGATCTACGATCAGCGCGGCACGGTCTACTCTGGCGAGGACGAGGACGGCACCAAGCGCTACTTTGTTGCTTACGAGGAGTAGCCAATGGACAAGCCCAAGAAAGGGCGCGGTGGCAAGCGAGAGGGGGCGGGACGAAAAGAACTGCCCCCCGAAATCAAGAAATCGCGCCTTGAGGTCTACGTCGAAACCAGTGTTTACGATTGGATCAAGGTCAACGGCGGCAACAAGTTCGCCGCGCAACTCTTGACCGATGCCTTTCGGAAAGGATTGATAGTTTAAATGGTCAACCGTCGATCCAAGCACACGCACCAGGGACACCGCGTTTACACGATCGTTGGACCCGTTCGCGCCCGCCTCAACGAATTGCTGATCGAGCGCGTAACCGCTCTCGGTGGCACGGTAGGAGCGATGGAAGTTATGCCCGACCACGTGCACCTGTTTGTGCAGGTGACGCCCGACATCAGCGGCACCAAGATTGTGCAGATGGTCAAAGGTTATAGCAGTCGTGTTCTGCGTCAAGAGTTTCCGCACCTTCGGCGGCTGCCGTCTCTCTGGACACGCAGCAGCGACATTGTCAAACAGTACATAGCCCGACAAACAGGCATTTAACGCCGATCGAGGCAGGGGGCCTCTTCGAGAAGCCCCCTAATTTATTAGGGCGGAGCCGTCACCTGTCGTTGCCGCTCCTCGGCAATCAACTCTATACCGGGCATTCTAATCCCTGTGTAATTAATCTGCATTCCTTGCCCCCTTGTGATTTTGCCGATTCCTGCCCCGTGGAGGGCCGTAGGACGCGTTCAGCGCCCAATTGATACCAACTGCCGACTCACGCAAGCGCGTCACGAGTCTGCGGTCAATCTTATTGCTGAGTTTCACCTTGCGGATTGGTGTTCACCGCGAACTCGCCGATCATCACCTCGGCCTGATCCCGGCTGATTTCGCCCTTCAAGTGCCGGCTGATCAGCGATACGACATGGGCGAGGTGCTGCCGGGTATCGTTCCGTTCGGCGGTCGCCTCCTTCGCCTGCTGTCGGAGCCGTTCGATGTGCTCTTTGACACGGTCGCTCAGGTCGGGCGCAAAGACACCGAGGATGGTTTCCGCCGCGTTCTTGAGCAGGGTAGCGTAGGCTGCCAGTCGAGATGCGGCGATATCGTCGATGTCGCTGTTCATGATCTCGCCGAACACCCGGTCCCAGATCTCGGCCTGCCCGACGATAATTTGAGACACCTTTGTCATTCCAACGGCCACGGCCTCGTCGGTGAGCTTCGCGGCATCGAATTGGGCCTCCGGCAGTTTGCGGTAGCGAGCGAACGTCGCATGGGAGATGCTATCGCCCTCGATCAGTACCCGGTCCTGGACGAGCAGTAGGTTGATCTGGCGGTTGCTGTAGCCCTGCAAGATGTACTCGACAAGCTTGGCCTTGCCCTTGGAACCGAGATGGCGCCCCTTCCCCGATCGATTCTCCGGGTCATAGGTGCCCTCGATCTTCTCTGTCTTCACGCGCATAAATCACCCTCACATGGTAGTAAGCGGCCTTAGCAGCCGCCTTATCGGCAATACGAAACTGGAAAAGTGCCTCACCCGAAAAAACTGGAAAACTGGAAAATCTTATAGAGATTCAATATGTTTTTCCAGAAAACAGGCTGCGGGTGGACACGAAGGGTCCACAGCCCGTTTCAGAGAAAAAAACTGGAAAACTGGAAAATAACACTATATAGTTTTCCAGTTTTTCCAGTTTCCAGTTTCTGCTGGCTTACGCCCAAAACTGGAAAATTACTAGAAAATTACCAGTTTATCAAAAGGTGTTTCCGACCTGGTTGTCAGGGTCGGTCTCACCAAACAAGTACCGTACTCCTCCCTCGGTCGTTAGTCGGTAGCTGCATGCATCCGGTCCACGTTCGCCGTCGGCGAAGAAGCCGGTTTCTCGTATATATTTACTCTCGAGCATCTTTTGAAGATACTTCCGCGCTGTCGGTTTCGAGATGTTGGAGGCTTTTGCGATCGCCGCCGCCGAGTAACCTTGCGAATGCGGTTTTTCTCGCTGTAGCTTGTCGATGGCGAGGGCGATTTTACGCATCGCCTCATACTCGCGGTCAGACTGCTCCTGGGCGGCCCGTGTGACCTCCTCGTCGGGTGTCAGACTCCGAATTGCCAGCGTATGCGTGTCCATCCTCAACGTGATAGTTCGGGACGGTGCGGTGCGCGTCTCAACATAGAGATCGACTTCCATGTCGCCGTTGTCGAGTGCTTTCTTGTCCCCCATGATCATGTAACCGTCGCTAATTGATTGGAGAGCATTCGATCCACTAATGACATCACCGCCATTGCCGGCGGCCTTGCGGTTGTGAGCGACGACGATTACCAGGCATGTACGCCGAGCGAACTCAAGTAGTGGCATCATTCGACGTGTCACTTCACCTGAATCGTTCCAATCGTCGATGCCCATTCCAATTCGGGCTGTGTCGACCACCAATGTAACAGGGGACCCGGGCAAGTTCGCTTTGGCGATCATGGCCTCAAGTTGCATAATGCCGTCGGCGGACCCAAGTTGAATACGCCCATTGATCAGGTAGAACGGGAGATTTTCTCCAATCATCCCGCGCTTACGACAGCGCCGGGTGATTTCGTTCGGGTTATCTTCCATGCCCAGATAAACGACAGGCCCCTCTCGGGCGACCGTGTATTGTCCGAACAGCGGTCGCCCGCGGCAGATGTCATCCAATATCTGTAGAATGAGAAACGACTTCCCGCTCTTGGGTTTGCCGGTGAGCAATATGAGGTCGTGCTGGGTGAGCAACCCTTCGGCAACTGCTGGAGCAGCGTCTTCGGCGATGTCCGAAAACGTGTCCAATCGCATGATCGATATCTCTTTTTCCTGCGGTTCCGCTACGGCATCGTAGACGGCCTTTGCAATCGTTCGCTGGATTTCGATTGGTTCATCGTTTTCGTAATCGCGTATATATTGTTTAACGAACGCCGCGACATCCGACGGCGATGAAGAAACATCGACTGCCGGGGTCCAATTCGGCGTGGCTGAGGCAAGCTGATACAATTCCGCCTTTGAGTGGCCGGCCGCGAGCCAGTCGGAAACATCGCCTTTTTCGGAAAGTTCCGGGAGTTCGACGATTCGAATGCGACGGGTGCGCTTATAAAGCGATGCCGCAACAATGCGCGCGTGAGATCGTCCCGGCTTATCGTTGTCGGGCACGATAATGACTTTGGCGCCGACGAAGAACTCACCGTATTCGTCGAGCCACTTCTCAGCCCCCATGGCATTCGTCGTGGCTGTTATGCCAAGCGCCTCAAGGTTCTCAACGTCCTTCTCGCCCTCGACGACGTATACGGTCTTGTTGGCCTTGATCGCGGCCACAACTTGCGGCAGCCGGTAAATAACTCTCCTTACGCCTTCAAGGTTATAGACCCAGCCGCCCTTACCGTTTGGGCGACGTTGGCGGAACGTCTTACCGGTCGGCGTGTCGATTCGCTCAACTTGAAACAGTAGCGTCCCGTCTTCATCGTGATAGTCGTAACGGCAGGCGACTTTCGGAGGTTGTTTCGAGGTGTGCGCCGGCGTCACTGGCGCAGTTGGTACTACTCCAGCCCAATCAGCAACACGAGCCAAGGCGTCTGCAAACTTGATTCCTTCAAGCCGCTCAACGAAAGCAAATACGTCCCCGCCAGCTTTACAGGCTGAATGGCAGAACCACTCACCCGTTTCCGGATTGACGGAAAAGTTTTGACCGTCGCCTTTGTGGATGGGACAACTGGTGCGATTATCACGGTTGAACTCAAGTCCAAAGCTCTCATAAAACGCGAGATATCGCCCCCGTAGCCGGTCTACGACGGCATCTTTGTCGATCGATGGTACCGACATAAATTAAATGCCTGCCGTTCGTTAAGGTTTGGTGTTCGGCGTAGCCGATGATGGCAGAACAGTGCGTCCAGACGCGTCAAAAGAAGTAGGGAAATAACACGACACGTATGATCGCAAGTTTCGAAAAACGATTTCACGCTGCTTTTCTCGCGAGTGCGGAGATTTGACCGGCAACTCATCCTCGTATTGAAGCAATTCAAGTGCACTAATCGCGATTAGTTCGAGTTGATTTTGTTGCTCAACGGTAAGAGGTTTCGGTAGTTGTGCCGCAAGATTACGAACCCACTCCTCCCACATATCACGAGGAAACCTAATTGACTTCCCGATGCGAACGTGAGGGATTTTGTTCTCGCGCGCAAGATCGTAGACGCGGTTTGTGGTGACCCCAAGCGCTGACGCAATTTGCTGCGCTCGCAGTAGTTCAGACATATCATCAACTCCATTGCAGGACTGTACAGAGTTGTACACTTTGAAGGTAGACACGAACTCCTGACGATATATCGTCGAAGCTAGTACTAACTTCATGACGTCATGAAGCCCGTTTACGCGCTATCTCTAAGGCGTCTTCTGCTGCCGCGACGAGTGGTTCGGCGTGCGCGATGAACTGTTCGTAGACGTCGGCGAGCGCGTCGATTTCCGGGGTCGAGTCGAAGAGCCCGGCGCGCCTGGTCTCAACGACAGTGGTGGCGCAGTCGATCGCTATGCGAGCCTTGCGGACGGCCGCGATACGGTTCTCCGCGCGGTGATTAACTTCCATGGCGTCCTCGCTCGAACCACATTTTGCTGGCTGTCTCTTGCGCCTTGATGTCGGTTACGCGAACGATACAGCTCCAGCCTGTCGCGTCCTTGACCCAATTCTCGACTAGGCACATGTCGCGCACGATCGGCACTACAAGGTCGGCGACGCGATTGACGAAGCCGTCCTCGACATCGGCCGGCAACGGCGCTTCGTGGTCGGGCTCAATGCCGGTGATGAGCTTCGCGCCCTGGTAGTACGGTTGAACGATTTCACGGTAAGCAATCGACGTGCAGAGCGTCACTACGGGCAGCACCAGGTTGAAGAACTCCTCATGCGTCACCATAGGCGGAAGAGGTTCTGTCATCTCGTTTACGAGGCGGCCGATTATCCGATTCGTGAGACGGAAGTCAGTGTCGTCCAATGAGCCCTCCGATCAAAGAGCGTAGCGCGCTCGCGTGTTCAGCTGGCAGAATGTCAAGCGGCACGTTAAACCACCCCTGCCCGCCCTTGTACGGGATCGGAGTTTCGAAGCGCACAGGGTCGCGGAGCCGCCACGCAAAGCGTCCCGGGTCGAAGTCGCCAAAGCAATGGTCGTTCGAGTACAGGAAGTCCCAGTCGGTGAAGCAGTCGTCGTCTGTCGACAAACAGTCGACGACCGTCGCGTAGCCGACCAGGGCGCCGAACGGGAGTTGTGTCTTGAGCCCGTGATAGATGTTCGAACGCGTGAGGGTGCCTGGATCCAAGGACAGATAGCGCTCAATCACCGATCGAAACGGATCCTCAACACACATCTGGGCGAGATCGGTGTTCCACTTGATCGTTGCTTGGATAATGACGGGGCCACGGTAATCAGTGCGCCAATGGCGCGTCTCATGAGCCTTCACGCCGACTGCCTCGTGTTCGTTATCCAAGTCGCGCCACGTGGCCAGAGACGCCCACGGCTGCCACAGGCCCAGCGCGGGTACGTGCCCTGGCTTGATAGCGGGGTTCATGGTGAGGATCTTGGTCACGCCGCCACCTCCGGAAACTGGTCCCATGTGCGGCCGTCAAGCACGCGCCCTGCAGTCTTCTTGCTTACTGGGTAGACGACGCATGCGACGTGCGACGGATCGTCGACCGGGTCGTTAGCCGTCGATGTCGGTCGAAGTGTGCCATCATAATCGAGTATTTGGCTTTTACCGACGAGGATAGACGGGTCAAGTTGAGACTGCGGTATCCAGCAGCCCCATTGCTTGAAGAACACGGGTACGTCCGCCTCGACGCACTGATCTCGAAGGGAACGCACCCAATCAACATGCATCGGACGTGCACTATGGCCGGACTCTCCACCGATGATCACCCAATCGATCTTCGGTAGAGTGCGAGCCACTGTGATGCTAATTCCGCAGTGGTCGGGCGATATCGGTAAACGGCCCTTAGTCGTGTGGCCCCGCAATGCATCAATCCATGGAAGCCGAGCTTTGTTGTATTTGCGCAAGACCGTAAGATCGACGGCCCCAAGCAACGGCTCACACGATAGGAACCGTACGACGGCCGGGATTTTCAAGAGTTCGGGAATGCGTTCGTCGGCCGCTTTCTGGTTCTCGACAGATGTGCCTAGCCAGACGTTGGCGGGTGGCTTCCCGTTTGCCCACTGGTTTAACATGTGCGCAAGGCTTCTCAGGTCTGCGGACTGTTGACTTTCGTCTAGAGGATTACGTCGTTCGGCAATGTCGCGGCAATCACAGACTTGACCATTGACATTCTCGGGCCGCTTGGTCAGCAGTAACCAGTCGAGGTTAGGCGTCTGGCGGATCATATCGAATAGTCGCAACCGTTCCCGCTCGATCATCGCGTATGCGTCGGCATCCTGGCAGGTTTCCGGCCCCTCGAAAACGTCGGCCATCGACGCGCAGAAGACGCGATGGCGTTCGCCGGCAGCTGCCGCCGCGCGGTCCCACGCGAACGGTTGCTTCCAATACGCATCGGCCATCTTGCGGCGCATCGCCTTCGGGCCCCACACATCGTGCCCCCAACGATTAGCCAGCAAATCGGCGTAGCAGAACTTACAGCCGTCGGAAACCTTAGTACAGCCCCACCATGGATTGAAGGTGTGGTGACACCATTCGATTTGGCTATCCTTGCCCATGTTCGACCTCCTTAGTGACCGTCGACGGCCGCCATATGAAGACGTGACCGCAGATCCCGACCTGTAGCGGAGTATCCGGAACAGCGGTCGCCTGCGTGGTGCCTTTCCAATACGTGCCGCGGCAAACTGGGCATTGACTCGGTGCGTTCTTCGTCCAGGTGAACCGTAGTTCCGACGATGGTATCGACCAACGTTCCATGATCTCATCGGCTACTACGCGACGGTGGCAGCCTTCCAGTTCGCGACATCCACACATAAGGATGATTGAGGCTGATCCAGACGCCGCGAAGAGTTTCCAGCGGTTGATCGCCTCCATGCCGGCGTCGACGTCGGCAATTTCGATCGGGCCGCCGTTGGCGTAGTTCCGATTGCCGAACTCTGGGATGTGGATGTATCGATCGCCGAGGGTAGCGTGCAGGGACGCCCCGTTCCACTCAGGACGGCTGGACGTCGCCGACATGCGAATGTCGATGAGCTTGGCGTCGTACCGACCGGTGAGCCAGTCGATATCGCGAACGCGCTGACCGCGATAACCGAAGGTGTAGATGCTCATTCCTCGTCACCAACCTTCTCCGTTTCGCCCGTCACGATCTTGACGTCGACGCCAGCTTCGAGCAGTTCGTCGAGGGCATGCTTTGCGACGCCGCCACCCTCACCTCTACTTCGACGCCCGGCGCTTCGTTCGCGAGCGCATACCGCTTCTCCAATCGACCGTACGCCACGATCAAGCTATCGTCTCTCAGTACACGGCCCTGTGTCAGCGAATCACACAATCCGCGCAATAACTTATCTAGGTCAGGTTTGACCGTGTGAGGCTTCTCCTTGCTCTTTGGCAGCGATGCGATGCGCGGCATAAGAAAAATGGCGGACACTTCGACGGGTCCATCAAAGATAGGGCCGTTGTCGCCGACATGTTCGAAGAAGGTCGCGGCCATAGTGTTGCGCCAGCCTTTAAGGTTCTTGTTGGCACTGGTGATAATCACCCGGCCCCCTCGGTTGAAGCCTTTCGAACTGCCCTGTGGCTCCGGCTTCCCGATCACTTTGCATCGAAAGACTATGGTAGGTGTCGTCAAAATCAACCCTCCTGTGTGTATTTGGCGCGCGTGCCTGCCGGTATCCAGTGGAAGGCCGAGGTCAGCGGTTCAGGTTTACTGCTCGCGTCCCAGATGTACCAAGCGTAATCGGTCGTTCCGCTGCCGCCGGTCTGGACTCCATTCGGGTACATCGTAATGCGCTCGGAGAAGACCCATATCCGGCTCGGCGGAATTCGCGCGTAGATACGTCGCTGTCGCCCGGCGCCCGAGACAAACTGCAGCCTGAGTAGAAGGGCGACCTTGTGTTTCGCCTGCATCAAGGCGCGCTCAACGAACTTCTCGGCGAATTCGAATGGCGGATTCGTGACGATGTTGTCCGGATACAGCGGACGGTGGGTCAAGAAATCGACCCCAATGTTTCCGTAGCCGCGGTCGTACAGGTCCGAGCTTGTCACCCAGCAGCCGGTTTCCTCAAGCACGCGCGACATTGATCCGTCGCCGCACGCCGGCTCCCATATCGTGCCGGTAAACGTCTCCACGTCCAGCAGAGCTCGTGTCGCCCACGTCGGCGTAGGGTAGAAATCGCCGCCGTTTTTGTCGACAATGCGCCGGTGGGTGATGGTGGCTGTTTGGCTCACGCCGCCACCTCCAATAACGCTGTTTGTGGCATCTTTGCACGAACTGAGGCATTCAGCCATATGGACTCTGTGCGCGGAACGGCACCACTCGCCCCAGATGCATGTGAGGAACGATCAAGCCTCAACCACCTATCGCATCGGTACAAATTGTCGTACAAGTCTGACCGGTAGCCACTAATAATGACCATGCCACTTACCCCCCCCCAGGCATTCCGCCAGAGCTACGTGATCATCATCGGACATCTCGTGCTGGTACGGATTGTTGCCGGCGTAGGCGCCTTTGACGCCGAAGGTCGTCGCGAGTTCCGCGCCGGGCAGTCTGTACTCGGCGACCCACCCGTTCGAGCGGTCGTTGTAGACGCAGACCGGGACGCCGACCGCACGCGAAAACGCCAGCGCGAGCGGGTTGTCGTAGGTGCCGCGGCGCGTGCCGTTCTGGATGTCCTCCCATGTCACTTCGACGCGCACTTTGCGGCCTCCAGAAGTCCCCGGCACCCAACTAAGCGCGCCGGGGAATCATACCGAGGGGACTTACGAAATGACCTTGACGGCCAGCGGTTGAGAAGTGCTGCCCTCCGCCGTTTCCTGATCGGCCAGGGCCGCACGCAGCCAATCGCCGATCGACTTGATCGCGGCAATTCGCCACGCGCCACCGTCGGCATCGAAGAGTGCAACGTTCGCGTCCTTGTCCATTCGGATGATGAACGGGGACACAGGCTGCGCGACCTCCGGGAAAGTGCGGAACGGCGCGAGCGACCAAGGGTTCTTGACGGGCACATTGACATCGACTCGGACAACGCCTGCCTTAGTCGAGACGGTCTGTCCGATGCCGTCGTCGGCCATGTTAACCGACTTCTCGACCTTGACCGACCCCAGGAACATGAGCAAGCCTTCCTGGTCATCGGTTTTCGCGAACATCGACTGAGTCTGGATGATGAACTCTTCGACGTCCATATATTGGCGAGTGGTGATTGTCGGAAGCACGGCCTTCGATATCAGGTACGTGAACTGCTGCCGGAAGTCGCCGACGATCGGCGCGACGACTCGGACCTCGTTCGGGCTCACAACCTGAACGACGATCTGGGAGTCGGTGTCACGGGACGCAAGTTCCGTCTTGATAAAATCGACGACGCCGGTCAGCGTCGAAACGGTCAGCGAGGTCGGTGGCGTCAGATGATCATCGTCGTAGATCTCGATGTTGCCGTTATAGGCGATCGCCTTGCGGTTGCCGAAGATGTCGACAGACGCCGGCGGCGTTTGGTGGATTTTCGTAATTGAGTTCACGAGACCGGCGGTCTCGTCCAGGGTTTGTAGGGCCAACGGTAGGTCTCCTTAAATCAACAGGAACGTGCGCGAAAAGATGAAATGAGCGGCAAGCCGGCGGATCTACCGCGACGGCGTCCGACTGTCCAGGTCCATGCGAAGCTGGTCCGGGTCCATGTCGGAAGTATCCTCAACCTCGCCATTGTCATCGAACTTGACGAAGATCCGCCCCGCGTACTTCTCAGTCTTCGGCTCGGCAAGCTTGACCTTGTGGTCGACGGCGGTCGCGAAGCGTGTACGACGGATGTTGTTCGGGGATACCGATATCTTGATCGTAATTTCAGAGACCTTGCCGTCCTCGACGTTCCGGTCCTGATGGTGCTTTGCGATCTTAGTAAAGCCGTCCTCGACGTACTCCGTAACGGCGGCGATTAGCTCCTTACCAACCAGCGATGCAACTCTAGCCATTCCTCTCACCCCCTCTCTGTTTGGCGTTGGAACATGAAGTGTAGTAAAGCGACTATTGCGATGACATTCTAAGAATTAGCCCCAAGAAGGAAACCCAGTGCATCGTAAACCGCGATGCCGACGACGAGCCAGAAGAGCACGAGGAAAACACGAAGCGGTCGCCGCGTGACGGTGGCCCAAGCCGCGGCGAAGATGTTGAACGGTTCCGGCGCCGCAGGCTCTTTGTAGCTGAACGTGAACTGACGATAGTATAAGAGGCGGAGGCGCGTGTACTCCGCGTGCAGATCGAAGTCCGCTTCCGTCGGCTGCTGCCGGCGGTTTATAGACACTTCCATGCGTGCCAGTAGGTCGTACGTGACCGGGGTACCGTCCGCCGTCGTGGCGTTCTCGACCAACCAGCGATGCATATGGTTCTTGCGTGTTTCGTACTGTGCGAGAGCGTAGTTAGCCTGCATGGCCACCTCCTGTCCGTATGATAAGAAGGACCGGTTAGTCCTCGAAGACATCCCTGATACCGTCCATGGGAACCGGCGCGGCTTTCGATGCGGCGGCGGCATACTCCAGCCGCGGATTCGCCTTCGCGTATTCGAACTTGCCCTTGACGTGCTCATCGAGGTAGACGCCCGGCTTGGTCGACGCGAGAAGCCCGTTGCCGATCTCGTTAGGCACATCACTGTACCGATACGTGCCGCCATGCCGGAATTGAACCTCGAGCACCTGCTTGACTGGGTCGTAGCCGGCGGACCGTACGTTTTTCGAGAACTTGAAATGTACGTGTCTCATCGTTTTGCGATCTCCACCGGTATGCCGTAGCGTCGCTCGATGCGCGACTTGAAGGCGACCTCATCCGAGTTCGAATCGGACAGGTGCAAAAGATGCATCTTCGTCACCTTCGATAGGTCGCAGGCATCCAGAAACCGCTCGAGTCGCTCGATAGAAAAGTGGGTGCTGTACGTTCGTCGAAATCGATCGCCGGAAATCACGTCACGATCGACATTCGACCGTAGCAATTCTTCCGAGTGGTTACACTCCACCGCGACCATCGTCAGGCCCTCGAACCGGAACCGGCTGTAGCAGGTGTCCGTCATGAACAGGAGCCTATCTCCCTGCTTTGAGGCAATCACGAAGCCGAGAGTGCCCGGGCAATCATGGTTCACCTCGAACGGCAGCACCTGCCACTCGCCAACTTGCTGCCACTCGTCACCGGGAATGAGCTCGCACGTCCGGTAGGGCCGATCGGTCGCGATTGCGTCGATTGTCGGCCGGCTCGCGAAAATGTTGATGCCGGCCGACGTGAGCGCTTTCGCCGCCTTGCAGTGGTCCTGATGAGAATGGGAGACAAGGCACCCGGCGAGCCACGACAAAGGGAAGCCGAGGGCCACACGGATCTGAGCGATTGGCAATCCGCATTCGACCATCAGCGGCTTCTCAATCCCGCCGCCGGACACCACGTAGCAGCATCCGGCGGAACTCGATGCGATTGTGCGAAACTCGATCACGTTAGGTTCAGTCCTCACTGATGCCGTTAGAATGGCGCCTGCACCTGACCCAAAGTCGACGCTGTCGCGGCAGCTTCCGCCGGCGTTTCGTCGTCATCCTGGTAGGTCGGCGCCTCAATCATCGATGGCGGCGTGACGTCGATGATGTCCATGTTCGCACGCTCCGAAGCCTCGGCAGCGACCGACGACTCGATGGCTGCACTTTCCGCCCGGTCGATGGCTTTCTTCAACATTTCGTCGCCGCTCGCGTTGATGATGGCCTTGCAGCGATGCCGGATGACCGTGCGCATCGCCATTTCGCCGGTGAACGTCTTATGCGTGGAATTGTCGTAATGCGCCGTCTTCGACATCGACCAGGACTTCTGAATGCGTGCCATGTCGAAGACGTCGTATCCGAGTTCGACACCGTCACGGTCGACCACGCCGCAATATGCGCCAATAACCTTCTCCGACCGCGGGAACGGTTTTTTATGCCGAACGATCGTCGTGACGAGTAGCCCGCGAGCGTTCCGGACGCTCTCGATCTCGATCTCATCGCCGTCATTGATCGTGTCGTAGGAGAACGAAATCCCCGGCATAGCGCGTTCGGCAAGCGCCATATCGCCGAAATAGGAGCGCTGATAGGTAAGCTGGTCGCCGTAGACGATGAAGTAGCACTGTTTCTTCGACGGGTTCATGCCCTGGCTGACCATGTGCATGAGCGCGTTGACCATCGATCGTACGGTCACGACTCCGGTCGGCTGACCATTGTGCATGATCAGCTTCTTCTCTTTGTTCTGGATGTCCTGGAACATCAAGTAGGCCGCCGCCAGAGCGTTCGCAGGGCTGTAATTGTCCGGCAGGCACAGCTGGCCGTTGCGGGAAAGGTCCTCGATTTGCGTCAGGACCTGGTTCGTGATCTTGGCTTCCTTGATCACCTGAGCCACCGGCCCCGCCGGCGGTGTGGTCACGACCTGGTTGCCGCCATTGTTGTTGCGTTTCGCTATTTCGTTGGAAGCGGCCGGAGCCGCAGTGCTTGCTGCCATTTAGAAGAGTTCCTTTTGCGTCGTAGTCGTTGTTGAACCGGTGCCGCCCTCGACACGCAACTCCTTGTCGGCGGCACTCACAATCAGCCTGATTTGTTGACCATCCGTCTCGATTATCTGCGTGACGGATTCGGCGCGATCCACGAAGATAGGCATCGGTTCGACGCCCAGCGCCTTCGTGAACGTGTTGATGATATCAAGACCGATGTTAATCTGCTTGGCGGTATTGATTCCGCCATCCCAAGAAACGCCCTGATCATCGACGATGTCGCAGCATTCGGCCAAACCGCCGTTGACCTGCATCGTGAAGAGGCGGAAGCGTGCAATGGCAAAATGCTGGTTGACGCGATCGGTCAGAAGTGATGCCCGGGCGCGATCGAATTGTTCCGCGAGCCCGAGGTTGTACATGATCAGCTCGAACTCACCCTGGAGATTTTTCTCGTCCTCCTGCAACTGCTTGATGCGCTGCTCGGTCTCGGCACGCTGCCGCCCGGCCTCGGCCGCGCGTTCCGCCGCCGAGATCTGCTGTTGCAGGTCGCGAATGCGAGCGTCGATGTCCGCGACCTTGCCGGTAACGGATGACTTCAGGGCGGTGCGCTCCTCCATGAGTGCGTTCTTGCGGTCGACCAGCTCAATCCATCCCGGATCAGTTTTGTCGAGGCTAAACAGAGCGACTGCCGGAAACGCAGAGATCTCCGCCTGTAATTTGGCGAATTCTTCCTGAACCGCCGTCCACTCGGAGTACAACTCCTGAATGCGCGCGTCGAAATCGACGCACTGCTTCCGCAGCGCCTTGCCACGGGCTTCGCAGTCGGCCTTGCGGCCGGCGAGGTTTTCGTTGAATAGAGCCCGCGCGGCCTCAATGCGATCCGCCGGCAGGTTTTGGCCGCACGTCGGGCACAGGTCGTTACCTGCCGGGTAGGCTTCTTTGGCAAGTGCCGACCACTCATCGCGAACGTTTTGAAGCAGCTCGTACGTTCGTTCGCTCTCCGCCTTTTCGCTGGCAATTCGTCGATCGAGCACGGCGACATTGCCCCGTAACTCCTCGACACGTACACGCAATGCGCGCTGATCACGGAGAACAGCTTCGTTCGCCTCATCGTAGGCCCGGCGCGCGTTCGACTCATATCGCACCATTTCGGCATCGATCTCCGACAGCTTCACGGAGATGTCCGCTCCGCCGGCGCCGGCGACGATCTCGGCCCTCTTCCGTTGTTCCGTATCCAGTTCCGTGCGAAGGCTGTCGATGTCGACGTCGGACGGCGCAGGAGCCGATGCACGAAGAGTGCGGTTCAACTCGTCGATGCGCGCCGGGATGCCTTTAAGCTGATCATTGATCTTCTTGCGTTGCGCGGCGGCGACTTCCTTGTACTGCTCGACCGTGTATCGACCGAGGACCGCACGCAGTCCGATCAGCGAGGGGGTAGATTCGATTACGACGTCATCCGTAACGTCGGGAGCGAATGCCTTCATCAGCATCGCCCTGCGGTCGCGCCAGGGGATCGAGGCGAAATAGAAGGGGTCGCTCAGCAGCCGGAACGTCGCTTCGGGGCAGATTGAGGCAACCTCAGCCTGATAAGCGCGCTCGTCGACCGGCACGCCGTTCACGCGGTAATCTGTCGTATGGCCGGAGAATTCATCGGTCACCGAACCGCGCTTCTGTGTGTAGACCTCGCGATACGTGCGAGTGAACGTATATTCGCCCTTCGGCCCAACAAGGACAGCTTCGACCGTGTGGTTAACGTTGTGCAGCGGCTCGCCGCCCACGATTGTCTTGATATCGAACTTCGCCTGCCCTCGGCCATCCTTGCCGAACAGACACCACAGATAAGCGTCCATGAGCGAGGACTTACCGACACCGTTGTCGGCAAAAATAGAAACCGATCCGCCACCTGCGTTCAGGTCGAACGATCGGATGCCTTTGAAATTGGAGAGGCTGAGCCGCTTGAGTAACATGGCTATGCCGCCTTCCTTGACTGCGAGTTCTGCCGGCGAACGGCCGCCACCCCAGCTTCGAAGGCACCCGGTTCACGGTACGCGCCGTTCAATCGGCGAAGCGGGAACTTGGCGATGTCGCGGAGAATGTGGTTGAGAGCCGCAACGGTGAAGGCACGTGCCGAGGGAACAGTCTGGATCTCGACGCCATCGCATTCCCATTCGCCGCTCACGAATTGCTCGTGAACCTCGGCGACCACAGTGTCCAGATCTGAGATAGGCACGCCAACCTCAAACGTCATGGCCGTGGCCGGCTCACGATCAGACAACTGCGCGAGAAGCTGAGAATGCACCGTCGGGAATCCGTGGCGCGCCATATCGAGGTTGGCCATCGACTCGCGCAGTGCGTTTAGGCAACGCTGAGCGTCGAGACGATAGGTTTCCATCATGGTCGGCGAAGCGAGGTCGCGCCGACCGGAGCGGACAAGCGACCGTGCCTGCTGGTACTTGTCGATCGCGATATCGAGTGCCTTTTCAGCCTCATCGACCGACAGATACTCGAAATCGCACGGACAGGGCTTGACAGATCCGTTCGTCAGCGTTAAACTGTTGTTGTTACCAATCATTTTTCGAATGTGGCGGTCCGGATCTCTGATCTGGGCCGTTTTCTTTGCTCCCACCGCCCTGCAACGACAGTGAACGCTTGAAACGGCTCGCCCGGTCTTCCCGCCCCTCCTTGTTTTTAGTGATGTAAGATCGTGGACACGGCGGCGAGAATAAAAAGCAGATCGCGTGTCACCTTCGCCGCCTTGATCACGGCCTCTTGCCACTTGTACTGCGTTCCATCCATGGCTGTGATCTCCATAGCCGGCGGCTTAGTTCGGTTGCCGCCGGCCAGTACACTACAGAGCTAGGCTACTCCGCGGATTCCTCCGCGCTCTCACCCTTGGCCTCCGACTCGTTCTCGGCGGCCTGCTCCGACTTGGTCTCTTCGACCGGATCATCATCGTGCTTGAACATGCGCTATGCGCTCCTTCTTAGTTGTGGTGGTACTGTGATCATCAATCCGGCCCGATTGCCGGGATTACCGAGGAGGTTCCAGTGCTCGCCGCCCTCCTCGATATCTGAGTTGCGGGGTCGTTTGTACGATCCGCCGCATCCAAAGCAAGCTTACGAACCGGCAGTAGCCTTCGCCTTGCGAGCTTCCCCGCCGCGCCGCCCGGCCTCGCGCGCCTCCTCCGGAGTGAACTGGTGAGCGTTTCCGCTCTTGTGCGCCGCCTTGCCGCCCTTGCTCGCGATCTCGCGCTGTTTGGCTTCCGACATCGACGCAAATCCACGCTTTGATGTATCTCCCATTCGCATTCGACCTTTCAAATATAAAGGCGACGGAATTCCGGTCGATCGGATCTCGGCAAGCATCCATCAGGCTGGGGATCACTCGCTACCGATCGACCGGCCCCGCCATCGACCACGCTGAGGTTCTATGTGCGCAGTCAAATCGCTATGGCTAAGAGGTCGACTTCCGAGGACGCCCCACCGGCCGTTTTGGTCCGGCCTCAGCTTTCGGCGGACGGCTGCCGGCGCGCCTTTCGACGCCTTTACGCCCGATCTCGGCGTAATAAGCCGACCCGCGTTCCTGGAAAACCCTGGCACCGCCGGCCTTGCCGATACTGCGGTAGAACTCCGTGCCGTATCGCGCCTTGACGACCTCGCCGCCTTTGCGTCCCGCCTCTTGGGCGAGCGACGTGTTGGAGGCAAAACCTCCGTGTTTATCGTGCTCATGGCTGCCGCGATGCGCATCCGCGATCCGCTGCGCGCCTTCCGAACCTTTTGCCGGTCCCGGCATATTTACGTCTCCTTTTCGCATGGAGCAAGCTACTCCTGGACCACTCGGGCGTTATGCCCCTTCGACTTCAACTCGCAGGCTCGATTATTCAAGTCGCGGGAGGCGCGATCGGAATAGATCACGCGCGCCATGCTGCGCCACTGAGAGCGCGTCACGTCGAAAATCTGCAGGTTCAAGTAGCCCTTCGTTTCCATGCGTTACCTCGAAGTGTGTGGCGCGACCGTTGCCGCAGTCGCGCCGGGTTTGGCAGTGTGGTTGCCCGTTACTGGTCTATACAGGAAGCGCTCGATGGGTTGTCCAGTAAGCCGGGAGAGGCGATCCGCCGTTGCGACCGGCGCATTGCCGTATTTCAGGATCTGGCGGAGGTATCGCACCCCGATGCCGCAATCCCGCGCAAGATAGATCTCGTCTTTGGTGGCTTTTTTCGGACAACTTTTGTCTTTGCGCTTCATGATAAGAAAAGTTTATCACACTCTTAACCAAATGTCAAGCTGTTGATAAAAAATATTTATATACCTCTCGTACGGCGATTCGCTTCTATAACGACATCTCGGGAAACCCCGTAAATGGCCGCAAGCTTTTCGAGTGTATCGATGTCCTTCGTACCATCACTCTCTATTTGCGAGATGCGTGGTTGTTCGCACCCGAGAAGTTCGGCGACCGCGTATTGAGACAGCTTCAACGGTGTGCCGCGCTCATCAGTTGCGGCGAGACGGAGGTCGCGCAGATCGGGGCCTTTTTTGGTCATAGAGGAAGCACTCATACCAGGAATAATAAACTATTTTTATCACCATGTCAAGCCAATTGATAAATAAAATTATGCTTGAATAATGATAACTTTTCCTTATAGAATTTGTCAGAAGGAATCAGGAGGATCTTTAATGCTAACTCTCCTGATGCCAGAAGTTATGGCTGAGCAGGAGTCGAGTAGGCGATCTACCCCATTAGCAGTTGCGCTCGACGAAGCGATTCAGAAGCGCGGCATTTCGATTCGGCGCCTAGCAGAACTCGCGGATGTAAGTCAGCCTCGCATCACTCAGATTCTCGCCGGGGATGATACGAAGCCTGAAACGCTTCGACGAATCTGTCGAGCTCTTTTCGTTGGCGATGCTGATGCCGATGCTGATGCTGATGAAGCCTACAAGATATTTGAGGCGCATATCTTTGAGGCTGCAGGGTTTGTACCTGACGGATACGTCGTCGTGAATCCGCAACTTCGGTATCGCCCGAATGTCGAACAGATGCTACGCGATATTGCGGCTCAATACGGCCACCTCGACGAGTCGGCTATCCGACGTATAAAGCGAAGCATCCGAGCAGAGATGGAAGAAGACGCGGCTGAACGGGGCATTGAACTCGAATTACCAGACGACTTCTAGAATTCTCACGAGTTGAGAATCTTCAAAAGTTGCGACAAGGAGCTTGCCCGTTTACTGCATATGAAGCGGACGGACATGGTAACTTTCTACCATGTCCAAGCCCAGACGAGAGCCGCCTCAAAACGTGCAGGACGCCGGCGAAATGGCGTTCATGGAATTGTCGAAGTGGAACGGCGGCCATCCGCCCGACGGCCTTGAAGCATGCAAATGGCTCGCTATCGACATGGGGGTTGCCCTTGAGCCGGACACCCAGGGTCGAGGAGCTCTTCTGCGCTATGACCGTGACGAAGAGCCAAGGATCATCTACAACCGGACGCTGTCGCCGTGGGAGCAAGCCGCCGGGATCTTCCACGAGCTCGCCGAGCACGTCCTCCGAAAGAAGCACCCACTCCTCACGGACTACATGTACCCGGTCGAATATTTCTACGATGGGCGAATGGCGCCCAATGATTTTCGGCACATGGCCGCCAAGTGGGCAGAAGAATTGTATCGGCTATGGCTCAGAAGGCACTCATAAGTCTACCGCCGCCATCGACCAGAAATATGCAAGATAGAGAACTTCCTTTTTCAATTCTGGGGTAACCGCACACAGCTTCGTTCAGATGGGAACCGTCGATCCCGCGATGGAGTTACACGACTTCCCTCCGAAGGAAGGGGTCGCGCGTTCGAATCGCGCCGAGGCCGCCATTTTAGGTGTGGATTTGCCGATCTACATCTGAATTAGACGACTATCGCCTAGTGTGGTTGCCCCCTGGTTTTATCCAAATCGGGGGCAAAAATGAAAAAAAGAGTACTTCCTTCGTCGTTTTCGGGAACGCGCCGATCAGTCGCGCCGCCGCCGGAAACTCCTCCTGTTCGATCGTCTGTTCTGACGACCGAAATTATTCCGCTTGCCGAAAATTGGTTCGTCGATCACGAGATCGACCAGCGCTCACAGCGCACCATTGAGAACCGACGAGGTATTATCACTCGCTTCCACTGGTTCCTGACGACGTACGGCATCGAGCGCGTCGGCACCAGCGAGATTAAGCAGTTCCTCCTCTACCTTCAGCGCGGACACATGGACCCGGGCGGACGATTCGACGTCGCGGATTCGGGGTCGGCGTCAACCCGCGCGACGGCCGTCAAGCCGATCAAGAAGGCGACGGCCGACACCTACTATCGAAATCTTCACGCGTTTTTCGAATATCTCATCGCGGAAGACCATCTCGACGAATCCCCGTTCACAAGGCGAATCCGCAAACCCGGCAAATATGACCGTGACGACCAGATCCAGCCGTTCAGTAACGACCAGGTCACGGCCATGCTCTTAGCCCTGCGTAACCGGGTCGAAACCGGCAATAACTTCGAGCGCCGCCAGTCCCGGCGCGATGTCGCGATCGTTCACCTCCTCCTAGACACTGGACTGCGGGCCGAGGAGCTATGCGCGCTCACATTCGGGGACATCAACTACAAAGAGCGGAGGGTCACGGTGGTCAAAGGCAAAGGCGGCAAATTGCGAACGATCAGGTTTGGACGACAGACCGCCCATGCGATCGCCGCGTACATGCGATCGGACAGCCAACGGCCGCGGCCGAACCAGCTTCTTGCCTATCGGTCCCAGCCTGAGCCCAAAGAACCGTTCTTTATCGCCCTGCGCGGAAAGGGGGCGGGGCAAGCATTGAAGCGCTCCGGATTGTGGCAAATCTTCAAAGAGATCGAGCGATACGCGAGTATCACCGGCGTGCGGTGCAGTCCGCATACCTGCCGGCATACATTCGCGGTGAACTTCCTGCGCGCCGGTGGACAGCCGTTCGCGCTCATGGAGATCATGGGGCACACGGACCTAACGCAAACGCAGAAGTATGTCCGGTTCGTGCAGGCCGACATCGACCGCCAGGGTGCTATGTACAGCCCAATGGACAATCGACCGACGTTCGGCTACGCAGCGCTTGGCACCTCAGTGAAGCGGGCGAAGAAGGGACGCGTGGTCGGAGAGGTCGCGGAGAAAGTTGAAAGGAAGCTACCATCGCTGCCAGAAGACGAACCCGAGTCCCTGAGGATGGCTTTACTCTCGAGGATTTGCGATGACGAGGATCTGATACGAATTGCCGAAGCTGTACGAAGTGTGCTCAACAAGTGACACGCACAGCCTCCGGTTTCGGCCGGAGGCTGTTCTATTTTAACCACAATCGATTGCGAGACTTAGTTGCCCGGCTGTTCGCCCTGCGCCTCGGACGTGGTCGCGCCCGTGGTGGCGGTCTCGGTCGCGACTTCGGGCGTCGTCGCGTCGGTCGACTCGGTCGACGGCGCCTCCGCGGTCGTATCACCACTCACCGGAGCATCGGACACCGGCGCGGGATCCGCCGCCGTATCGGCTGCCGGTGCTGCCGGCGCTTCCGCAACGGGTTCGGGCACGGCGACGGATGCGGACGGGTCGGCAGCGACCACCGTCGCCTGAATGGCGTTGAGGTCCGTGATCGCCTGACCGATCGCCGAGGCGTTCTTCTGAGCCACTTCGATGAACCCGGTGAGATCCGGCGTGTTACCGGAAACCTTCGACGCATCGACGGCCGTCTTCATATCGCCGAGCGTCTTCGTGAGGTTGTCGGAAAGGGCCTGCAACCCCGACGCGAGGGCCTGTATATTGGCGGCCTCCCGCGCTTGCGCGGCGGCCAGATCATCAAGCTGTGACATAATTTTTCTCCCGAAAAGAATGTGGTGGCCTAGGAATCCGATCATCCCGCCAACAACAGCAGTCAGCAATTCCATTGGTCCGTTTCCAAAAATGCCGCGACCGACGTGGCCAGGGGGCGCGATCAGCGCCGGCCGCAGCACCTAGAGGCGCGCATCAGCACGCCAAACTCACACGGCGATTCTCCAGCCCCCCGCCGCACCATTCGAGAAGTCGAGATCGATGTCTCGGCCGAGAATCGTTGCCTCAACGCCCTGCACAATCGCCGCCCGCGCCTCTTCGTCGGAGTAGTGCTGCCAACCCTTAGACTGGGCGAGCTGCACGTCGCCCGGAAGCACGATCCCGCGGGATACGAGTGCCTCAATGACTGCGCCGCTTCCGTACACGCCAGGGCGATAACGGCCACCCAGTTTTTTAAACAGCAGGGTGGCGGTTTCGAAATAGTCGATGACGGCGGCAGGATCCATGTCGCCGTCGCAGGCCATCCGTATCGGCGTCGCGGTCGGTTGCCCGCAAGCGAACGCCAGGTCGTAGGCCATCGCCGCGTCGTCATGCCCGCGCGCCGAGGTGAAGTAGTCCGGCGTGGTCGGATACCCGCTCTCCCATACCGTGACGATGTACAGCCCGGCTTTAGAGAGGTCAATCGCCTCCGACTTTGTCAGAAGTTGCTTGAAACGCGACGTGCCCGGCTTGTACAGATAGCGCTCGACCCAGGAGAAGCCAAGCTGCCGCAATTGCGGGCCGAGCCCCATGAGCGACGATGCGGAATCGAGGCCTTTTCCCATGGTTTCAATCCTCACCGACGCGCTAAAAGCGCCGGCGCGACTACTTGTGAAAGATCAGCCCGATGAGCCCGTTCGCGAGCGTCTTGGCAACGATGCGCTCCATCGAGTTCATGACCGGCACATGGTCGATGATGGCGTCGATGACGAGTGTGACGTCGGACGCACTGATCGTCGCGCCGGCGTCCTTGAGCGCGGTGACGGCCGTATTCACGACCTCCGGCTGCGTGATCGTGCCGGACGATACTGCCTGCGAAACCGCGGCGTTCACATCCGCGCCGGCGGCGGCCGCCGCAGTGCCGAGCACTTTGTTGACGGTCGATTCGAGGTCGGGATGCTTGTCGAGGCCCAGGTGAGCCGAAAGCCAGCTTTGCGGCTCAAACGATGGCGCCGCCGCTGTGGGCGACGGAGTAGTAGGTTCGGACATGGTTTTGCCCCCTTGGTGGTTTCAATCCTCATAGACGCCGAGGCGTCGACTCAGATCAATGGAACAGATGAAGATGATCGAGGATGAAAACGCCGATACCGCAGAATAATCCACTGGCGATCGTGGCAATAAGCAGCTGGTTGTGCGTAGCCTGTTGATGCCTCGCCTCCATGGCCGCTAGTTGCTCCCCGTGCTTTTCCACGGTCGTCGCAAGTCTCTCGACGGTCTTTTCGAGCGATCGAACTGCATTCAAGAACACAGCCTCTTCGCGGTCGGACATGTGGCGTAACTCCCTCGATTGGTCTGACAGTAAGTAGACAGGGGAATTGAGGGGACTATCACGCGTGCTCGGGCATCAATAGAGTTGTGGCACGATGCGGGCCGTGATGTCCATTTGCGGGATCTTGCCCTTGCCGACGGTGACGTGCGTGCCGACTACAAAGAAGGTGAAGTTGGACGCGCTCGACCGCGGATTGACGATGTTGATGAACATGTTCGGGTAGACGCCGATATCGCCCGGGTACCAGGTCGAGAACTTCAAGCTCTTATCCGGCAGTCGCAGGAAGTTGAGAAGCGATTCCGCCGCGACGCCAGCAAACGCCTGGTCGGCGAAGATGTTATCGACCCATACCGTGGGATCGAAATACCCTTTGTAATTCCAGACGTAGTCGTTATAGACACTGTCCGTGTCTGTGTCCCACGCGACAATCGGATTCCAAAGTGGACCGAGCGCGGACACGCCGATTACCGTGACACTGTTTCGTGTTTCGTAGAGGCCAGACTCGTACGTTCCCATGAAGATCTCGTCGAGGCCGGCACCGCCGCCATACGCTCCAGCGACGTAGTTGAACGTCTTGACGATTGACGGTATGCCTACCAGCCCGAACTTGAAGAAGTAGAGATAACCGTCGACCCCGAAGAAGAGCATAAAGCCAATGCTCTGGGCGATCTTGAGCATGATATCCCAGATCAGTTGACCACCCGTAAACCGCGTCAGCGCCGTCCCTGCCGGCCCGGTCGGGAGATAATATTGCTGCACCAGTCCAGGCGATGGGTCGTAGGGGTTGGCGGGAACATAGGTCGCGAATGCAAGCTGGTTAAGCGTGATGCCGCCCATGGCCGCGAGGAACGCCAGAGCGTAGTACACGTTCCAGCCATCCATCCACGGCAGGTTGAACGCCGGGACGCGGAGCATCAGTGAGATGTCGTCACCAAAGATCGTAACGTCGTCGTTCCCCCCGCCTTTCCAATCGTTCGTGAACCGCGTATTCCAGATCCCGAGGAATTCCGATCGCGTCGTGCCGTAGGCGCCAATACCCAAGTTCACCTGTGCGGCCATATGGCCGTGCATATCCACGATGCCGTTGTTGTTCCAGTTCGTCCAGAGGCCCGTGAAGTTCCGGAACGTCATCGCGCACGTTGACGTAATCGTGAGGCGGTCCAGGTCGAACGTTTTGGTGATTTCGATCGATTGGGGGTTAGGAGGCGCGCCGAGCGTGCCGAGCACGGTAGGAGCCTGGACCTTAGAATAGGTGCTGGCAGCGAAGTCGATCGTCACCGCATGAACGGCAGCCGTGAAGTCGGCATAGGCGAATCCCTTCCACGTACCTGTTTCTATGTTATTGATCGTCAGAAGATATTGGTAAAGAACGCCGTTGACGGACCATGTTTCGAGATCCGCGCCGGTACCGTCCGGCCTAAATCCGACATGCACGTAGTTTGTGTACGGCGCAGCGGAGCCGTCCGACTGGCGGTAGGTGGGCAAGTAATGAGCCCGAAGCAGCATCGTGCTGAGTTGTCCACTGGACGGGACAAAGCCCAGGTTGATTTCATTGGACGCGATCGCGGCCGAGGCCCGCCACTTCGTCGCATGGACGGACCACTCGACCATGAGGATGTCGAAGGCGATCATTTGCCACCAGTCGATCACCCAGTCCGGTTCACCGACGCTGTCCGCAAGATCAAGCGTCCAAACATACGGCGTCACATCGCTGTCGATGGTGACCTGCATCAATCCACCCATCACCTTGACGTAGATGGTATGGACTGGGGGATCTCCGGCGTTCGGATCGTCGCCAGTGTTCGGGGCGTACTGGGTGCTCAGGGTGTCTGAAACCTGTGACCCCTGCCCAATCTGGTCGACGTCGACCCAGTAATTATCGTCCGGCGACCCGTCAGCGTCGTTCACGTCGTTGTACCGGAACCATACGCCATCGCCCGATTGCCATGTGACCTCGAACCACCGATACGTTCCGCGGCTCGATCCCACAACTCGCCATCGATATCCGGCAGCGCTGATGTAGCCGCCAAGATTACCAGGCGGCCCGAACTTCATGAAACCGGTGTACGCTTGGGAGGCGATACATGGGGCGCCGTCGAGCAGAACGGCGAATGGGTTGCCGTCAGCGGTATCGAACCTGAGTGCCTGAAAGCCGGGTTCGGCGGGGTCCGGCAACGAGTAGTCCGCCGTGCCGACCGATTCGCGTGGAGGCATCGCCCAGAAGAAGTAAGGATTGCCTGAGTCGGAGCTGAAGCAGTCGCGATCAGTGTAGTCATAGCCGCCGGGGTTGAATGCGGCGAACTTCTGATCGTGGGGGAGAAAGACCGCTCGCGGGTGAACCACCTTCGCGATAGGATCGAATTCCATCCCGGCCTGCGTGCCATCTTGTGCACTCTGGACGAGGCCGGAGGCATCGTACCGCGGGAACCCGCTGCTCGCGTACTCCCCCACGAAGTCGGTCGTGCTGAAGAACGGCTTGACCTCCATCGGGAAAACGGCGCGCAGGGCGTTAATGTCTACTTCGAGGAGCGTGTCTACTCTCACGATGAGAAGTAGACACGCGGGTTAGTGGGATATCACGTGGACAGATCAAGTCCTTGCGAGATGTTGACCGGGCCATCACTTTCCGACCTCGTGATCGACTTCCCGCATCCAGGGCACGGGAATGTCACCGACTGATCGGGGTTCACCGTCACCGTAGCGCTTGATGTTCGCGTCACCTCGATCTCGCCGTCCATTGTTGCTACGGTCAGGTCGCTGTCGAGTTTCCACGTCGTACCGCAACCGTCCGTCTGATTCAGTCCGATCGCCCAATCCGGTAGTGACATTGCGCCTCCTAGTCGTTATAGTTGATTGATCCGGCCTGCTGCCCAGTTCCAAGGGCATTAAAACCGGGGGAAGAGGCAGTCGAGCAACCATACGTTGGAACGGCAGTCCCGTTCGTCGGCTGGTACGGCGTCGTGTAGAGAGTGCTGCTATATCGAGAGTAGAATCCATACGTCGCCCAGACGTTCGCGCCCTCAACGTCGCCTGAACTGCCGGAGGAATCACAGAGTATTCCGTAATCGCAGTTATAAATGCGAATGTTTCGCGTGAGCCCGGAACCAGAGAACATGCAAAACCCGGTATAGGAGTTACTGATCTCGTCGTTCTGCAGGTAAACAGCCGATTTGCCGTACTCGGTGATTATGGCGTTTCCACCGACAGAGCCACTGGCTGTACCCCATCCCGCGAGCACGCAGTTTAGAATCTTGCTCGCGCAGTTGAAGGCCATCACCACACCACAGGCTGAAGAGTTCCCTGCCGAACCTAGCCCATAGAGAGTGAGTCCGCTTATATAGCTCACCGTATTGGCGGCGTAGCTTTGCCCGTATGGTTGGATATTGATTAGCCCTTGGTTTGAGAGGGGATTTCCACCGATCGCGCACGGGTAGGTAGCCACGTCAGGCATCGTTGTCGCGGCGGCGTAGCTTGATGTCGTGTAGGCGGGGACTGAGAGCGCCTGGGCGACACCTCCTGAGATTGTAAAAGTTGCCTGGTAGTAGAGTGTCCCGTTTAATGTCTCCGACGCGTACAGCTTGGCGCCGGCGATCCCGGTCGGCAGCGTGAAGGAGGCGACGGTGGGCTGTTGACCGCTCGATGCGGTTTGTGAGACAACCGAGCCAGGAAGGGTTTCTCGGGTCGTCCCGGAATTGTCCACGTAGGTGTAGGAGACAGCAAAATAGTTTGGCGGCCCGATCGCCCAACCAGTCCCGCCGGTTCCGGAAAACGTCACGGACGGGAGAGCTGTCGGGCAAACCGGATTGGAAGTGCTACCGAGCACCTTCGCGTTCTGCCCGATCGCCAGGGAGTTAAATAGTATTCGGTTACTCCCATAGAACGGTGTGTACCAAAAGGTATCCCCACCGACTGGCGCGGACGGGAGCGCAACCACTCCTGGATTGCCTGATCCAACCGTACTACCGCTGAACATATTGCCGAGTGTGAGCGTGTAATTTCCAGCCGAATAGGTGCTCGCGGTTACTGTGCCGGTATATCCTTTCAGTCCCACAGTCACGTCACCCTTGAACAGGATATGTGCGTAGAGGGGTATGTTGAGCGTCGTTACTAGCGTTGTGGTCGACCCCGTGGCACTGCAAGTTGTCGATGGATTGTTCGCCTGCTGGTAGGTAGCAGTGGCAACCGTAGGCGAGACAGCGACCCCCGCCGTGGCAGAGAAGGTGATCGCAGTGTTCATGCCAGGGGACATTGCTCCCCCAGGCGATGAACTCGCCGCGAACGTATCGGCAAACTGTTGCCCCACACCGCAATTCATCGTCAGGTTGGCCTCAAGTCCCCAGAGCTTCCAGTTCGTACCGGTGTCGAGCGTCGGATTATTGTTCAGGTTGGAATTGCCCTGCGAGACATAGAGGTTATTGTCCGAACCATAGACGACCTGCCCCGTCGTGTATGTTGTTGTGCTCGACCATGTCGTAAACGGAACCACCGTGCCACCGCCGCTGGATGGCGACGTGTAGGTCGTGTTCGCGCTCGTCACCCACGCCGACGCCACGCCCGACGGATATTGCGGCGTGATGGACCTACACCTCACCTCCATCGTGCCGGACGTGAAGCTATTAATATAACTCGGCGCGAAGTAGTAGGTCGACGAAGTTCCGTCCGGTCCTTTCCATGTCGTCCCACTGTCGGTCGAATACTGCCATTGGTATTGCTGCACGGACATCGCCGGCGATGTCGCGGAAAAGAGCGGCGAGAAGCGCAGATACTCCGTCGTGCCCGAATAGGACGGAGCGCCGACGGTCACGGAATCCGGCGCCACGGGCGGACGGAATCGCACCAGGTCCTGGGACATCTGCCCGTACGCTGGCAGCATTAAACAGACAATCAGCAAGAGCCAGTATCGAACGAAACGCATTTTCAACTCCCCAGCTTGTATCGGAACCAGGCCTTGAGCGTGACAACGGTCGACGGCAGCGCATTATTGAAAGTGACCGTGTCGCCGCTCAACGTGTACGTAAACATCGGATTGCCGGAAGGATCGGCCGCGGGGCCGTTCTGCACGCAGGCATTACCGTCGGCGAGTAGAAGCAGCGACGCCGCCGGATTTGGCGCTTTCACCGCTCCAGTCGAATCGACGAGCGTGTATATCTTGTTCACCCCGTCGATGGCGCCGACAGGCGTGACGTTGTCGACATACCCCACTCCTCGACGCCAACTATTGGGTGACGAGATCGGGCCCGGCTTCATCGCTCCCCACCGTGTGAACGCGGACGGCATCAGAACTTACCTCCGAACCTGCCCACCACGCGGCGACCGGAGGCTGGCACCGGAGCAGGTTTGGACACCGTCGCCGGGTCGCCAGATCCACCGCGAGCAGGGCGCGTGACGGTCGGCACGGGCTCGCGCACGACGTTCGCCCCCATCGCTTGCAGTCGCTCGATGAGCTCGCGCTCTTCCATCCACGCGACACCCGACCGGAATCCCCCGGCGTCAATGAGCCAGGACCGACGGACGCAGATTTGCGACGTGAACACGTCGTTATTCACGGCCAAACCGCGCTCACCAGGAACGTACGCCGCGCCAATGATTACGTCGACACCGGCCACCATATGCGGGCGGAGCCGTGCGAGCCAGTCCGCCGTCAACACATCATCGTCGTCGAGGAACTGCACCCACTCCGTCTGCAGCCGGTCAACGCCGATATTGCGGGCCGCGCTCGCACCCTGCGATCGATCGAACCGCAGGAGAGAGACGTTTGGCGACCGCTCGCAAATGTCGAAGGCTTCGGTCGCGACCATGGAGCCATCATCGACCACGACCACCGGCACCGCGCCGGCGCTTGAGATCGCGCGAGGTAGGCAACACGGGCGCTCTTTCGTCGGCGTGACGACGCCGATCTCGCCCGTTACCGGACGGTCCAGCATGAGTCGCGGCTTCGGAGAATCGACCGATTGAGGCACGAACCCGCGAGTCAGGTGATCTTCCTCGTGCGGGTTACGGGCGATGTGGTACCGGCAGGTTTTCCGAGGAAGGTGCAGCACAGGGCGGCCCGGGCCAAAAACGTCCGCAGTGGCCTTGAAGTACTCCCAATCTTCCTCAACGCGCATGTGTTCAGGGAACCGCAGCGAGCGCGCCAGGTTGCCCCACACGCTCACGGCCGACGTCTGGATGTAGCAACGCTGCCGCAGCAGTTCAGGCGACCATGGCGCGCCCCCTCCGAGGTAATCAATGAACGGGTGCTTGTCGCTCTGGTAGAGGAACCGCCCGACGCTCTTGTCCCACCACCGCCAGGCGAAATCGGGATCACTGTAGACCATCGCCCATTGTCCGTTTTCGTGGGCGTCCCAATGCGCCTGCAGGTGGTCGCGATACCACAGATCGTCACTGTCCAGAAACGCGACATACTTGCCGCGCGTGTACGACAGTCCCCAGTTGCGCGCCGAACCCGGCCCTTCGTTCTTCGGCCGATGGAACCACCATATGCGGTTAGCGGCCAGTGCGTACTCTTTCGAAAGCGCCTGGATCTCGTCCCAGTTGGTCGAACCGTCATCGATAATGTAGAGCCGCCAATGGGGGAACGTTTGGGCGAGCACACTGTCGATGGCCGGGCGCAGCGCGTCGACGCGGTTGTAGGTCGGCATCACGATCGAGAACATCTCGTAACAGTGCTCGTTCTTCTCAGTCAGGCGGAAACGGTTTCGGCATAACCGTTCGTGGAATTCCAGGCCGAGATCCATGCAGCTCGAATGCTCGAAGTGCTCGACATACGCGTCCGTCGACCGGGTGAGTTTGTAATGTCGTCGCATCCGCGCGAAGTAGTCCCAGTCCTCGGCGGTCAAGTCATACTCTTCGTCGAATCGACCAGTCGCCTCCCACGCCCGGCGCGTGAGGACGAAACAGTAGCCGCCCTGGGGTACGTAGGGATCGCTGAGGTACTGCACGCCGCCGGTCGCCTTATGGCCGACCCAATATTTCTCGACCGCCTCCATGTTGCGGATAGAAGTGTCTACCGGGGTATCGGACGTGTCCGGGCGCTCAATGCGTGGGGCGGCGGCGACGTCGCGCGGGCCGAGTGGGAGTACGACGCCGGCAGAATCGTTTATATCCGCGAGCCACACCATCGATTCCAGGCTGCCGGGAGAGAACAGAACGTCGTTGTTCGTGATCAGTATCTGCCGGCCACGAGCCGCATCCACTCCCATGTTCCACGACCGCGCGAGCAGCCGGGGAACCTCGTTGTGCAGGAGCGTGACTTTCTTCGGCGGTGTGCCCTGTGCCGCCCCGCGGATCTGCCCGGCGACGTGCGACCCGACGAAGCTATTGGTCGCGTCCGTCGAGCCATTATCGACGACGATGATTTCGTACTTGAGGCGACCGACATTGCGCGCGATCGACGCGAAGCACTGGGCGGTGAGCTCGACTTTGTTGTAGGTGGGGATAACGATGGAGAGGTCGAGGGCATTGATGACACCTTCTCGGACGCTCACATTCGGAGCCGCCGGCGTCTTCGTCACCATCCAGCAGTTTCCGTGAACCGCCTTCAGATGCCCGAAGCGTTCTCGCACGGCGCGCTCAACACCCGGGAACCCGTGGTAGTCGTGCCCGGCCATGATGCCACCGACCTTCACCTTCGGCCACCATGCCGCCATATCCGCGCTGACGCCCGGGTACTCGTGGTCGGCGTCGAGAAAGAGAAAGTCGATAGATTCATCGGCGAACTTCGCCGCGGCTTCCGTCGACGGCATGCGCATCGGCTTGATGCGATCTTCCAGGCCGGCGCTTTGAATGCTGTACTGGAAAGCATCCCATTGACTGCCAAATCTGGCATGGTATGCGGTATGGTCCTCGCGCTCGTAGGTCGAGACGTTCCACACATCGACTGCGTAGAACTCGACTTCCATCTCGCGATCGGCCAAGAGTTCGGCCATGTAGACCGCAGACCGCCCAAAGTAGCTCCCGACTTCGACGATGATGGCGCCCGGTTGCAGTGAGGGCACAATCTGGTCGTACAATGTCTCGAAATCCATCCAACCGGGAATGTCTTGGTAGAGGGTGGGCACCGTCAGACCTCGGGATAATCGAACAGAGTGCCGTGCGTCGTAATGCACATCTCGTCGAAGAGGTGCGCGAACTTCGGCAGGTTCTGCTGTACGTATACGGGGATGGTCGAGAGATCATCGGAGTAGGCGAGCTTCCAGCCGTGATGCGCCTCCCGCCCGTTCGCGTCCCCTTCAGCGATGCGATCGTCAAGCGAGGCCGCCATCGGGTGATTGTATATGTACTCCTTGAGCTTCACCCGCCAGTGTCCGCCGAACCAGGTGCAGTGCCAGCCCATCGGCTCGGTCGAGAGCGGGGCGCAGTAGGTCTTTCGGAATTCCGACGCGGGAGCCGAGCCGATGGCCGCGCGGGTCGACGCCAACGTCATCGCCGCCCAGCCGTGGTAATCATTCGATCGAAACGACCGGTTGAAGTTGTAGTAATGCTGCCGTCCGCAAATCCGAACCGGCGACGTGAATCCGTCGCGCAGCCGCCGAACCGCCGAGGCCGCCGGGATCTCGTCACCATCGCTTAGCAGGATGATATCGTCAGGGGTCGCGTCACCTATCGCACTCCAACACCTATCGCGCTGATAATGTTCGTTCGCCCAAGCGCGAGGATCCCACTCACCGCGCTGGATGAACGGATGCTGCTGAGGCATACCGCGCACGCAGCCGACGTGCCGTATCTTGTCGAGGAACGGTTCGAACCGACTGGCGTTATTCAGAAAGTGCAGTGGCTTACGGCGGCCCTTGAAGTCGAAGTTCCCCTCACAGATCACGAACACATCGACGACGTCGGCGAGTTCGTGCAAGCGGATCTCGAGCAAATCCAGTTCGTCGTTGAAGACCACGCAGTCGTAGACACGCATCAATACACCCGCGGGCAGTGGGCGCACCAAGGCTCACCCAAGATCGCCGCATTCGTGCCGCTCTGCCGGCGTTGCATGAACGCCTGGTACCGGCGGTTGCGAATCAGGCTGTCGTAGTCGTCTTTCGCCACATCGCCGACCACGTGCTCTGCGAAACACGACGTAATTCGTCCGTCGCACCACACGATTGCCGCCGCATCCGCGTAACGGAACGGTTGCTCTACCGACTGAGCGGAGAAGCCGCCCGATGCCAGATCAGCCAGCGGTACCTGCACTGTGGTCACGATCTCGGGACCGCCCTCCGAGGCCGCGCAAAAGTACGGAGGACAATCACCAAAAGACTGAGACGTGCTAGCACTTAACGTTGAAAATCCAAGCTGAATCGTGAACGTTGTATTCGGGCAAGCTGCCGAAGAGTGGACAAAGTCAGTTTGGATCCTATGAAGATAGGTCTGCCCATTGCCGATATAGCATGTGTGGGTTGCACTGTCGGGACATGCCCAGAATTGGGCATCATTCCCGATGTACACTACGTACGTGGTCCAAACATTGACATACGAAGCATTAGTATCGACTACTTGCGAGCCGTTAGCAGGACAAAAGTAAGTTACCGTTTGGTTGTTTCCTACTCCGGATGTAGCAGTAGCAATCGTGCTAGTAACCGTTGTATTGGTCGCAAGTATCTGCCCTCCTATCTGCGAACAACTGCACGGTGAGCTAACGCTCGATCCGCCGCACGTCGGTACGGTGAACGGAGCAAAGTCCAGGTATCGCTTCAGGCGACTGATCGGGTCTTGCTTCCCGGAATTCGGCTGCTCCTTCGAATAAGGACGTCGCTCGATGTTGAGCGTAATGCCGTAGTCCGCCGCCTTCCGCTGTGCCGCGACGAGTGCCGATTCGGTCCGATCCCGCGCGAACCGCAGGGAAACATCCTCGCGGGCGACCGTGTGGGCATGCACGAACCGGAACTGAACTTCGTGCACCCCCATCTCGGCGCACAGGTCGATAAACGCGGGGAATTCGTCGATGTTGTACGTCCCGGCAGTGAACTGCGAGTGGACGAACGCGTTCGGACGAGATTTACGGAACGCCTTGACACCATCGACGACCTTACGGAAGTCGGCAGGTTTCTTGCCGCGGCCGATCGCAACATACGTTTCCGGCGTGGCGGCGTCCATCGACACCGACACGCGCACGTTTGTGCCGTCGCCCAGGCAGTCGGCAATCTTCGTTGTCAGGAAATGGCCGTTGGTCGGGAAGTAGAAGATCTTGCCGGCGCCAAGCACGTCGCGAGCGATCGTCGGGAACGTCTTGGCCAGCATCGGTTCGCCGAGACCAGCGACCTCAATACCCTCGACCCGGCCCAGGAACTTCGCCTTGACCTGCTCCCACACCTCAATCGGCATGTCGACTTCGGGTTCTTTGTCGCCACGCTTCCACGATTCCCGCTCACAAAAGACGCACTCGGAATCGCAGTGAGCCGAGATCCGCAGATGCATCGCTCGCGGCCCAAGCAAGGCCGCATAAGTCTCTACGGCCGGGTCCGGCTGAAGAATCGGAAGGTCTTTGACGCCCGGAGCCCGGATAGGTTCCGTGACTCCGCAATTGCTAACAAGCACCTCATGCTCCAATGCGCCCCCACGCCATGAAGCCTATCCCGCCAGCCTCTCGTACCAGCGGTCTTCAATCGGGCGATCCCACGTCGGCATCGCCTCCAAATGTCCCATGACTTCGTCGACGGTTATTTCGTCGATACAATCTGCCCCCCACCCTTTACGCAGTGGGCACCGGGCGCCGGACGTGAAATCGCGGCAGCTTACACCAGTCGCCTCTTTGCACTGGTCGGGCACGCGCTTGCGAATGGTCACGAGGTTGGTCGTCTCGACGTCGAGCAGATACCCACGCGGGTTGGTCGGACCCCAAAGGCTAATACACGGGGTGCGCAGCGCCACCGCGAGCCATCCGAGCCCGCTGTCGAACCCGACGAGGCAATCCAGGAGCCCGATAACCGCCGCCGCGATCCTGAGTGGCTGTTGCGTGATCGCCACGTGCGGCACGCCGGAGATATCCGCCATGCGCTCCTGGTCGGTCCCGAACACGATCGGATACCACCCCTCGCCGATGCGTCCGGCAACCGCCCGCACCAGATCGCCGACGGACGACCAGTTCTTGGCCTGCCAGTTTCCGTGCAACTGGATCCCGACCAGGCGCTTCGCCGTCGGCGGAAGGCCGAGTTCGGCCAGCAGTTTAACCGCCGCATCATGCTCCTCTCGTTGCAAGAAGTAACGGACGCGACGCGGTTCATCGGTCAGATCCTCAACGCACAGGGTTTGATACGCCTGCCGAACAGCCCCCTCCATTCCGTAACCGGCCATCATATCGAAGGTTTCGGGCAGCACGTTCGGGTCACCGGAATTGTAAATGACGAGTTCGTCGATATCGGGGTTGAACTGCAGGATTTCTCCGGCCGCCCATGCATGATGCGCGACGATCCGAATATGCGGCCACCGTTGCCGGAACGCGTGGAGGGCGGGCGTCGTCATGACCGTGTCGCCGATGCCGGCGTGCTGCAGGTAGCCGAGATGGATCTCCTCGAGCAGTTGCGGCAGCGCATATGTCCAGCCCGTGCGGAGCCGAGGCCCGACGATCGGCACCGCCGGCACGGGCGCACCGACGCGCATGTCGTACAATTCGGCGTCACGCGAAGCCGCGAGGTTTACCACCTGCCGCAGCGGATCGGAATCCCACGCCGGCGCATACCGAACCGGCAGCTTCACCCCCTGTTCAACAGCGTGAAACGACTCCGACCGCTCGGCCGTCGCCGCGAGGTCGACGATCACGACCTCGGCCGCCGTCGACATCTTCTCGTCAATGATCTTGCGCACTCGCTCAATCGATTCATTGGCCTCGACCACGAAGAGCAGGGCCGGCCCCTTGCGATCGACCGCCGAAGGGAGCCGCACACGCGTCGGACGGCGTTTGTACTCAGCGCGTTGCCCGGTGATCTCGGCATAGCGAATCATGTTCCGCTCCCAGCCCTGCATGCGCTCATCGGCGGTGTAGGAGCTTTCCCCTGCGTGGTGGACGACCACGGACGGGACGACGACCGTCGAGCCACCCATTCGCGCCACGGTATCCTGTAGCGCGATCTGTGCCCAATCGTAACCGTCCATTTCGTCCGGGAACATTCCTGCCTTCACAAAGACATCGCGCCTGATCGCGACGACGGCCGGAGAAATGTACTCTGTGATTTCGAACGACAACAGGGGCGTGTCGTCCTCCCCGGCTTGCGGCGGGCACGAGCAATGCCCGGTCACACGCGGGACGGCGATGCAGGCGCGGTCGACCAACGCCTCCTGCAGGGCGCGCAGCCAGCCTGGACCTTCCGGCAGCGTCACGTCGTCATGGAGGAACAGCAGGAAGTGAGACGACCGGTAATACGTTGCGCCCAGGTTCATGGCGCGCGCCCACGAGTACTCCTTCGCCGGCATGAAAACAATATTGAAGCCAACGGGGACATCGTAATCCGGGAAGTCGATGACGGTCGTGTCGACGATGACGACTCGGATCTCCTGATTGTGCGACTCGATCATGGCGTTCTTGATAGCCGAGAGCGACTCAATCAGCCCTGGGGACATCCCCCGGCCGCCGCGAGTGCCAACCACGACCGTCCATATCGCACCGGTCGGCCGGGGCTTTTCCTCGACGGCCTCAGCCGTGAACGTCACCGGCGCCGACGCCTTTTTCTTATCGTTGCATCCGCATCCCATATTAACCCAGCAACCCCCAGACTTGCTTGATAATTGTCTCCGCCGGGTCTTCGTCCCAGCACGCAATTCGGTAGTCCCGTCGCACGGCCGCCGCCATCGCCGAAAACCGCACAGGGACGGCATACCGATGGTTATCATCCGGCAGGCAGAACCGCGACGGAAAGTGAAACGCCGTCGGACAGTAGGCAATCGCCTTCGTCCCTGTGTATCTTGCGAGATGGAACGGGCCAGAATCGATCCCGACCAGCACGTCCACTAGCGACAACAAAGCCACCCAATTCGGTGTATTGCCGCGAAACAGCGTATAAGGCAAGGCTCGACACTTCGGATGCGTGACCGGCGCCGGACCGTCCACCACGGCGACAGAGCATCCCTCATACATCAAGACTTCACATATGCGACGTGTGACCTCGTAAGGAATACGCTTGCGGTCGTTGTTCGTCGCACCAGACACGTTTATGAGCACTATCGGAGACGACATCCCGCAGAGGGCCGACCGTACAGTGTCCACAGAGGCGTGTATCCCAGTTCGATAGTCGATCTTCGGCCAGCAACAGAGGAGTGACCACATGTCCTCCATCGATGCCACAACCGGCAGCGGAGCCATCTGGCTCGCTATCACCGTCTTATTGCATCGCCAGTAGTGCCCGTAGTCAGCCTCCAGCAACAGGACGGGATCAGAGTACGCTAGATCCGGATAGCCGAAGCCGCCACGGTCGACGCACCGGAACCCCGCCGTTTCGAACAACCACCGCTTGTTGCGCTCCACGCCAAGCTCAAACTCATATCCGAACCGCTGATAGACCTTGAGCAGATGGGCGATATGGACGCAGTCCCCGAGCCCATGCTCGAAACTGATCTTTAATGCCGGCATACGAAAAGTTCACAGTGGCCAAGGCTGCCTGGGTCGTCAACCTCCGATATCGAACGGTCACCGCCAATACGGAAGAAGCGGAACCCCATTCCCGCCAGCCATTGCACGCCCTCGCCGACGTCGGCGTACTGCCCCATCATCGACACGGACCACTCCATGCAAATCTGGATATTGGGATTACTGTGGAGAACGCGTTCGGCCCCCTTCAGTATCCGTAGCTCACTTCCCTCCGCGTCAATGCGGATGAAATCGGCTCGGTCGACAAGGTCGTCGATGCGAACGGTCTTCACCGCGAACGAATCGAGCCCGAAGATATCCGTCGGCGGTTCATCTACGAGATGGCCGCCGCCCACCCGCTGCGGATCGGCTACCAGATACTTCGTGCCGGATTCGCTCCACCCCGCACAGTTGCGCAGACTGACCCGGTCGCGAAATCCGTTCAACTCGATCGAATCGGTCAGCAGTTCGCAAAGATGCTCGTTGGCCTCGCACGTGATCACCTTGCCGCTCGGCCCCACCGCGGCGGCCATGTGCAGCGTGTGGTATCCGAAGTTCGCCCCGACCTCGACCACCGTCGTGCCGGCCGGGATACTGCGGTGAACGACGTCTTCAATCGCCCTCTCCCACTCGCCGTAGAGCGCGAGGTGTGGCGCGAGCCCGCGGTCGCGAGTGTCGAAGTAGATGCGCAGCCCGTTGTGGAGCACGGCGAGTCCGCGGTTGTTTCCCAGGTAGACGTAGGTGTTCATAGGAGAGCCAAATCCGGGGTGTAGAAGAACGAATCGGACTGCTTGTCGATCTTCGTTAATTCTTGCTGCACCAGGTCATGCACGTCCGATCGCTTCGGTCGGAACTTCGCCAGCATCAGCGCGATCGTGCCGGAGAGCAGCGGAGCCGCCTGGGACGTGCCCGACATCCGCGCATACTGGTCTGGCGCCCACGTCGAGAGGATGTTCACACCGGGCATCGCAATGTGATTGGGAACGAGCGGAGCGAAGACGGCCTTCTGCATGTTCTGATCGAGTGCCGAGACTGCTATCACTTCCTGATATGCCGCCGGATAAGCGACCTGGTTCGGGTCATTGCCGGCGGCGGCCACGATCACCACGCCGTCGGCGTAGGCGCGCTTAATGGCGTCGTGGAGCGGCGGATAGTCGCCGTACGCTCCGAGGCTCATATGGATGATGTCGCAGCCCTGCAGGACAGCCGCGTCGATCGCTTGCGCAATCGCGTCCCCGCCGCCAGGGAGCACCTGGTAGCAATACAGCTTCGACGCCGGCGCAACCCCAACGACGCCGTACGAATTGTTGCAGGCGGCGATGATCCCTGAGACGTGAGTCCCGTGGGCTTGTTGAGGCGTGTCGTTGCCAGAGCAGTAAACGACGTTCAGTGCGAGATCGGGGTGTGCGGGAGAAGAACCGGTGTCGAGAACGGCGACCTTGATGCCGTCGCCCTGCGTCTCTTTCCATGCGACTTCGCTATGAATGGCATGTACGCCAAAGTCGACGATCTGTGTGGTTTTGAGCGAGACGTCGACGACCGGGCCATTATCGAGCGGGACAAACATGAAAGGCTACCCCCTGCAAGGAAGTAGCCGTCGAGGAGATGGAGGTTATCACTTCCCCTCCTCGAGCGCGGCGATATTATCGACCGCATGCCTTACCGCCTGCAGCTTATGCCATGCGTCGGCACTGTCGTGTTTCGCGCGGTTCCACGTCTTCGCCGCCTCCACGACGGGCCGCATCGCATCCCGTTCCGCCTCCGCGCGTTCGGCCCGCGCCTCAGCGACGTCCGCGCGCGCAACCTCGGCGGCGATCATACTGCGGACAACATCCAGAGCCTCAATCGCTTTCTGGTTACTCGTGCCGCAAACATCTGAGAACGCCTCATATTTCAGATGCGCGTCCATTATCGCCTCAACTACGTCGCCCTTCGCCGCCGCGTCGATGGCGGCGAGACGGGCGCGCGCGTCACGGAGTTCACGAATGAGACGCCTCCGTATATCGTCACAACCAGGATGACTCTCCATCTTGTCCAGTTCCGCCGCCGTCAAGGGCGGTTGCGTGTTATCGGTCATTAGCCTACTCCTCACCGTCGTCAATAAATCCTCGACCATACACTTTCCCATTCAATGTCACTTGCGCGCCAAGTAAATCCCTGAACTCAGCAGCGGACATGCCTACACGACCCAGCAGCGGCGACAACACCTGATATTGATCGTCGGTGATACCTGAGTAATCGAACTCGCCGTCGGGCTTCTTCTTGAATCCCATGGTAATTAATGCTTCGCGTAGATCAGCGCTCGCCTCCCCGTGCTCGCGGAAGACTGTCATGAGCTTAGTGAAGTCTGATTTAGTTATGTTGATCAATGTCGTCTCTCCTTCGCGCGTGTCCGCCGCGCCCCGGCGTGGGCGGTTAGGCCGGTTCCAGCTTTTTTCTGTTGCGACCTGCGCGGATATTCCATCCGCATCGATAGCATTCGTTCGGCGCGTCCTCATCGGGCTCGTGTCCAATCTCCGCGCATGTTTCCATGCAATCGCGGCACCAAACGAAATCGTCGCTGTACTTGCGAACCGTGCGTTTTCCGCAGTTCATGCAGGGAATGCTCCAACGTCCCGACGCTGTTTGAACCACGCCATCTTTCACAGGGCATATCTCCTTCGGTGCGCGCGGTTAGGCCGGTTCCGCGCTCGCGTCGAGGTCGGCGGGTGCGTCGACGTATTCGGGCACGTACATCCAGGCTTCGATACTCGCTGGATCGAATGGCGCATACTCACCAACGAACGTTTGGAACTCTGTGCTAAAGTTGCCAATCTGCACCATGCCGTCGTAAATGAAAATGATTATTTCCGTCGATTCCGGCAGCGTTTCCGCCGTCCAGCCCGACGACGGACGCCGACGCCACGGCGAAGCTGACGCGGCGGCGAGGGCATCAGCCGCGTCAAGTGCCAACTGCGCAATATCGTCGCCAGCCTCGCCCATCACCATAGCTTGGTAGCGTATTTCGCCGAGTATCTCGCGCACCGGGCGCGTGTCGTTGTCGTTGCTCATTCGACTCCCTCCAACTCCGGCACATCCTCCAACGTCAGCGGAAGGTCGTCAGTCTCCGAGTCGACGATGTGGATCTCGCGCTCTTTGGCGATCGTCTGTATGAACGCCATGCGCGCCTCCGACGGCGTCTCGCCATCATGGATGGGGCGGTACCCTAGCGGCCTTCCCGTCATCGTGTTATCGTCGCGCAGCACGACGCAGGGTTTGCCCTCGTACTCCTCGACGAAGATCAGCGCATCCTGCATGCGCGTCGGGCCGGCGGCGAGCATGTCGGCGACGGCGGAGGAGAGCGGGGACGTTGGGCGCTTGACATGATGTCTATTCTTCACTGCTCGCCCCCAGTTTTATAGGCCGATCGGTCTCGACTACGTAGTGGTTAGACGGCGATTGCTGGCTGTCAAATTGCGTACTGATCGGCAGGTACTTGAACCAAGCTTCCACCGCCGGGGCCGCGCCTTCGACGATGTTACGGATAGCCTCTCGGGCACACGCGGCACATTGGCGACGGGACAACTCCGGCGGTGCAACCGGCTCTTCTGGAAGGTCGATTATCAGCATGGATCGCTTCACTGCCGCTTCAATCTGATCAATGGGCATATCGATTGTGGGCGGCAGGACAATCTGGTACGTACCTACGTAGGGTTTGCGGCACAGCCCGGTCAAATCTCGACGCCAGCTCTTTATGCCGCAGTCCTCGATCGAAACGATATTGGTGTACTTGACTTTCTGGATATTGCCGTATTTCACGACGGAGTAGAAGCCGTTGGCATCCGGCTTATAGCTGAGGACGGTCACGTCGCCTTGCTCCAGGTACGATTCGCCATCATCCGTAGCAACCGCTGCATACGTCAACCGGAACTCATGAGTCGCATCCTCGCCCAGCCCTTCGGCCCACTTTTCGAGGTTGCTGATGGTTGTGAACTTGGCTTTAGCGTAATCGACAGCCCACGCCTGCCAAGCTGCAATGAACGCGGGGCCATGCTCCTCCCACGCCGCCTTCATTCGAGCCCAACTCTCGAAACGAGACTTCCAGTCGGAAAATGAAGCGCGATAGTGATCAGTGTTGGCAGGGTCCAGACTGATTGCCTGATTCATCGCTTCTTTTGCAGACTCGACGGAATCGAACGCGTCGTCACGATAGCGGAGCCGATTACCGATCTCTCCGGCCCGTTGGCGTCGCTCGTTTGCAGCCTTGTTCGCTTCGTCTCGCAATCGACTCTGTTCGGCCTCGTCGAACATCGCGGCAGCCTTGACCCAGAACTCATTCCACCGCTCATCAGGTGCCGAAACGATATTTACCGTCACGTCCGACCGGAAATAATTGTCGAGCTTCGAGAGATTGGATACATCGACATTCGGACCGTAGTACGTGAGGGTGACCGCAAGATTGTCGCGGTGTCCAGATTCAGCGAACGGGTCGTCATCCTTACCGTCCAGCTTGCCGATTAAGTTTTCTTTACGCCCCGACACTGTAACGAGAATAGGACCGACACCCGGTATAGGCTGTAAAAATCGCCTCACATTCAGGGTGTTGTATTGTCCGCAAGAAAAACCCCAAGGCAACTTCGGTTCGAAGTACTGCAGGAGATCGGGGCTACGCCGCTGGCAAGCATCGGTCGCAAGTGCGTGGCAGCGCTGTAAAATCGCTTTAGTCTCTTCCTCCTGTCGGCGCTTCTCATTCTGCTCGGCCGACTCTTTGGCCGCAATGGCGTTTACCACGAAGGTCGGTCGTTCAATGGTCGTGTTCGTCATGTGAGTTTCCTTCCGCGTGTACGATGCGCGGCCCCGGTTCACGCACTACGGGGTGTCGTCCGACCACTCCACAAATTCAATAGCGTCTTCTGGCTCAACATCACAGATAGAACACAGTTCGCCATCGGGCACTCCGTGCTCACAAGGCTGTTGCCAATACTCGCTTTTTGCATCACTCATGCAACAGTCCGACGGATGATTACCACCACAATAAAAACAACCGTCCACATTGAAACCAGAGCGATCGTTGTTTCGAACGTGTGACTGATAAGCTACCTCTTTATCCAGCAGATTAAGCATAATACACCTTTCCTGACGTTAGGTTCGTTGTTATTGACATTCTCAACGTTAGGTTCGTATAATAGAGATTATACAGGGCCGAATCCGCCTTGTCAATAGTTAGGTTCGTAAATTTTTACGAACCTATTCAGAAGAGTCGGTATACTGACTCTCGTGTCAACCGAGGAAGAAGAAGCAATGGCAAGAAAAGCGGCCGCTCGGCTCATGGGAAAGGCTAAAACGCCACGGAAGGCCATTACTTCACGGGAAAATGGGGCGAAAGGTGGACGTCCGCGAGAAGAGTTAACTTGTTCGTGCCCCGACGCTACCGAGGATTACAAGACGCACGCGAAGGATTGCGGTGTCGGTAGAGCTCTTTACATGCGGTGGTACCGGGCTCAGAAACCTAAACGCCAGAACGGTAACCCCGAAGGCCTAACCTAACTTCGCGCGGTAACTCCCAAGTCTGCACGGAGCAAATAGCAATTCCCCGGCCCAGCCTGGCCCGACTGTGTGGGTGTGCAATTCGAAGCAGAATGGGCACGCTACCTCAACCATAACCCCGATCTCGTCACTGTGCAGGATATACGCACGGGCGTCTACGTCTTCGCCGGTCTGATGTCTTCGTCCTTGAGCCATGGGGTTATTCCGGCCGGGATCTCCGAAGGAGATCTGTGCGTCGCCGTAATCACCACGTAGAAGGCGGTCACGGGCGATTCTTCGACGCAACTCTTCAATCATGGCTTGACGTTTTCTAGGCAACGGTGGCATAAGTTAGTTATACCACAATATCGAATACATGTTCGATATTGCAACTTATAATGTCACCGCCGTGTCCCAGTGAGTAACTGGGGTCACGGATAATTGACAATCTCATCCGTAATGCTATAATGACCTCAGACACTCTGGCTGGGGGTCATTCGCATGTCATTACTTCGCACGTCTCTCGCGGCAGCGCTATGTCTGCTCGCGGTCGGTTCGGCTCATGCCGAGTTCTCAGACGACTTCAGTTCTCCTAACGTTTCGGCTTTACACTGGACTGTATCAGGAGGCGGACGAGCATCATTCGAGCCGCACGAGCTTATCCTCCAAGCGTTAGGCCGAATCGGTCCACATCCTGATCCCGGTTCTTTCCCCTTAGTTCAACTAAACACCAATCCATTTCCGTCAACGGAATGGTCGGCATCTTTCGTTTTTAGATACATTCGATGGGGTAACTACGGCGATTCTATTCTCTGTCCCGACAAGGACGGGAATATGGTCATCCGAGTTCACTGCGATCGTAACGGTATCGTTTACACTCTCGGTAATAACGTCGTCGGGCGCCAAACGAAAAGTGACACCAAATGGCACGCCTTTTCGGTATGCCGCTCCGGTTCAACTATGACAGCCTATCTTGACCAAGAAAAGATTGGGGCTTGCACGATTACTGCGCAACCGATTGGAATACAGTTCGGTACTACTTCGTCCGCACAAGGTTTAGACTGGTCAGATATGGAGGTGGCGAGAGTTTCAATTACAAGCGGGATGCACGTGGAAAGCATCACGAAGGATCGGCAGGCGGTCCAGGACTTTATCGACGACTTCAATTCAACATTGGCTAAGAGCGCACCAGATTGTGAACGGGCAAATTCATTCTTGGCCGAATTACCTGATGACTCGAAGGTTCAGCAGGACGCGGAAAATGCTACAGAGAGGGCGATCGATACAATATCTAGTCTCAACATAAGCGAGAAGCTGCCAAATGATGATCGCATTTTTTTTGATCATGCCATAAAGTATGTGATCAAACATTTCAACGATGACCTCGAATCTGCTAAGTATCTTCGCGACTATAAACTCGCACTTGAGCCCTATGGAAGCATTGCAAATGTGCCGATTGACAGCGAAACGTTTGCAATCCTAGGAAAGTACCTACGAGAATCAGAACAATATAATGATCTTGCAGGTGCCGATTTAAATGCTGCGCAACAAAGCTTGAACGCAGCCTCGCAAACATGGGGTCTTGGCGATGTTACCGTATATCATTCGGCGTCAGTTGCTACTGCCGACTGACGCCCGTTGAATGCGGCGACTGCACGACGGTCAACGAGCCGTTGAACAAGTCATGGAGCGTGCCGCGGCTGGAACCTCGGCCGATAACGTTGCCGTTAGAGTCCTTGATGACGACCTCGATCGGAGCTATCTGGATTGTGCCCAGCGAAGTTCCAGCACCGCCGCCACGTCCGAGGGTCGTTAAGCCCGGAATGGAATTCGGATGGACGTTCATGTGCGTACCGTCCGGCATCGTGCTTCCACTCATCGCGGTCTCGAGGAAACCTTCCGGCCTGGTCACGTTTCCGACGAGAGTATTGGCGAGCCGGTCGCCACGATGGAGGTAGTAATCACGGGCAGCCAGCCCCGACGGACCGGCGAAGCCGAACGCGCTACTCATCGTCTGCAGAAACGGCGCCGCCTCAAAGTTGGTAAACGCATGAGCGACCATGGAGCCCCGCCCCGGCATATTAATCGACTGACTGATCAGGCGATCCATCCACCCGTTCTCTAACTGTGACTGCAACCCCACCGCCTGATTGACCAATCCCGATGTCGTCTGGTCGAACTGTAGGTTGAGCTCACTGATTCGGCGTTGACGATCGGCCGGCGACGTGACCCCCTGTCGGATTTCTTCGTCGACCATCTGCGGGATACGGCTACGGTTTATATTCGTCTCGCGCAGTTGTTGGCCGGTGTTCGCGAGTAGCCCAGAGACGGTACCGCGGATATCGCCCCACCCTGCGTAGGTGTTTGAAAGGACGTTCAGCCGCGTCCGACCGAGGACATCGACATCTCTTGACTCTGCGCTGAACGGTACCGAGGCCAGCGAATCGTTGGTTGCGCGCACCTGATTTCGCGCCGATTCGACCTGAGCAATCGCGTCCTGGTAGGTTTTGCTTCCGTGATCCACGCCCTGCGCGTCGAGATCCCGCAGATACTGCTGAGACTGCTGGAAAACGCGCGTCGCGGCCGAAGCGGAAGCCATCACATACGGGGCCGCCCCACTACCTCCGACGCCCAGGTATTGCATTGCGCCAGCACCGCGTGTTTGGGCGATCCCGAGGCCAGTGCTTGCGACGGCGATATTGAGTTGATCGAAGCTTCGCAGATTTTCCGTGAGCGTCTGGTTAAGCTGTCGACGGAGGTCGATTTCCTGCCGTTGCAGGTCCAATCGCTCTGTCGTCGTCAAATATGGATTACTCTGAAGCCGACCGCGAACCGCCGTAAGGCTCTGTTGGATGACGTTAGCTTGACCGATACCGGCTTCGTAAATGTCCTCGGGACTGCCGAAAAGTGCGGCCCGTGTCGAAGCCTCTCCGGCCAGGGCGCCCGCGACGCCTATGCGCCCCGTTGTTACCGAGTAGTTGAAGTCCTGCTGCTCCCGACCGATACCGATTTGCGCTTGCTGACGAAGCGACGCTGCCTGAGCACGAAGGAGCATCGCCTGTTCCGGCGATGTGATCGATTCGCGCGACAGCGCTTCAAGGCGACGCGCTTCCAGTAGTGTCGTCTGACGACGCTGGTCGAACGCGAAGTTGACGTCCGACGGGCGGCCGCCGTACATCGAGTATTGGAACAGGTTTTCGGCTTCGGTCTGAGCCGCTTGTATTTCGGTGCCGCGGCCACCGTAGTATGTCTGGACGGCGCCGGCACCCGTCTGGGCCTGTTGCGCCGTCAGCGCGTCGAGTTCAGACTGCTTCTGAGCGATAAGTACGGAATTCCCAGTCGCTTGCGCGGCACTCAGTTCCTGACGCTTACCGGCGATGGCTGCGTTGTAGGCGGCCGATTGCGCCCGCTGCGTGCTTGCGATCGTTCGAAAGCCGACCCCCGTCGCCCCCATGTACGAGATATTGGAGCCGATCGAGGAAATACCCGACTGCGCTATCGATATTTGCTCGCCAGCACGGAACACATTCTCGGCCGACGCCAGACTCGCGTCGTACCTGCGGCCGAGCAGTGACTGCAAGCTCTGGACCCCTTGACGGTTGCCAGTCGCGATAAAGTAGGCGGCGGCGCTTTGGGCGAGCGTATCCGGTGGCCGCCCGGAGGCGAGCGCGTCATAGAGCGCATCGTTCCCCATCGCGCCCGACACATCATAAATGGATCCGATCGCCGATTGGAGGTCTTCATCCATAAAGCCTGATGGCCCCAAGTATCGACCAAGCCCTGCCGCGCCAAGCGATCGCACAGCCCGACGGCCAAACATGCCGGCGCGACCGGAGAGACCGTACCGCAGACCGAGCAACGGATCATCGGGTTGCAATATGGCCCCGCCGCCGAGTGCACCTAGGCGCATCCGCATTTGGTCGGCCTGACCGCGAGCTTCCGTCAGCGCCAAATCACGCTGATAGGTTTGCTCGAAGTCCATCTGCCAGTTTCGGCGAATGATCGACCCAACAAACGGAATCTTATCTGTAATGTCAAAAATCGGTGCATATGCGGCGTTCGTCGCATCGTGCACGGATCGAAGTTCCGCAATCCCACGAGCATACCGTTGCTGAACCGGACTCAGATATTGGCCACGAGCGGACGCCGCCATGATATCGGTCTCAGCCTGAAACGGGGCCTGTTGCGCGGCATAGTAGATCGATTGCGCGTAGTCGGCTATCCCGAAGCCCGCACCGACGGCCGCCACCGTCGGCATAAGAGGCAAATTGCCGAGCGCTGTGGCAGGGACGCCGAAATTGGCGGGCAGCGGTATCCTCTGCATGATGGACTGTACAGGGTTAAAGCCTGCGTATTGGCCGTGCCATTGCTGCCATAATTGCCAGAGGTTCCCAGGCTGACCGCCGCCCGGTCCGCCGCCACCTGGGAACGGGTTCCATCCACCGAATGGACCTCCGCCGACCGGCCCGAAGCCGCCCGGCGAAGGCGGAATAGCGCCCCCTCCACCGTTGAAGCCGCCGCCACCACCGGGAGAGGCCACCACGGTCACATTCTGAGCATGCACCACCGTGCCAGCGCCACCGGACGGCGCGCCGCCAGCGTATGGATTTGGCGCGAAAGCTCCCGGCGCCGGCGGGGCGGTTGGTGAGGAATACGGAGTGAGAGACGGCGTAGCCGCTACCGGCGGCGGAGCGGAGACGCCAGGGCTACTATTATACGGATCGAGCCCATTGCCGAGCCGCGGGGCGTTCGATGGCGCACCTGTCGGCAGCGTGGACACCGGACCGCCAGTCGCCGATGGTGAACCGGAGTTGAGCCGTTCCATCAGGCGTTCCATCGCTTCGACCTGGGCCTGAGCTTCAGGGAACCCCTGTGTCTTGATCCCGATAATGACGTCGTCTGCCATAACGCCTCTCTAAAACGAAAAGCCTCCGGACTTTCCCGGAGGCTACAGCCCGTGCGAACGAACCTCGGCATCGATCGCGAGGATCATCATCGCCTCATCGGACGGCATTTCGTAGAGAGGCCGCGGCAACTCCCCACGATCACGCCATCCGATGTACCATGCGACCTCAAGCGGTATCAACCGATCGTCTATCGGCTCACCCTTTACGAGTTGGAGGGCGGCCCAGCAACAAAAGGGAGCCGCTTGCCGTCCGGGTGAACCATGCGGTACACGCGCCGGCTGAGCTCCTGCGCAACGACCGGATCCAGTTTCGAAACCTCGTCCTCATTCCCGACTGCTGACACGAGGAGCTGATACTGGTACTCGGAACTGTCCAGAATCGCCTGCGCATTGTCGTAGTCGAGCTTCTGCGCAGCGCCATAGGCTCGGCGCTGCTCGCCGAATTGCGGCCGCGTCAGGTCGAACGTCAATTCGCGCGCTTCCGGCAAAGCGGCCTGGACATCCGCCTCCCAGCGCGCGTACCGTGCATCGATCTCGTGCTTCGCCTCGTCCAGCATCTCGATAGCGCGCTTTTGAGCCGGCGACTCCGTCGCGGCCTTGCGCGCGGCGATCTGCTGATCCAGCCCGGCAATCTCAAGCCGCTTCGATTCAGCGATTTCTGCGTCCGACGGGACGATGAACGTCTCGCCCGTGTCCTTGCGTTCCACGACGCGCAAGGTGATCTTGACCTTCGTCATAGTCTTCTAGCCCCCAGTTTTTATTGTCGAAATGTTAAGTTACGAGATGCTGAGCGGCGGGGTCGTCTGTCCGTTCCCGCCGATGGCCACGTACGAATGCTGTCGCATCACGCGACCCAGCGGCACGGCTCGATTGTTCGGCGTTTGGTTGATCGGATTATTGATCGTGAACACCCGGGTACCGTTGGCGCCGGTGATGGTGATATTGATGGCGGTCAGCGAACCAGGTACCGGGTTGTTGTCCGGGAACGTCAAAAGCGCCGCTTGAGCCGTCACGTTGAGGCCGGCCGTCATCAGCCCGGCGTTGTTGTCGGTCGGCAGGTTCGTGCCATCCATCGACATGTCGGGAGTGTGGTTGTTCGCAAATGACAGCCCGAAGTTCCACGCCTCATTCGCAAAATTGCCGTCGAACGTGACGTTCTTGCCGATCAGCGGAGCCGAATTGTCCCACGCGGTGAACGACGGGGCGGCGCCAAGAGGCGTGATGCTGTTGAACAGGAACCGTCCGGTGAACTGCAGGAGTTGACCTTTCGCCCCGGAGAGGGTGAACGATTCCGCTTTCGCGCCGCCGAGCGTAAATCCACTGCGACCGTCCCAGAACGCGACACCGCTACCGATCGCCGTCGTATCGTGCGCGGCATCGCTGGTTCGCGTGAGCCAATAATTGAGGAACGTGGTCGAGAGAACTTCGGACAGAGAGCCGAGAGACCCCTTGTCCCGGCACAGAAAAACGAGATCCACCGATGGCTGCTGGAAACCTTCGGCGAAGTTCCACTGCCAGTAGTTTCCGATGACCGGCGGGATGATGAAGTTCTTCGGCATCGTGAATTGCGCGGTCGGCAGTACCGGATACTGATTTCCGCCGATGTTGCATATAGCCTTATAAAATTGTGTTACAGCCGACATGCATGCTCCAGTGCGCCCCCACGGCCATTGAAGCTGCCTGATATCTTAGTGCGTTGGGTCCTCGGATTGTCCGGCGGTTGGTTCGGCCTGCCCTGGAACGGATGGTGCCGGAATCGTATCCGGCGACTTTGCCTGTGCAATGGCTGCCACGCGTGTCACGCCGTCCGCCGAGACATCGGTTCCAACGCGCGGTATTCCCGTCGCAACGTCGGTCGACGGTACCGCTGGAGCCTCCTGGTTTTTCGGTCGCACGAAGCTCATCGCCCAGTCTTCCGTCATCTGCTCGAGCAGCGCTTCGGGGTTCTCGGCGGACCGCAGCCCGTTCACCGCGAGTAGTCCGCAGTCTTCGACCTTCGGATCCCGCGCGCATATGATGCCGACGTTAGGATCGTGTCCGACACTGCCGGCGCACGCCTGGCATGCGCGAAACGCATTCTGCTCGACGACGACGATCTGGCGCCGTATTTCACTCGCTTCCATTAGGCGAACCCTCACCCTTCGTAAAATAGTCTTGCGAGAACCGGACAATACTCCGGATTGCCGAATCCGTCACGCGCACCGGTCGAGCCGGGATAACGACGCGTCGCCCGTTCAATTGAACGGTGCCACCTTTTTGCATCATCCGCGCATACGGCAACCGATCGAGCTTCGGCCCCATGCGAACGGTGCCTTCCTTCGGGTCGATCTTCTCATAATGGTCAGGGCTGCCGAGCCTACCCCACGCATCCCTCAATCGCCCCGTGCGGATCAGAATGTTCGAAGCGCCGAAGTTTCCGGACTGGACCAACCGGCGAGGGATATTCCCCTTCGCCGTTAACCGCGGGTATCCCATCTGCTGCTTCTGCCTGATAGTAGACGGCGCGAGCGCCTTCCATTTCGGATCGCCACCTTCCGCGAACTGTCGTCGGAAATCGGCGCGCATGATGTTGGCGACAGCCTTCAAATATGGCGTCGTGTTGGAAAGTCGCTCACGCTGGATCTTCAGCATCGCTTGAGCCGCTTCGACGTCCTGATATTGTATTAGCCGCATTCCGAGCGGCAGCCAAATGACCCGACTTGTAAGCGCCATCAGCGAAGCCTTTCCGGTAACAGGCCCTCAATCGTGACCGTACCAGCGGTCATAGGTGCCGGCAAACCGATATCGCGTACGGCGAGGCATAGGTCGCCGTCGACGTCCGGCAACAACTCGAATTCGCCACTGCTGCCGACCTGCACCGACCACACACGAGCGTCGGAAGCGACACCGCCATGCGCCATTCGGCCGCTGCCGATCACTGTCAGCATCCCAGGACCACCGGTGTAGCCTTGAACACGGGCAATAATCGGCGCGCCGGCGTAGCGAGTGGAGTCGATGAATTCGCCGATCACGGCTGCTGAGCCGACCGTACGGCTCGCCATATTCTCGATCGCCGGCGCGTAGATGTTCGACGGGTCGATATTGGTCCCGCGGTAGAGAAGTTCAAAGACATCGGCCAGCTCGCGGGAAAGAAGCGCCCGGTACGGACCTCCGGCCCCCGTGTTGAAGTGCGTGGCGTATCCGACGATATTGGAGTGGCGAGTCGAAACTGGGAGTTCCGTCGCGGCACAGACATTGGAGAGGTCTTGAATGAGGTCGTATGTGTGGTCGAGTACCCATTGCAGACCTAGGCGCATCGTCTTTCCATGCGCCTTCTGCAGGAGACGCGACGTCGTCGGGTAATGCGGGATGGCGAGCAGTCTGGCTTCGTACTGACGGACTGCACGCGAATAGCCGAAGTCTTGCTCGATCGGCACAGACACGCCGCCGCCAGCGACGGCCAGAAGCTCGCGGATGACGTGGGTGAGCGCATCCGAAATCGCGCAGAAATCGTCAAGGGTAAGATCGGGAGGAAAAGTATGGCTTATCATGATGATCTCAACGCTCCTTCCAACCGGCGAAGATGCGCCACGAAGCCCCGATTTGGGTCGGCCTTCGGTCTACGCGACCGTAAATAGGCCAAAGCTTCGTCAAAACTTAAATCCATCGTTCGCATCAGAACGCCCAACGTCATGTACGATGAACGGCTCACGCCAGCCGCGCAATGAATGTAGACATTTACACCTCGGCTTAGGTAGCCGATAATGCAATCAACGGCAGCCAGATATTCGTAGTCGGGTAAAGGCCCGATCGCGTTACCGCCATGTTCCGGTTGTTCGGGGAGAGGTTCGGGGCAGTCGAGAATCCGCAGGCTTAGCACGCCAATAAACCCACGACGATGATGAATGAATCGATGCTCATCATGATACTCATCCATCTGCACGACAAAGATTGGCATTTCCAGAGACCAAAGGCCACGGCCAAACCAACCGCCCTGGTAGATCAAGCCGAAACCATCGCGGATCGGCTTCTCCGTTATCAGGTTGTAATCCATCAATAGAGTGCCCCCGTATCCTGAATGAGTCCTTGAGCCGACCACACGACCGTGGCCGCTGCCGCCCATGTTTTCTCCTGGACTTCCTCTTCGTCCGAGTCGCCCTCGGTCGCCAGACACCCGGTCAGCGGAGTTCCGGTATCGAGAACCAGCGACGAATACGCCGGTAAGTTCAAAATCGAGATGATGCGGTCTGACATACTGGTCGCGATCGGAAGCTGTGTCGCTTCATCCTGATGGAAAAACGCGAAGGAGATCTGGAACGAGAACAGCACTTCGCGGATATATCCCAATCCGACGTAAGACTCTTGTTTATGAGCCTTCGTCACGATAATGGCCGGAAAATCGTCGACGTTGAGCGATCGTCCGAAGACGATTTGCTTGACCGTCGACGTATCCGACAATTCGAGGAGCGCAGCGTCCAAACCGGCCTTGTGCTCCAGTAGAATCGCCGCGATCTTCTCACCGCAGGAACGGAGATCTGGATCGTTCGTGTTGCACACCCAGCACGCGCCAGGGTCGACTGCACCGTCACTGTCGACCGCCCAGACATACCAGAGCGCCGGGAAAGGAACCGTGACCGCGTACGTCGACCCGCTGATGAGCGATGATGCCGCAGCGCCGGACTGGGTGTAGTCGGGAAGGCGGCAAATCTTGAACGACAACGCGCCGTTCGGCGTGCCTGATGTCGTCACATTCGCATGGACGCCATCCAGCGCATTTTCAATTGTCTCGATGATGACCAAGAGCGTTCCTCAATGCGGCCCTCGCGCGTTGCAGCCTGATCGTCATTGCCGTCTTCGTTCGACCGTGCAGGGCGGCCATGTCGCCTAGCCCTTTGCCGTTCAAGTAGTGATCGATCAAGAGCGCCCGTTGCTCTTCAGGAATCTCGCCGAGCGCCGTCTGGATCTGCTGCCACCGAACTGAATTGTCAGGGTCGAACTCCTCGTCCGGAAGATCCTCCGGCTCGATGTTGATGCGCTCCTCCGGAATGATCTGCACCTCGTGCTTGATGATTGTCGAATGCTTGCCGCACATCCGCCAGGAGACGGTCCGTACGATTGTCGCAAACCAGGCGTCGAAGTCGCGTCGGATATCGTACGTATGGCCGGAGATCAACGCTCGAGCGCAGCACCGCCCCAAGACATCCTCCGGTTCCGCATAGCGCCCGACGATATGCCCGGCCCGCCTCAGCCAGTATTCGCGCTTCGAGGGCGTACGCATGATTTCATCGATGCGCTTGCGGACCACATCTTCCGGTTTCCGGCGACATGCGCCCTCGCGGCGCGCACTAAACTCAAGAGCAAGCTGAGTTACCGCGTCTGAGTATCCGGCCGCAAGAGCGTGCACAGGACCACGGACAATTCGGGGCGACCGGCGACGACGCGGCCCTTCGTACCATACTCCGTCACCTGATAGGTCGGGTAGTAGCGGTAAGACAAGCTGTATGTAGCGCCTGGTGCTGGCTGTCTGGACGGACTGAGCCAATCGATTCCCCCCGAGTCGCTGGCAATGGCGTAGTCGGACGCCGTGTAGACGGTCGATGCGTCGCGAACCTGAGCAACCGAAGCGATCGGCGACATAATGACGCTATCGTAGGCGCGCAGGCAGGCGACGTTCTGCCAGTTGTGGGAAGGGGGAGAAGCGAAGGTGAGATGCATGTCGTCGGCGATCGTTGCGACGACGTACATACTGCCGCCAATCGATACGACGTCGCCAACCCGAAGATCGGACGTGAATCGAGTGCCGGTACCTATTACGGACGAGCCAACATTCGTGATCGTTCCAGGCAGAGTCGACGTGGTTGCAGCACGTGTGACGAGCTCCTTATACTGGAACGTGGGGGCATCCGGCTGGCCGGGGTTTGAAGTACCGGCTCCCGTTGGTATGATCCTGTCGTAAATGGAGAGATCCATTTGCGACTCGTCGTATGTCAAGGCGATGTCGCCAGCCGTCCAGGAACCCTCTGGAAACCAGCGTTTCATAGCCCGCTCCGAACTACTGACTATTGCCCAAAATGGGCCTGTCTGCAATTCGCGTACGTACGCGTCCTGTTGCGGAGCCGGCCGTGCCGTCTTGACATACTGCGGGTTTGCGTATGCCTGGTACCATTGTACCATAACCGACTTAGGATGCGTGCTTATAGCCGCGGACTGAGATTGCGGCGACGGCAGAACGCCCGGGCGCCACTCCGCGCCTGGATAGCCCTGTTCGGTTGATCGGTCGATCAGCATTTAGACGAATCCCAGCATCACCGGCGTTTCCTGCTCCTGCAGTGTGGTCCGGAAGTTGTCGACCGCGGCCTTCAATTCTTCCTTGCGGTCCTTGAATCGCGAGTAAGTTCGCGTGTCGCCGCCGGCGGATACGGAAATGAGCCCGGCGTCGGCAAGCTCCGAGACGTCTTCCAATATCTGGAGTGCGATCGCCTGACAGACCCACTTGTAGATATCCGCGAATTCCGACAGACTTTCCCATCCCACAGGCAATCCGGCCTGGTAGTCGACTTTGATGGCGTTGCGCAAGTAGTCTTTCGCGCCGAAGGTGAATTCGAGTGCCGAGAACGCATTCAATGACGAAATCAGGAGCGGTCCATAGACCGGTTGGATACTGAATGTCGCGGTCTTCGATTCCAGTGAATACCAAATCGCCGGCATCGTGAATACGGTCGACGTCCCAATTACTACACGCACCCGCTGGACCGTGGTCGCTGGCCACTGCCTGAGCTGGATGGTGAAGTACTCTTGCGCCATTTCGCGGCGATACGTGTATCCATCCTCAATCAGCAGCATGCGTCCGCTTGGGAGCGTCGAGTAATTGGACTGTCCACTGTCGTACGTTCCATCCGGCGACGAAACGACCTGAATCGGGTTGATCCGGAACAACGTCTCGCGCTCAAGCGTCCGCACGACCTGCGGAATCTTTTTGGTTGCAATGACCTTGTCGTCATACCGAAACTTGCACTGGGCCGCGGCGTCGAGCCACGGCCCCAGTCCGACCAGATGCGATTTGACGTCGGTAACCTCGATCATTACTTGGCCTTCTTGTTCCGCTTGGCCGTCTCGATCGCGGCCTCGAGCGGATCTTCAGTCTCGTTCGTGGTTTTCGACTCGCCATCCGGCACGTCCGTGCCATCTTTACCGCGCGCCGGTTCGGTTGCCTCCGGAGCATCGCCGGATTCGGTTGCATCTCCCTCCGGGCCGCCGAGGTTCAGCTTGTCGAAAAGGCTTTTCTCCTCGTCCGTGAGCGTGCCCTGGTCGAGGTCGCCGGCGGTAGTCACTCCGCCAGCCAAGACGGCGTCCTGATCGGGCTTAAACGCCATCGCCTTGTCGCGAAGCTCGCTGATGAAATCCGCATTTGACACGACGATGCTACACAGAACCGGAACCGGGTCCTTGACGTATCCGATCAGGTCTTCCGCGAACACCTCACGGCGTACGAATTCCCGGAGCGTGTCTTCGTCGAGCGTGTTGATGAGCACAGCGACCAAATTGGGCGTATTCTCGATGAAGCGCACGAAAGTCGGCAACTCTTCGGCCGGCATTGCACGAAGCATTCGCTCGACTTCGACCGTATCGGACAAGTTGACGATACTCGGGTTGATCTCGGTTGGCGTGATCTCTTCGTCCGTCTCGTAGACGCCAAAATGCGGATGCGATTCGGCAGCGTCGGCGACGTCGTCGGAGATCGGCTCACTGATCCACTCGCGGCCGACACGCGTGAACTTAACGACCGAATCGCCGAGCGCGACCCGGTCGCAGTTCATGTGCGAAACAGAGGTTCGTAGGCGCTTTGCCATGTTGTTACGCCTCGATTCCGTACGTCTCGGCCAGGATTTCCGCCGACACCGAGGTCAAACCGGTCAGGGTACCGGTGGGTACTCCGGTCAGATTAAGCGACAACGTATCGCCGGCCGCGATCGCCTGCCCAATCGCATTCGTGCGCAGGTCGACGGACGCCGACAGCACCGACGCGTTGTACGCAATCACTGCCGTGCCGAGGACGGTTCCTGCGCCGTTGGTCACGGTAAACGTCCAGTTGCCACCGGTCGCGCCGGTCCCTGGTCCGTCGACGAAGAGATTGAGATGTGCGAGGCGAAGCACTTTCCCTGCACGGTCCGGCATCAGCGCGGCCGGAACACTCCACTGCTTCAGAGCGTTTGTCGCCGCCGTAATCGCCGCACCCTTATAGCCGATGTTAAGCTGCATCGGAGTGCCCAGTCCGGCGCGGAACGCAGGAAAGGCATCCTGAATCGATTTGCGAGACATTGGGTTAGCCCCCTTTGAGGTCAAGCCTCCCGGCGAACCGGGAGGCTAAGAGGTATTAGGTAAACGCAGTGCTTACTGCTTCTGGCCGATGTTGCGCACCCAGATCTGGTGCCGTGGCGCGAGGAAGAGGAACGTACCGAACCACAGCAGGGCGAACAAGTCGGCCATCGCGAGATGCGGGAGCGGGCGCTTGATGAGCGGCATCAGCGAGTACAGGCCCCAGCCCGACGCGCCGTTCTTGCTCTCGGTGATCGAGAACCCATTGTCCGACCCCGGAATGTACATTCCGTTGTCGTAACCGCGGGCGTTGCCAGCGGATGGGTTGCCGATATCGCAGAGGTAATCAAAGTCGCTCAGACCCGTCGCCGTCGAGAGCGCGCGATAAACGCGCCACTTGACCAGGTTGCGGGCATAGGTCGAGCCGAGGCCCGTAATGCACGGGGTGGTCAGGTCGACATCGATCTTGACGATCTGCCCAGCCGTCGGCGACACGCCGGTCGCACCGGTCACGGTTCCGGCCGTGGCCGCACCGTACACCCACGCGACGCCTTCCTTGCCCTGGTAGACCGGAGCAAGCGCGTAGTAGTAAGTTCCGGCCGAAAGCCGGTTGCCGGCGTTGCCGCCCGCCCCGGTGGTCGGCACGTTCGGCGCGGTGCCCAGAATGGCCGAATCGGTGTTCAGGTTGACGTTCGACCAGTAGTTGCCGGTTCCAGCCGCCTGAGCGGCGCAGGCAGCGAACGGGGTCGCCGCGAACGCGAGAGCGCCGCTGTCCGCCGTGGTGGCAGAGCGCGGCTTGCCGTCGATGCCGTTGCCATCCGCGACCAGGGGGCGGTTCGGGCGAAGCATCACATCATCGTCGAGCTTGAGCTTTCCACCGTTACCCGCGTTCGACGTGACGAACTCGCGCTTATTGATGCCCATCGACCCCGTATCGCCTTCACCCGCGCGCTGCTCGGGGAAGAGAAGCTTCTGGGTATCGGCAAGGGAGTCGACCGACGTCAGCCAGAGTGACGGGCGGCCGAACTTCTTGCGGCTCGTCTTCGTAATGTCGGTCAGCATGTCCTTGTCGACCGGGAGTCCGCCGGCGTCGTAGATGATTGCCGAGTCGCTGGAGTACGTGCGAACCCATGCGAGAATCTGCTCCGCCATACCGTTGAACTGGTTGGTAGAGAGAGTCTCCGCCCCCCAATACGACGCCAGGTTCTGCTTGGCGAGCAGTTCGAAGTTCGCGCCCTGCTCAGCGGCCTTCATCGGGTTGGTGATGTTATTCACCATCTGAGCGACGAGGCCGACGGTGCGCTGCGTGGCCATATAGTGGACACGCTGGAACTGACGTACGAAGTTGTCGTCCGCACCCGACACGCCGAACGCGCCATCGGAGCCGGTCTCCGAGACGAAGCCGTCGCCGGGGCCGCCGTACTGGTTGAAGATGGTCCACTCGAAAGTGGTCGAGCCAACCGTCTTCTTCGGCAGAAGCTTCATCAGCTTCGCGTCGTCCTGGTTGAACGATACGTATTCGAGCTCGTCATGCAGGAACTGCATACGAAGCGCGGTACCGCCCGTGTCGCCGACCTGGACGATGTTGGCGCCGGTCGTCAAAGCCTTTTCGAGGTTCGCTTCATCCTCGATCGACTTGTTGATCCACAAGGAAAGCTCGGGATGGCCGATACCGGTGATCCCCGGCACCCAACCCTCGCCGACCACTCCGATACGATCGGGTACAGAGACCCGGTCGAACATAGTAAGCATCTATAAGCTCCAATGCGCCCCCACGGCCATTGAGCTACGTAACGAGTCGGGCGGCGTGAACTAGATCACGCCGGCGGTGGTGCAGGCTTTTTCGAGTTCGGCCCACGTTTCGTCGGACATGCCGCCGTTTCGGACTTCGACCGACGCCTTCGACAGGAGATTCGCGTCGACCTTACCGCTCCGCTTGGCCGCGACAAGAAGTGAGCCGCGAACGGCCTTCGGGTCCGGCTTCTCGCCGGACTTGTCGAGCACTTCCGTGCCGCCGTCGTCGCCGGCCGCCTTCGACAGCGGAGTTTCCTTCGTCGCGGGCGTCTTCTTCGCGGCATCGTCGTCGGTCGATGCGGTCGCGGTCGCAGCCGGGATCTCCGACAGAGCCTTGCTTAGTGTCTCGTGCGATTCTTCGATGCCGTCGAACCGTCCGTCGATATGCTCGCGGAAGTCCGACAGCGACTTGCGAAGCCTGCCAACGCCAAGCTCCGGCGCAACCGCTTTCGCGATCGCAACGCCGACATTAGGATCGGCTAGCGCTTTGGCGAGCGCGCCCGGCAGGGCTTTCGCCACTGCGGCGTCGATGAACGACTCGAGCTCGGAGGCGTCCGTCACGGCAGCCTTTTCGAGTTCGTCATCGTTATAGTCATCTTCATCGCCGCCATCGTCGCCGCCCATGTCGTCGTCGTCTTCCTCGTCGTCTTCGGGCTTCCCATCCTTGCGGCGGGTGTCCTCAGCGTCTTTTCGAGCCATTTATCTGTTCCTCCCGGAATCAATGGTTGCTTTCACCCGCGCGATAACAGCGCGCGGGTTGCGGATGCCCCGATCGCTCAAGGCTTTCTCGAGGCGCGCGGCAGTCCGCTTCTTCTTTCGCCGCTTTTTAGGACGGGGCTCGCCTTCGCCGTATGTTGACGGCGTCGTGCCACCCTTCAAGTTCTGGACGCGGAGCGCGGCGCCGCCGCTATCTCCTGGCTGGACGATGCTGTTGCCGGTCGTGAGCGCCTTTTCCAAGCGTTCGGCGTCCTGCCAGGACTTCGGCAGTGAAAGCCCCTTCGCGTGACAGATTTCAATAATCCGCTTCTTGACGGCGGCCGGGTCTGCGGTGTGATGCAAAAGCTCGGCCGCGTGCTCAACATCCTCTTGCGTCTCGATCAGAAACGAATCGGTATCCGGTTTGCCGAAATCCTTGGATGGCGTTCTCTTCCGTCGCGATTCCGGCCAGTCTTCCGCCTTCTCCATCTCGCACCAGTCATCTTCGAGGCCCGGTACAGCCCCGTCCTCGGTCAGCGCCTTCGCGATGGCGTAGAGTCCTGCGGGAGCGGTTCCGGTCTGCAGGAATTGCCCAAATCCCTTCGGCGATGGCGCAATCGTCACCATCATGATTTTCGTGTCGACGATGCGCTTCGGGTCGAGGCGGTCCCTCGTGCCGGCTCCCCAGATGGAGAATCCCATGCGCACGCCCGCCTTGACCGATTCCCAAATCTTGCGAGCGAGATCCGAACCAGGACCGGCCTTGTGAAGCCGCACGGTGAGCCACGGCTTACCGTCAACCTCAGTCACCTCGACGCCTTTGCCGATCAACCACTTCGGATCTTTCGTCTTCGGGTACTGGTGCTCGTAGTCGATGTGGCCGCCGAGTTTCGCATGAAGCTCAAGCCCACGCATGACGCCCGCTTTGACCAACGTCTCGCCGTCGTAATCCGGCACGTCGACATCGGCGACCGGCCCGCTGACGATCCACTCGTCGTCGGTTTCCGCCGCCTTTGTGAGCGGCACCCATGTGTTGAATTGACGCTCCACCATCTCTGCCGCCATTAGCCTGCGTCCTTTTCATCCTGCGATGTCGCACCGAAGTACCCAGCCGATACGCCAGCGAATTCGGCTTGATCGGAGAGCGCTTCCGCGACCGGCGAAGGGATATAGACCGCCGCTCTTTCCGGCCAATGCCACGTTCCGCGCGTCTTCTCATCCGAGAAGTGAACCGACGTTCTGTGGACGATCGGCGCGTGGAGTGGCAGGAGCTCGCCGCCGAATCGGCCAGGGCGGTTATCGTTCGAGCCGTCGGCGAACACGAGCAAGTTCACGCAATCGCGGGTGTGCAAGTCGTGGTGCCCAGGATTCCAGTGCTTCACGACCATAGCCGGGCGATGCTCGCCGTCGTCGAGGACGTAGTGTACGATGCGTCCCTCGGTCAGCCCGGCCACCGGATCGATTGTTTTGTCGTCGCTCACACGCCCTCCAAATGACGAAAGGCCCACCACCCTCCCGCATGCGGCAGAGCGATGAGCCAAAAGCTCCAGGGGCAGCCAGCCCAAAATTACGGCTATAAGATTATTCTGTGGGACTTAGCCCTGCTGGTTAGGCAACGCACTGTCTCCAATGCGCATGAGGCCCCTAGGCCCCACAGAAAGCGCGCCGGTTGGATTTGAACCAACGACCTTCGGGGTTATGAGCCCGACGAGCTACCAGGCTGCTCTACAACGCGATAGACTGACTACGAGCCGGACTCGAACCGGCTATTAGGGATCGGGGTTATCAGCCCTCACCACCCTGACGAACCCCTGGTTTAAGGATGATCACATCGCAAGCCGTTGATAAGGCGGCAAGCGGAACATCACCCGGCCATAAGCGTTCCGGTGTCACCCGCCACACCGTCGCAGCCATCGTTCAGATGTAGGTATACGGCATTTTGAGGGGGTTATCATGATGAAAAGGCGCAAATCTTTATCGTGAGATCGCTTAGTTAAGAAACGAGCCCTGAACTTTAACTAAGCACGACAGAATAATCCTCGTTGCACCGCGGGCACTTTCCCGAAGCCGTCATCGTGGAAGTGTCTAGGGCAACATTGCTGCCGTTGATGAGAAAGCGCCCGGTCGACGTCTTCTTGACGACCGGGCAGCTACACTTCTCGCAACGCTTGACGATGGTCGGCGCCATCTTCACCTTAATCGCCTGCACCGAGCCTCCCACCCGTCGACGTGAGCACGCCGCGCAGAGTGTTCGACATCGTGCGCAGGTTTCCGGCGCGCAGGTACATTTTCCCCATCCGCTCGCGCAGTTCAGGATTGTCAATCCCGTCGAGGTCCTTTTCGACCTTGCGCATCACACGCGACGACGACTCAGCGAGGCCGTCGCAGTGCTCGACCAAGGCGGCATGATGGGCGAGTTCGGCCGACTCCGCCTGCAGGAGCCGTTTAGTAGCACCGTCGTTCTTAGCGTGAGGTTTAGTCATACCCGTATATGTGATGCCAGCGAATTCCTTCGGACCACCGAACGATGAAACGCATGCGTTCGTTGCTGCGAAACCATTGACCGTCCGGCCTCAGGAATGTGACAGAGACCCAGACTGAACCGCCGATACCATCCGGCCACATTGTCCACGGCATAACGTGGTCCTCACTCGCGAACGGCGAGCACTTCGTCGAACGAATACATGCGGACGGGCTCAGCGCCGTCGAGATGGAATCTCTTGACCTCCCATCCCTGATAGCGCGGGACGAGTACGATATCACCAGTCTTGACCGGTGCCGCGTTCCCTTTGCCGGGACCGACAGCGAGGACTTCAGCCCTCATCAGTTGATCGTCGGTCGGAGTAGTATTGACCAGTGCAATCCCGATCTCCGTAGACGCTTCCGTCACGGTTGCCTCGCGAACAATGACGCGATCGCCGAGCGGTTTTAGTCTCAACTCTTTCAATTCGCCTTTCCTCCCTTGAAAACGCTCGGCAGTCCGACGCCCGGCACAACCCCGAATCCGGCGTCGCCAGGCTTGACGATACCGCCCCCGGATTCTTTGATGCGATGCATCGACAACTCAGCTTCATCGGCGGCCACACGCTGCCCCAGCATCATCATTATCTGCGACAGGAGTGTTACCGTCTCTCCCGCGCCGATACAATTCGTCGACAACGAACAATGCCCGGTGCGCATGTTGAACTTGTAGTTCATAGTGCGAACATCGGGATTATTCGGGTCGAGTTCCGGGATCTCACCGTGTTGCTCTACCGCCTTATCATCGGCCGGCTGTGCCGCCTTTTCCGTTGCTTCCGAATCGGACATGCGTTACCCCCAGGTTTATATTTCTGCTACCGCTCCCGTTTGGGAGCTTCTGAGCTTGTTGACCGCGATCTTCGCAATCCGGCGCACGCCTTCGCCGGTCAGATTCATCTCAACCCCGATCTCGCGAAGCGTAAGATCGTCCATGTACAACGCGCTGACAATCCGGCGCTCCCGGTCGCTGAGGCATCGCAGTAGGAACGCGATTTCGGCGTGCTTCTCAACGACGCGGGCCGGGTCGGACGAATAGGCGCTCGTGGATGCCGTTATGGAATGCGCGTCATCGAGTAAATCGTCCAGGTCGACTATGTCGCCGTCCCCATCGTGCACTTCCGTGAACGTGGAAGCCATCCACGAACGGGATAAGATGGCGGCCACATATTCCGAACGGATGCCGGTCTCGGCGGCGATCTCGGCGAGTGACGGCGGCCAACCGTCGCGCACCATCATGCGTTGATAGGCACGCTGGACTTGGTATTCACCTCCGCCAGTGTCCGTGACCCAACGCGGCGCGTCGACATGGGTTTGGGCGAGGTTCGTGATGAGCCGGGGCATGCGGTTGTAGGCGTACGTTGTGAAAGCGCCCTTCGACGGGGTGTATGCTTCGATCGTCTTCCAAAGAACGTGGAGTGCGATCGCCTCAATATCGCCGACTTCGAGCCGAGCCGCTTGCGGTATCGTTGCCTTGCGTGCCAGCAGCATCGCGAGCGGTGTCCAGTTGGATACTAACCACTCAGCCGCGCGACGGTCTCGACGCGTACGCCACAGTTTTATAGCTCGTTCAGTAGTCATTCAGCGCCCTACTGACAGTATCCGAGCCGCCCGCGCCTGCTATCACGCCGCCTTCTTCTTTTGCGCCTTCTTCAGCACATCCCGGATCTGGGCCTGTTCGATCGCATGTCCGAGCCCGCTATCGTCGATGGCGGACGCCGGCGAGGTCGTGAGCTCCCGAAGCTGCGCTTTCGCCTCCAGCCGGCGCCGGGCGCGCGTGTCGTGATCCGTCTTGGTCACCAGGTCGCGAACACGCACTGTAGAGGCCTTCTGGCCGGGTCTGAGGATGCGTCCGATTCGCTGCTGATGGATCATGGACGTGAGCGGCACGTCGACGTTAATCAGATGGGCACCCCGCTGTAGATTGGCGCCCTGTGCGCCGGCGTCCGACGAGACAAGGACATCAACGGACGGTTCTCCCTGGTCGGGATTGAAGGCGAGCCGGGCCGCGTTCTTGGCCTTCCCGCTCATCTCGCCGGTCAGTATCCCGACGCGATGCCCCTCGGCCTTCAGCCGCTTTGCGATCGATTTCACCGCGTCGAGATTATGGGCGAAGACAACGATTCCCTCACCCTTGTGCTTCGCCGCATAATCGCTGACCGCGTTCTCCTTCGCCCCGCCGGGATGCGAGTTCACGACGCGTGAAAGCGCCATATCGCGGAGCGTGGCGAGTCCACGGTTCAGATTCTTCGCGACCGTTTCCTCATCGTCGCCCTTCTTAAACGAGTTCGGCGAAAGTTGTTTGAGCGCGTCGATGTCGACGCCGCCGGTCCGCTTTGCCGATCGTGCCCGTTTGTAGGCGTCGAGTATCCCATCGTGCGCCTTCTGCTGGTCCCGTGTCAAATCAAGCGACGTCACGCTATGGTCATTGTCGATGCCGAGGTCAATCTTGTCCGCAAAGATGTACGGCTGCATCTCCTGCTGCAGCGCAAGTCCGGAGGCTATCGTTTGACGACCGTAGCGGCGAAGGAACGCGCCACGGCTGGACTCCGGATACCGCTTCGGGTCAATGCGGTTCAGCTTCGAATGGATCTCCGACGCATCGTTCTTGACAGGGTCAGCCGTCAGGTCGGCGAAGTACTTCGACTTCGCGGCGACGGCGTCGCCCACGCGCGCCATGTGAGCGTCCGGTTTCCCTGCCCGATCGAGCATGCGATGGCTCTCATCTTGCGCGCAGAAATCGAAATGGATACCGGCAGCGTCCATCGCGGCATGTATGAGCTTGTTCCGCTTATTTTCATCGTCTTCCGCCATGATCCTGTCGCGGGCTTCGGTCTTCGATACGCCCAAGTGGTTGGCAACGACCTGTGTGATGTCCTCGCGCATCGCTTCCGGCGTGGTGATGACGATGTGCGTGTCGGAGTCTTTGAGCATCTTCAAACGGTCGGCACTCGACTTGCCCTCCGTATGCGCCCATCGAAGACCGGTCGACGGATCATGATATTTGTAGATCTCATCGGAGAACTGCCCGACGATATTGGACGGAACGGTGAAGATGGCGCGCTTCGCATTGCCATCGTGTCGCGCCTGCGTAAATGCGCCAATAGAAACCACGCTCTTGCCTGATCCGACCCCAAGAGCGACACCCATCCGCTTGTTTTCGAGCAAGAGCTTAATCGCCCTCTGCTGGTTGATGAACTGCCCGGACATCTTGATGCCCGAGGCCGCCTGCATCTTGCGAGCCGTGTCCATCGACGGGAGCATGCCAGCGAGAGCAGCTTCCGCCGATCGCCCAATCGTCGGACGGTTGACCTTGACGTTCACCTCGTCCTTGCCGACGGCGAAGAGGGCGCCGGCTTCACGCTCCATCACCTTCGCGATAGCCTGCTTGTCCTTCAGCGATCCCGTCTTCACCCATCGTCCACGAACACGCTTCAGCAGGTTCGCACGCTCCGTCTGGTCCATCGAGTTCAGCCGCTCACGAGCGGCCGGCGGCAGCATGGCGACGGCGTGCTGTTCCGATCGGTCGACCGGCCGCGAGGCCATCGAGAACGGCTGTCCGCCGCGGGCCGCATGCTCCGACGCGAAGCGCTGGACCAGATCGCCGGCCATGAACTCCTGCACGGTCTTGTACGCCGCCTCCTCGCCCATGTGTGAGGCGTACTCGCCCCATCGGTCGCCGGCGGTCTTCACCGACGTCGGCGACCAGCCTGACTCGGCCAGGTCGGACATACCGAGCATGTTCTTCAGCCAATGCTGCCGCAACGCACCTTTAATCTTCGTTCGAGCATCCTGCGCAACGCTCTCTTCTGTTCTATCCGACACGTCCGACTGCCGCCAGGTTGCGCCGTCATCGGACACCCACCGGCTTCCTACTTCCAGTTCCGGGTAGATGTCCTTACCCTCGGTGCGCATCGGCTTGTACCCGAGCATCTGAGGCGACTTGTGGGCGGCCTCGACGACGGCCGCATCGTTCGTCATGTCGACGGCCGCAATCGGGTGTATTTCCGGCTCGCCGAAGAGCCCGGCGTTGTCCTCATCCTGCTTGCGCCAGTGCTCCTGAATGACGCTGTACGGGTCGCCTTTGCCGTGGTCGAATTCGCGCCACTGCTCGAAGGCTTTCCGTTGTTGATCCGTGAGCGGGGTTATGATCTGGTCGCCGTCGGTTTTGGGGTCCATGCCGAAGAGGTGTTCATAGGCGTAGGCGCGAACAGCCGCCCGGCCATCGTCGCCGAGATCGCCGAACTTATGGAACGCGAATCGGGTGCGAGGGTCGGCGAGGGCCGCCACGTACAACGCATCATGAGTACGTGCATCCGTCGGTACCGTCTGTTTGTCGAGCCCGGCCGCGATCGCATTGAGGCGACCTGCTTTCGCTTCCGCCGCCAGATGTTGCGCCAGACAATGAGAAAACACGGCCTTGCGCTTTTCTTGGAACTGCTTGAACTCCTCGACGCGCTCCGATTCCGACAGTCCCGGCTTCGACGAGAAGACAGGCGCGACTTCGTTGACCGCCTTCAAGTACCGTGCCTCTGCTTCGGGCGAGAGGTTCAATCCGCCAACGAATTCCTCCGACCGGAGTTTCGAAGCGATATCGTCAGGATCGCGGCCGGCGTTCAGTAAGGCGCCGATGTGTCCCTTGATGGCATCCGCCATGCGCGGGCCGGTCATGTTCGCGGTCAGTTCGAGTTGATGGTCGATGGAGTTGCGTTCGAGCGGGTCGGCATTGTAGGAGGTGCGTGGCCGATCGCTGATGCCTTTGGGCAGCCAGTCGGGTTCGTCGAACTTTCCGGCCTTGATTGCGGCCGATCTGTCGGCGCGCTCGATGAGCTCCGGGTCAGGCGCCCTGGTCAGCTTCGACAATCCGGACGGGTGAATCGTCAGTATCGTATTCTCCGCATCGCGCGAAAGCTCGTAGTCGCCTTCCTGCTGCACCTCGCCAGTGTTCTTGTCGAACTTGACGGGGTCGGTGAGGCCGAGTGCGTAGCAGTTGGCGAGCGCGTCGCCGAGCGGCATGTTGCCTAGCGAAATCTGTACCGGCTTGTCGCCGGCCTTCATCATCGCTTCATTGAGCGCCGCCGCCGCTTCGAGACGCCCGCGGGCAACCCCCACCGACTCACGAGCGCGGGCGAGAAGTTCCGTTCGTTCGGCGTGCTGTTGCACGGCCGCCGCCAGCCCTTCCGGCGAGTCGGGGTCGATCGCGTTCTTGATTAGCTCCTCGTGCTGGTCGAGGTACTCGTTGGCTTCGTCGGTCGCCGTGTTCGCAAGATCCTCTTGGGTCTTGATATGCTGCTTCGCGAGCACGTCCTTCAGCTTCGCAAAACCGTCCTCGCCGAGGGACTGACGCCAGCCGGCGACGATGGCCGCCGCCGCGCCGGACGTGCCCAGGATATCGTGCAGCATCGGGTCGACCGTCTGCCCGTCGACGGCCTGCGCGATGGTATTGAACGCGAGAGCGGCCCCGACGGAGTAATGCTGCCTCAGCGTGCCATACTCGCGCTCAAGATCGTTGGACGTCTTGACCAGGCGCGTCATCGCGTGCTGCATGGACTCTTCGCCAAGAGTAGCCGCAATCGCATCCTTGGCCTCCGCATCGCTCATCGGTTTCGCGACGACGACCGACGCCCTCGGAAGCTTGTCGAGGTCGTCGGCCATGTCGAGTTCATGCTTAAGCGATTGTGCCGCTTGCCCGGCCTGGTCAGCCATGCGCGCGGCCTTCAGGATGTCGACGGCTTGCGCCATCGACTCGACCTTCGGTACCTCCGAGAACTGCTTGACGACTTCCGGCCCGGCCCCTTCTTTGGCGAGTTCCTGAGCGGCCTGCTTGAGTTTCGACTCCGCCTTCTTTCGCGCATCCGTCCGGCCCTGGATCTGCTCACGCTTCTCGGCCGCCGCGCCGACGTTCATGTCATTGCGCTCGAGCAGATCACGGAAGCGAAACCCGGCTACCGCCTCCTGTTTCGCCGCGGCGTCGAGGCCGAGGTCGGCGGCGAGCACCTTCGCGGGCGAGGCGTAGCCGTTCCCGCCGCCGAATGTCTGGTTCACCAGGTCGGAGACGCCCAGTTCCCCGGCGGAGTCGGTCGAAAGCTGGTCGAGCCCGTCGCGCACGATCTCCTTGACCGATCCGGCCACGGCCTTCGCGTACGTCACGAGCTTCTGATGGTGCTTGTCCAGGAGCCGTTGCGCGGTCTTATCATCGGCAACACCGGCCAACTTCTCTTTGGGAATGTCGAGGTGCGCTTTATCGATGCCCTGCGCTTCGAAGACCTTCTCCACGAACTGCCGTTCCGCCGCTCTCTTCGCCTCAGCGATCTCTTTCGTCTTCTGCTGCTTATCGGCCACGCGCTGCGCGTAGGCTTCGGCCCCGAGCCGCTGCCGGTCGGCAACCTCTTTCTGCCGCATAGCCTCCTTTTTCTCCTCGCGCCGCTGCCGGGCCAGGTGCTTGTACTCCTCCTCGCTCTTGACGCCGGTGAGGCGCAGGCCATTTAGGGCACCGCCGGCCCCGCGTACGATTGTGTGGGAGCCGTCAGGATTCGGGTGGATGAGGACCGGCTGCCCCTTCTCGTCTTCGCCGTGTGGATGGATCGTTATCCAGCGGGAACCGTCGGGATTGGCGTCGACCGCCTTGACGAGCGCGACCGTCTTTGGGTCTTTGGCAAGCGGATTGCGGAAGAGGCCGATTTCGTCTTTGGAGAAGTCAGGAGGCAGATGGGCGGTTACATGGTAGGCGGGGATGCCGGGTTCGCGGAGGCGGCCATGGCGAACGCCCCACATTTCGCGGCGGTAGCCACGATGCGGGTCGAGGGATTCGGTCAGTTCGCGAGCTATGGAGGCATGCTTGTCGAGTAGAGTGCGCATGTCTTTAGGTATGCTGCAACCTGTTCGGCTCTATCGGACGCGCACTGCTGCCTCTCTTCTTCCGTCATATCAAGATAACGGTCGACGACTATATTGACCGATGTCGTTTGCCCGTCAGCAATGAGAGCGTCTACAATCTCAACGCCTAGGATATTGCGCAGTCCGGCCAGCCATCGCGCTTCGTCGAAAGTGATTTCCGTCTGACCTCGCATAGCACAGTGAAAGTTAACAGCCACAACACTCCGGCAGTCATTCGCCAAGACGCCGATCTCCGACGCTTGCTTTGAAGACACCCTAAGCATTCTTTCGCGCATTTCGTTCCTCAATCTCCGATCCCTCCGCAACAGCAGCCACAGGGCAAACCGAAACCATGTGAATCCACATCTCAGTGATTACGCCGGGCTCAATCGGATTGTGCCGAGCATGGCCGGCAATCCCGAAACGAAACGAATCGGTTCCAAGGGCTCTAACCTTCTCGATGAACTCGTGATCGTTAGGCACGCGGATCAGCAGATGCGGTACCTCGTCTATCAAGAACGGCTCGGCCTTCGAGAGTATCCATCGCGGGTCTCTCGTCTTTTCGTACATGTGATTATAGTCGACAACGCTTCCCAGCGCATTGAAGTGCTGGAGACCACTATCGAGAACGCTCGCACAGATAATGTCGCCGTGTTCGTCCGGCTCGCCTACCGGATCATGTACCGGTCCCATGAACGCTGTGTGCGTTGCGGAGCTTTCTTCGGGAACCTGCCAGAATAGCTTTTTCATCAAGTCTCCTAATTGGCCTTTCGTTTAGCAATACTGCTCAAGTAATCAGCCGCAAGGGCTTCACCATTTCCATTGTCGACCACGGCTACGGTTCGGGTGTCGTGATGATAAAATATCATCAGCGCGCTAATCTTGTGTTTGTCGAATTGCAGTTCTTCTATCGACACATCGATCATCCGCTTACTTGCATCGACAAGCTTTCGTTGCATCTGGTTCTTATTTAGACCCAAAACGAATAACCCTCTCAATCTGTACTAGGCCGTGCGCCCGTCCGGGCGATGAAGTCTGAGGACTCGGCCTAGATTTCCGCGTCTGCGAACTCACGCCTGATTTGTTTTTGTCTCGGGGACAGGACTTTGAATGCCTGACTCTTCTGCCCGGCTACCGGTCGCTTCGGCGTCCAACGACCGCAATTAGGTTCGATATCCAAACGAAAATCGTCCAGATTCATTGTACAGCGACCTACCCAACCCAGAGAAAACGTAGAACCAATGCAGGCTCCGACCGAGCTTATCGAATGCCTCGGAGCCGACCATGTGCCACTCGGTTCGCCATTGCTCATAAGTCGGATTCCAGCGTGCCATACGGACATATCGTCCTTGCATCGTCCACGGCATATTAACGATCCCGCCTTTCATTGCCGATATTAACGATACGCCCAACCTCGCGGCCAGTCACGGGATCTAGGAACAACATGGAGGACGCAGAGTTTAATCCGAGCGCAGACGGCGGCAATTTCCAGCGCGGATCATTTATACGTCGTCGCAACGCTTCCATGAACGCGTTGTACTCAACTTCACTCGCTGTCAGGGGAATCGGTTCAAACATCGTTCATTGCCTCCTCATCGGCCGCCCCATTGAACGTAACCGCCTTCGTGACGGTCAGGATGCGGAACCGTACGCCGTGCATGTTCCCGTACTGCTGGATGTAGCTGACTTCCGCGGCGTCGATGGCCTCAACGAATCGTTCGGTGGCTACCAGTCGACGTGCCTCCGCCGAGACGTAATCGGTTGCCGGCCGCCATGCCTGTTCGCGCGGCCCGTGTATCTGCAGCGTGTGTTCGGTTTTCGTGAACGACTTCACTTTGACGCACTCCACATATCGCGAAGCTTGCCCCATTCGACAGTGACGCCGGTTCGTATCCGGCTGAGAAACATCAGCACCACCACCGACATTGTGCATACTATCCACGGCCCGTGTGAAAGGGCGTGGATTCCCCAGAGGGCCAACATGAACAAGGCCGCAGACGGCGTTGCGAGTAAGACCTCGACCAGGATAGCCAGTCCAGCCATTCCAATCAGCGCAGGTTTCGATGGTGCTTGCTGATCACTCATTTTTGCCCTCATCCTTCGTTCGGTTCCACTCCTGAACGTACTCAATGGCATCGTTCAGCGCGTCTCGGAACGCAATAGCTTCATCTAGCCGCAACGTTGCCGCCAGGTACATATTCGGCCCGACGGGATGCCCGATGTGCGCGACTACGGCTTTCTCTTCTGTGTCGTTGTCGAAGTTCTTGACGCTGAGCCATCCGTCGGCGAATAGATAATACGGGCGACCGTCAGGTGTGCGATTGTCGTCTGTCATACGGATAACGTCCAGACTTGCCGTTTTCGATGTAAACGGTTTCGACAGCCAAGAAGCGATTTCGTTCACCATCAACGTCAGGTACGAAATACCGCCCAATCCAGTCGAAGGCATACCGGTAGATCGATTGAATCTCTTCTACACTGAAGTCGCCAGTAACCTCCAGTAGCACGAATCGCTGAAGAGGCGAGGACGGGCTGTCGACCGCCGAACTCCCGAGATGCACCACCACTTCGCAGGAGAATGATTTTGACAACTGCATGGCGTCATCAAGGTCGACGCTAAGGCCAACAAGACGACACGTAACCGTTCTATTGTTCAGACGTACCATCCGACCTGTCCTCCGCTTTCTTCACGCTGTTTCGGCCCGGCGTGGCAGTAAAACGATTCCACCTTGCGAATGCCTGAGTACCACGTGTACCAAGCATCACGGGCAGACATCGAAACAAGTGCTGATTTGCCGCGCACTTTCGCAAATTCACGACATCTGTCACGTGGTCCGCTCTGACTAGTCCTATACGCTACGAGTTGGCGTAGTGTAACCGCTTGGCTTCCATCATGGCTGACGTAGGACATTTTCAAAACGTCAAAAATCAATCGGTTTCGCCATCCAATTCGTCGAAGATATTCTCGGCCATTGAAATGCGTGACCGACCTCATTACACTGCGCACTACTGTTGGGTGAGCCTCTAATAGCTTGCGCGGGCACCAAACATAATCGTAGTCGTAGCCGAATAGCCCATCGATTAATTGGCCACGCCATTTGTCCGACATTACGGCATCCTCTTATCAATTTCTGCCTGAACTGCTTTTAGATCCATACCTCGCCCTGCGGCTTCCTTGCGAATGATAG